TCGTTTAGATTTATCCTTTTTGATAATATTCTCCATTTTTTTAATTGATTCTTCGATATTCCCATCGTTTAACACAAAATAATCAATCAGATTAGACTTTTCAAATATTGTAAATTCTTCACTTTCTTTTTTATAATTAGCTTCCCATGTAGAAAAATCTCCACGTTTCTTTGCTCTTTTTCGCAGCTCACTGAATGGAACATTAACCATAATAGTAACTAAATGAACATCCATTCCTTTTGTTTTAAGTTTTAATTCATAATATCCAGTGGGATTGATAATGTAGAAATCATTATCTAAGATTTGTTGTTTCGTTGCAAAGCTGCAATAATTTACACGTTCCGTATAAGCAATCATATCATTACGATATTTTTCTACTTCATTGGAAGAGATAAATATATGATCGCAATTCTCATCTGTTTCGTTCTCTCTTCTTTGTCGAGTAGTATACGATTTTAATACTTTCATGTTCAGATTATTCGCTGTTTTTTGGGTAATGGTTGATTTACCCGAAGATGTTCTTCCCAATACACAATATACTGTATGTATAATAATCACCCTCCTATTCTTCTGTATAATCGGTTGCAATTATTCCGAAACAAATTTTATACATTCTTTTCTGAAACCAATTTAAATGTTTGTCTACTTTAATTGTTAATACGTATTTATTACTTCCGAGTTTTAATAAAGTTCCATTTTTTATTTTTGATGGTGATTCAATAGTTCCAATCATATTTATACTCCCAATTCAAGTTTAAGTTGTGGTTTAATTGGATTATAATTTTCAAGGGAAAAATCTTCGATTGAGAAATCATAGAAATTATTAGACTTAGGATTAAAATTCATTTTGACTGGTTCAAATTCATAATCATAATGTCCATTAGATGTAGATAAATCTAGTTTTTGTGCATTCGCTCTATTAATAAGTTCATTCGCAGCATCAATGTGACGATCATAAATCTGCTCATTCGCTACGAAGTGTGTAAATTTACCTGCTTTATATCCTGTTGCTTTTGCAATCATCATATGTAAACAAGCGTATTGTACTTCATTAACACCACCTGCTCCACTAGCAGTAATCATATCTCCACTTCTCTGAATAAGACACATATCAAGATATTCACCCCTTACATTCCAAATAGTAAGGAATGCACATGGCGCAAGTCCGTCAGTTTCTCTCAGATCATTTTCTTGCCATAGCGATATGATTTTTCTTCTTCCGTATGGATTAGTTTTAATATCATTAATTAGATTATTAATTAGATCATATTTTTTTACTGTATATCCGTATCTATGACCAATTGTTCCGTCACCAATATTCCAGTCGTTCCACCATCTTACACCCATATCTTCCATCTCAGAAATTACATTTGTAGGCTTTTGATAAATGGTAAAAATTTCTCTAATCGCACTTTTCCACGCAATAGGACGTAATGTACAAATTGGAAATTCAGTTTGAAGATTGTAAGTTCTCACAACATGATTCACAAAATATGTATAAGCTGGTGTGCCATCTTCATATTTAGGACGAGGATTTTCGTCTTTTGTTCCATTTGCAAGAATGTTACGAATATCATTCACAAGTAATAAATCTGCTCTTGTCATACATTATTCCTCCACAATCCATTCTTTTATTGCTTCTTTATATTTATTACATAATTCTATATTATCGCAATGATAAATAACTCTGCATGGTTTGCCAATACCTACACTAAGAACTCCGAGAATACTACAAAAATCAATAACATACCGCCCGAAAATATAATCTCCATCATAATCTTTAAATCTACTATTCTTTTGCACAAATTTATTTGCATCATCTGTGCTTTTAATACACACTTTAAATTCAATCATATAAAATCCTTTCTTAATATTCATTCTCCAATTAGCTGCATAAACTGTTCTTCATTGATAATTTGTACACCTAATGATTTTGCTTTCTTATTTTTACTAGAAGAAGATTCAATATCGTTGTTAATAAGAGCAAATGTCTTAGCAGATACAGAACCAGACACTTTTCCACCATAAGATTCAATAACAGATTTTAGTTCATCTCTATTACTGTATTTCTCCAATGATCCTGTAATAACGAATGTTTTCCCTTGTAAGGTATTTTGAGTATGATTGGATTCATTAGGAATTTTAAATGTAAATTCTTTACTTAACTCAAAAACTTTATCCATGTATGTTATAGCAAATTTTTGAATATTATTACTTGCAACTACACCGATACCACCTACTTTAAGATTCCAAAAATATCCATATCCGCAAGAGAAACAATGATAAAATTTACCAAAGTTATATTTAAAATGTTTAGCAATATCTTTACTTGCACTTTTACCAATCAGGGGTACGGAAAGTGCATAAATAAATCTGTCAAGTGTAGTTTCTCTGCTCTTTTCAATAGATTCTAATAATTTATCTACTGATTTTTTGCCGAATCCTTCAAGACTATACATTTTACCCTTATAATCAGATAGATGATAAATACTCTTAATGGAGTTTAACCAACCAAGAGAAATAAATTTCTCAAGTGTAGCTTCTGATAAATTATCCACATTTAAAGCATTTCGTGAAACTGCGTTGGAAAGTTTTCCTAATAACTTACCTTGACAATCATCATTCATACACATAAGAACTTCTGAATCATTCTCTTTCACAATTTTAGTTTCTCCACCACAAATAGGACATTTATCTGGAATTGTAATTTCTTCTCCGTAATTATTTTCAACTGAATCGCATTGTGGAATAATCATATTTGCTTTGTATAAATTACAAGTACATCCTTTTGTAAAACGAAACTGTTTGAAGATACTTACATTATGAACTGATGCTCTATTAACAATCGTGCCATCAATTTCTACTGGTTCTGTTACAATTGTAGGTGTAAGAACTCCTGTTTTACCAATTGTCCATTCAATATTAATTAACTTTGTAGGATATGTTTCATCTTTCCATTTAAGAGCCATGCGACAATTTTCATGATGTGATGTACTTCCTAATTGCTTAGAAATCTCTTTATTATTTACTTCAAAAATAAGACCATCAACAGGATATTCGTAATACTCTGGCTTCATTTTTTCTACACATTTCGACACGTTAATAGATGTTGAAATATCTGTTAATCTTCGTACGGTTTCAAATCCAATACTATCAAGATAATCTAATTCTTCTGTTTTCCAAGTAAAAGACGGATGAACCATTTCAAATACTACAAATGACAACTTTCTTTGTTTTAATATATTCAGATCGAGATTTCTAAGAGTTCCTGCCGCAAGATTTCGTGGATTAGAGTATGGGGTATCCAGAGTAGAATTAACTCTTTTAAATTCATTCCATGACATCACACATTCTCCACGCACTTCAAAAAAATGTTTATTTGGAATTGTCATTGGAATATTATCAATAAACTTACACTGTTCTGTTACATCTTCTCCAATGATTCCATTGCCACGTGTAATTCCTTGAACAAATTTACCATCATTGTATCGAAGAACTAATGTTAATCCATCTAGTTTATAAGAGCAATACCAATCGTAATCACGTAGAAATTTGATAATATCATTAATATCTTTTGTTTTATTTGCACTAAGCATTGGTTTACTATGAGTTACTTTTGTAAAACCATCAAGAACATAACCTTGTACTTTTTGTGTTGGTGATCCTGCGAGCGTAGTTCCCGTTTCTTTCTGAATCATCATTAATTCATCATATAATGCATCGTATTCTTTATCACTCATAATAGGACTATCTTTCCCGTAGTATGCGTATGATGCCTTATTGAGTTCCTGGATTAACTTTTTCATTTTTTTAATATTATCTACCATAACCCTCTATAGCTCCTTAATCCAATATCCATAATCCTGTCAAATGGGTGTTCATCTTCTTTACATTTAATAACTCCAATAAACACAACATCATTACCTGTATGATAAGTTTGTTTGTATTCTAAAAGCCAGTCCCATGCATTTTGCATATTTTTGAATTTGTTTCCCATCACACCGCCATTATGACCATATTTAATACATGGAACATATACATAATGCTTTTTACTCATTTATTCTCCTTATAATACGGACTTTTCTTTGCATATTCTTTCAAATACTTTAACATCTCTGCTTCTTCTGGAAAGAATGGATCTCGTTTATATTCAAATGCAACATAATTAAAAAAATTCACCATAAACTGACCAAATCTCCAATCTGGATAGCATTGTATCCATATTCTTTCTAATTCTTTTATAAACACTGGTATTCTATTAGTATCTCTCATGTTTTCTCCTATGAAATTTATTCATCATCTACTTTTACAAACTCAAATATTGAGTTTTCGGTTTCTATCGTAATATATTTTACGATCCCTTCTAAATCATTAATAGTAATATAGTTTTTAACACAACTTGTTTTCAAAAGACTAAACTTCATTGAAGTACCATCAGAATCTATTATGTATTGAATGATCAGTGGATAACCAATCTCGATATAATCAATATCAAGTTTTACAACTCTACCAATCCGTTGAGGATATCTATCATCTATTCTATCAGTGCCACGTTCACCGCATGTACCACTATGTTTGATACTTGTAATTTTGCATAACATTTTATTTTATTCTCCTAATCTTCTACAGTAATCCATTTCTTAACTTTGACTTCTTTAAGTTCTACTTCTGTGCATTCAATTTCATCATCATATTCCCAAGGTCTTTCATCCTGACATTCTGTTGCACCTTCTGAATATGTAGTCATGTAAAACTTTCCATTATCTTCAAATACAATCTCATGGATAATCGACCACCGAGTAGTATTTACAATCCTATCAACAATAGTATTGTCATACGGTAAATCAAGTTCATCCATTAAATAATCTTTACTAAATACTTTTGTTCTTGTCATCATATTATTCTCCTTCTACAATTCCCCAACCTTTACAAGTAGGGCATTCACAATATTTTTTGTTAATCTGTGACATAAGCTCTGTTAAAAATTTCTCTACTTTATTTTGTAAATCTTGATAATTTTCTCCGATAATAGATGGAGCTTTTACACAATCTTTTCCAAAATCTGTAGATGTTGAATTTTTAAAATCAATAATCGTTTCTGTTTTATGTGAAATCATACGATTAACCCACTTAGGCTTTCTTTTTCTTTTACTGAATAGATTATTATTTGTATCAATTAAAATATTGTATGGATCAGCCAATGCGATTTTCTTCTTTACTTCAAAATGAAAATCATAATCAGATGTGATATCAGCAACATTAGTATCAATATTTGCTTTAACATAATTTCTTATAATCTTTAACATTTCATCACAATCTAGTTTGCAAGGTTTGTCTTGATATGCTTCTTCTGGATATTCAATTTGTGTGAGTAAATCTGTTTTTGCATTATATTTATTGGGAACAAACTCAAAATTTTCTCTTGAGTAAATTTCTTTAATTTCAAATTCAATTGGTTCATATTCTCCTGGAATAGTGTCATACTTATAGTTATATAATCCAATTACTTCATCGTATTCTTCACTTTGTTCCATTTCTTGTGTGATAATCTGTGGCATGAGTTCTGTTGCAGTATATCCTGCTTTCAGTTCATACCTAACATTAATACGTTTATCTTCTTGCTTTGCTGCTACAACTTTAGGAATACTATTAAGTTTAAACCATCTATCTTTATTTGTTTTCTCTGGTACTTCACCATCAAATAAGTATCTAGTTAAGTCTGTAACTCCATAATAATCTTCATCTGCTATGTAAATATAGTTTTTACAGTTAATTACTTTAAGTTTTAATAGATTTTCTTTACTATACATATTTATTCTCCCATATCATGAAATTCTCTACCATTAAGAATATTAATTAGTGCATTTTTATCTCTTTCTAATGCAAGCGAATATGAACATTTTGCAATAGAATCAGATTGGGACAATGGTTTTCTTTCTAATTCTTCATTAATTTTCTTATCAAGAAAATCTACAAATCTCCATAAACGATCTTCAATAGAAGGAATTAATTTGCCATGAATGTTACCATTTGTATCAAGCTGTATATCAGCAACGTTGCACTTATTGAAGTTGGCTACTTCTTTCTTACTCAACCATTTAATCCATTTGTTGCATTTTTTACAATACAGTCCTGTCTGTGTACCACTTTCTTTTGTGTAAAACTCCTCACATCCACACTTATTACATTTTTCTGGAATAATAGTTGTTCACCTCTTTTCTTATATACTATATATAGTGTTTATTTTAGTTTAATACACTATATATAGCATTGTTTTTGCCATGAAATTCTGCTTTCATTTAGTTATTTTCTTTTATTAGATTTATTGTCATCATGCTTCCAGGGGTTTCATAATATGAATCCTCTAAATATGCTATTTTATATTCATAATACGGTTGCAAAGCACTATCTATAATTCTTACCTCAGATAATTCAATTGGTTCTTTTAAGTTTGCTTCGTGTATAATCACATTTACATAAATTTTATCATCATACCCCATTAAGAATAATTGAATTAAATCTGCTAGTCTAACATTAGGTTGTAAATCAAGTAAATTATCGAATGTCATATCTTATACTCCTTTAAACTTTATAAAATAAGAATTATCTAATTCTCAAACTTTCTCTCTGTGGTTCTAAATGACACCATTCACAATTAAGTGATCCATCTTGTCCTTCTAGCCCATTTTCCTTTAAATAATCTCTCAGCTTTTCTCCATCAACAGCATCAGGTTGTTTAATTCTATATTCCTCTGGAATATTTTCTACATCAACATCAATTGTGAGTTTACGCTTCCCACCATTTTTCTGAATATTAAATGAGAATAAATCTGTTGTAAATTTCTTCTTTCCAATTGTTCTCATGCACATTTCAAGATTTTGTTTTAACCACTTGATTCTATTTTCATATGTTTTCTTTCTTGCCGTTAATCTATCATTCTCTTTTGAAATCCCATCAATATCAGATTCAAGAGATCGAATAATCTTAGCGTAGTTATCTGCTTTATTTTCGATTTCTCCGTCCAATGCTTCAAGTGTGTCAATGATTGTTTGCTCATCAACTTCCTCATCTTCTAACATATTCATAAGTTCCAGATATTCTCCTGTGAGTTCATAAATACTTGACATATATTAATTCTCCTTTTCTTTTAATCTTTTTGCATTTTCAAGTAACATATCTTTTAAAAATGTTTGTTTGGTTTTAACTTCTTTTGTTTGAATAGCTTTTACAACAGCATAATTATTTGCAACGAGAATACAATATTTTTTAGCTCTGGTAATTGCAGTATAAAGTAATTCTGAATTATTCATTATGTAGCTGCTATTATCTAATCCAACAATTGTTGAACAGAATCCAGATCCTTGAAGTTTATGTACGGTACACGCATACCCTAGCTCAAGATTTTTACAATCGGATTTTGTAAATAATACTTCTCCAACACCAATAAAATCTATTGTACACATTCCATTCTTTTCAATTTCTTTTACAATTCCCATGTTTCCATTGAATACAGGAGTTGTATCACCTTCTGAATTAATACACTTGTAATTGTTTTTTGTATTAATAACCTTATCTCCTGCTCTAATAATATATTTTTTTGCTTCGTCATTTTTCTTTTCTAAGAAAATTTCAATTTCATTGCAATTACTTAATTTGGGGTTGTAAATGGATTGAATTTTAGAATTTAGATTATAACAGGATAATTCTCCACGCAATCTCATAGGAACACACACTTGAACTTCCATAACGTCGTGAAATTTTTCTAATTCTATTTGAAAATGTTTTATGATTTTATCTGATATAGATTCTTCATTTCTTTTTCCAGAAATGTCAAACTCCATATCTTTTAATTCTCCAATAACTGTATTTCCTGTATAATCCCCATCAAAGATTTGTTGCTGATTGGCAATTTTGATCGAAGTTGGAATGATGCCACTTCTCAAGGCTTGTCTATGTGGTTTACTTAATTTCACTACTGGTAAAACATTACTATCAAGAATATCAGCAAATACTTGACAATTACCAATTGGTGTAAGCTGTTGTACATCACCCATGATAATTACTTTTGCACCTGTTGGAATTGCTTCAAGCAAGGATAAAAACAATGTACCATTTATCATAGTTGCTTCATCAATCAAAACAATATCAACTGCTAATTTATTATCTTTGTTAAACATAAATTCACCATTTTGATATCCTAAAGCTCTATGAATTGTACTAGCTGGAAGTCCCGTAGCTTCGGTAATTCTTACACTGGCTTTTCCCGATAACGCACAAGCCAAAATACTATACCCACTGTATAATGAACATATTCCATTTGCAGTTGAAGTTTTACCTGATCCTGCTCCACCAGTTAGAGTCATAACATGATTATCCAGGCTAAGTTTAATTGCGGCTCTTTGTTCATCAGTAAACATAAATCCTTGTTCTTCTTCTACCTTTTCTGTAATTGTTTCCCAATTTCCTATATTAAATGATTTAGGAACATAATCATCATGAATACTATCAAGAATACTATCAACTTTATTTGAATCATTTTCTACTACTTTTACAAGTCCAATTTGAAGTCTAAATAATTCATTCATGATATTTTTCTCCAAATCGTAGAATTTTTTTAATGCTATTTTAGAACCATTATCAAGTACAACTACATCCTTATTATCAATCATTTGCTTTGCTGTACTGTTGATAATCTCTTCTGGAACAAAACCTAATGTATCGTATAAAGCTTTCATGAGTTCTTGATAGTTTAAATAACTTTTACCAGCTTCTCCTCGATCATTCAAATAGTATAATAAAAATCCTTTGATTCTTCTAATGTCATATTGAGTTATTCCAACTTTACAAGCAACCTCATCAGCTTTCTTAAAACCGATTCCGTCAACACGAAGCAAATCGTATGGATTATTTTTTACAATATCAATCACTGTGTCTGGTGATTTATAAAAATCTACAAGCTTTTTGATAAATGTATGTGTGAATCCTAACTGACCTAATTCCATATAAATAGAACTATAATCTTTAGATTCCTCATATTCATCAATCATTCTTAAAGCTACTTGATTCCCAATTCCTTTTATTTTCATTAATGATTTAACATCTCTATTTTCAAGTAATTTAATGACATCATCATATTCATCAAAAAGTTTTTCTACTAAATTTTCATTCAAAACATTTTTCAAAAACTCTTTTTGTTTATCCTTACTTGAAATATCAATACATTTACTAATATAAATTAATCCATATGTATCTCCGTATATTTCATGAGTTTCTGCTAATTTGCAAAATACTTTATATGTAGTTCCATATTCAAGTGTACATGTTGTTCCTTTTAATTTAATGGTTTCGATTTCATCAATTTTATTATCTATCCATTTCGTTATTCTCATGCTGAATATTGCAAAGTCACCAGATTGTACTTTTTTACTATACTTTGGATAGATAATTCTATCCAAAGCACATTCAAATTTTAAAATTTTCTCTTCCATTAATTGTCCTCACTATCAACAATCAGGGATTTTCCCTTTCCATAGTTTCTATACAAAATCTCATATTGTGTTATGATATCCAATTCTTTATATATATCGGCAGCGATTATGTTTTTACCTTCTTCATCCTTTCCAATAATCTTTTTTGCAAATTCCTTTTTAGAATTTTTAATTTCAATAATATCGCCATCTTGCAAAGGTAGTATTTTAAATATCTTCTTGTCTACCTTTCTATATTGTATTTCTCCATTTTTAATGTTATATATTATTAAATTAGGAGCAATTACGTTTCTTGTATTTAATACAAACCACATATCATTTTTCAGCAATGGATCAATATACCTAACGGAATCAAATTTATTTATTTGCATAGTCATTATTTCGTATGGATTTATATTCTCATTTGGGATAATATCGAAAATTTCTAATAAAGATTTCTCATAATTGATATTGTTATAAGATTTTCCAGATTTAGATATTTCAGAATTAGATATGATAATATTTTTTACATTATCATCTTTTATTTTTTTGTTTAGTGTATTTAGAGTCATTTTATCTTTTCCATTCAGAATCATAAAATAATCTCTAAATACCAATAGTTTCTTTGTTTTTCCATATATATTACAACAATCAGCAATTAAATATTGTTCTAAAACTTTCTTTGTTATTTTTTTCTCTAAGCATTTTTTAAGAAATTCATAAAATGTTGAACTCTGATTCATACAATCAAATAATATATATGGAGTTTCATCTATCTTTTCTTCATCTTTAGTTAGGAACATATCAATTCTTTTCTTTGCTTCATTGATATAATATTCTTTATCCAAATACTCAGGAATTGATTTATCATGTACATCTTCATTATCAATAAACAAATGAGTAGGTGTATTTGCAAACTGTTCATAGGATTTTATACCTTTTTCAATTTTCAATTTATAAATAGATCCATCTGATTGTCGTTTACTAGCAAATACTCTATGTACTTTACCTTTTAAAAGTTCTCCGTTTATAGATGTGATCTTGTTATCTTTTCCTGATACTCCATTTCCATACCATATTTCTTTGTATTTCGCAGACAATTTAATAACTTTTTGAAACTTGATATACTCTTTACATTCGTTGATAGTTTGTTCAACTGGAATATCATATGCTAGATAATTTCTAACAGCATCATTCAAAATTGGCAAATCATTATCAATTGGTTTATTGAATTTAACCATAGCACCTTTACATTCCAATTCCCCATTTTTCTTAACTGCAATGTAGTTATTTACATCTTTTTGAATGAGTTTTGTATATTCGTCTATCTCAAACTCCATTTTAAGTCTTTCACCCACTTGATTAGTAATTTCAATTACTTTGTTTTTCATTTCTTCATTCTCACAAAGAACAAAAATACCATCAGTATTAGTCTGTAATAATTTACAGTATGGTTCAAGTTTATCAATCAAATCAAGAATGAACATTTGACCAAAAATACAAGTGAGATTTGCCATGAGTGGATCATACGATGGATTATTTCTATCTTTTCCTGCTCCATACACACCATTAATCATAGGTTTAAGAGCTTTATTTTTTGGATTCTTTTCTGATTTTAATTTTAATCTAAAATCTCTCATTTGCTTAAAGTCATCAGGATTCTTAAATTTTCTACTCAACAAACCATATTCAATATCTGTTGTAGGGTACATTGAAGCTACGTCAGCATGTAGAATAATTCCTTCAAATACAGCTTCTTTGTCATCAGCCCCATGACATCCTCCCCATGCAAATACATGGGGAATACCTGCGACTGTACAACATAACTGATTATTATGTTGGTTATCTTCTGACCGAAGATGTTCTTTATACCTCCAATTTTTAGGATTCATATACCATTCTGGAATAAATCTGTATTTATCTGATAATTGAATCGTATCTGGAAGACGAATATCAAATTCATCATCGAGAGTATGTTGATCTACAGCATTAAGAATTTTAGGGGAAACTGCCAATTGAACTTTTGTTTTAGTGAAATACGACATATCAAGTCCATATAATTCAATGATATCTAGCTGACCTTCAAAATCATCCCAACAATAATCAAGAACTCTTAATACCTCTATTACATCATGGTGATTGTAATAGAGTGTTTGTTCTATTTCTTCTTGCGTGAGAGGTCTATCAATATTAAAGTCTACTTCTGTTTCTCTAATGTCATCTCCCATAAATGCTTCTAACTGCTTCAATGATTTATCTTTTAAAATGGTATCATAATCATTTAATGGATATTTCTTTGCATTTTTTACAACTTGAAAAGGTTTTTTACCTTCTTTGATGAGTTTATCATTTACATATCCGACATTCATTCCATCCAGGATTCCTTTAAAAATTCCTGTATCATATTGTCGTCCATTGTAAGAAATAAAAATATAATTTTTATATGCGTTATAAAATTTTATTAATTTCGCTCTGTTATTTACTATAACTACTTCTTTATTTCTATCTTCGTAATTTATAAATGTAACGCAAAACCAGTTAATCTTACTGTATACCTCGAAGTCATATCCAAAAATTTTACTTTTGTCTATTATATCAATCACCATCCTTATCCAAATGCAAATCCAGAAATTTTATCACTCTTATAGAACATCCAATCATCAATCAAAACTTGTGCAGATTTTGTTTTATAATCAATTGAAAATCTACCAATAATATCAAATTCAACATTATCTCCAATATCTATAATTTCTTTATATTGTGATGCTAAAGAACTTCCTTTGGTTTGTTTTATGAATTTGATATTGTGATATGTAAATTCGATTCTATTTTGTTTAGAACCAAATAGATACAAATTGTATTTATTACATGGAATATTTTTGATAAGAAATATCGGTTCACTAATCGTATTACCCCAAATGTAGTTGTATTTCGCTACATTTTTGATAATCTGATCATGAATTTGATTTGATTCATAGACGTTATAGACATGATATGTAGGTTCATTAATACTTTTCATAGTTGATAATAATTCAAATAATCTATTTGTATTATCAACACTTATTTCACAACCAAATGCTCCTGAATGACCTTCTACTTTATTAAATAAACCTGTATTTTTACACCATTCATTAAAATCTAGTATTTCGCATTTGTCGCTTCCTCTTCCACTTCCTCTACATATATCACCTTTTCTTCTCATTAATAAACATGGACGTTGATATTGGTCAGCAAGTCTATTAGCAATTAAACCAGTGGAATTACCGTCAACATCATCTTTTGCATTACATACTAGAATTGGAAATTTATCAAGATTGTATTTTGATATTTCTTCCGATAATATTGCAGCACTTTCTTCTGTTTGTTTTTTCTGTTTACGGTTGCTTGATTGACACGCTTTTAACACATAATCTTGAATCGGCATATTTACAATTCCTTGACCTCTAACTTTTCTATCAAGAAATTTATCAGAATTACATAACGCTTCAAACATATAACATTTATCTTGATAATCTCCAAGTCTAATCATTGAATTGATTAATGGACATACATAGAAACCCATACCATTGATCGTAACTTTATTATTCATTGAATACATTTGAGCTTCTACAAATGTATTAATCAACTTATTTTTATTAGTATGATTTCTAATCTCTTCAAGACCTTTTAATATTAAATATCGTGTTTGAAGATTTAAAACATCCGCTCTATCGCCAATCATACCAAGAGCCACTAAATCTAAATAATCATCAGCATAATTTACTTTATAATATTTGTCTAATAATTTTGTAAATTTGTATGTAATTCCAACTCCTGTCATAGCTTTATCTGTAATATTTTTTGATGATTGATTATTAATTACAATTGCAGGATTTCCAGATGTGTCAATCGCATGATGATCCAAAATAATCACATCTTTACCAGAGTTAATTAATCGCTTACATTCATTCCAATCACCGCTACCAGCATCAGGAACAATAACTAAATCTGAATTATCTGAACACATAGAATCTATAAATTCAGATAATCCATGTACTTTCCCACTGTGAATAAAACATCTAATTTCTATTGATGGATTTATTCTTTTGGTATATTGATATATATTTGCACCAGATGTATATCCATCAACATCACAGTCAACAAGTAAATCAATTGTATGATTCTGCGACACATGCTGTACATATACATCTCTTGCTTTTTTTATATTGTCAAATAATTCTTCACTCTCAACATGTTTAATGGTTGGATGTAAAAATGAATCAATATCTTCAATACCTTTTAATGTCAAAATATCATTTAATTCATATTCAAACCTCACATGTCCAAGTACATCATATTTAAAACTCACTCTGCACCACCTTAATTATTGATTTGTTCCTACATATATTTTGTTCTCCATAAGTTTCAACAAAGTTTCTTTACCTCTATCTGTTGGAGAATCTTTATAACCTAACAAATTTGTACTATCCCATAGTACAGATACAGAAACAAATGGACTTAATTTATCTATGATTTTATCTTTTATATGTTGTGACCAGTTTTTACATTCATCTGAATCAAGAGTTTGATATTGTTTATCCAATGCAATAATAACTTCTCTAACTCCCAACATAAGAATCATTCCTTTTTGATAATCAGTTAAATTACTTCCACATAAAGCAACTGTAAAATTATCTTCACCAAACATAGTATCAGTTTGAAATACTGATTTTTCAGCTTCTACAAGCATTACCTTTCTCTTTTTTTGAATTGCATTTATATTATGATTTAAACCAAATAAATTCAATCCAAGAGAATGATTATAAAATTTATTGCCAATTTTAAACGGTGCATATTTACCGAATAATTCAATATCATCAGGTAGTAATGCTCTCGATCTTACACCAACTAAATTATTTTTCATATCATAATGCGGAATGATGATTTTTTGTTGCCATGTCGAATAAAGAATATTGTACTTTTTCATTGTTTCTACAGAAATTCCTTCTTCTATCCATGATTGACAATAAAAGTGCTGAAATATATTAAGAACGTTTTTATCGTAAGGAACTAATATTTTATCTTTTGGTTTTACCTTTTTATTTTTCTTATATTTTTTAATAAACTCCCAATCGGAAATTTGTTCCTGTTTACCAAATCCATACACATGATTGTCAAGATTTAATTTTACAGAAATCCAATTGATAGCTTTTTGAAATTCTTCTTGTTCATATCCTTTATATCCCATAACTACGCCAATAATATCTAATTGACCGCATTCTGTATAACAATGAAATGACATAGAATCTTTATAAAAATATAATTTAGGTTTAGTTCCATGATGACATATTGTATCTGTAATCCACATATCATCATCTTCGTAATAAAAAGTAGCTCCCATTAATTCAAGAAGTTTCTTAATATCATCTTCTGTAAGTTTACTTTTTAATTCCTGGGCGGTCATATAAGTACCTCCCTACTTAGATAATTGCATTGCTAAATCTGATCCAGACACATCAATATCAGTTTCAATAATACCAACATCTCCAACATCATCTAATCTAAAATCAATCAACGTTTTCTCAATATCAGTAATTAATTTGTAATTGTAATCCGTCACAAAACAATCTACTTCCCTCATAGTTCCCATATTGAGTTTTGTCCAAATTATGATAGTTTTCCATTTTCCACCACGATTTTTAAATATATAGTAAGACATATTGGGGATTAATGATCCGAATGAACCATCTGACTCAAGAATTGGTTTTAATCTTTTTAAATCTTTGTGTGTTACAGGAAGTGCAAGTATACCACCATCAGCTTTTTCGATAATAGCTTTAGATCCTTTTAATGCGCCTGCATCTTTATTGTTATCTTCTTTATAATTATCATTTAACTGTGTAGCTGAACCAAGATATACATTAAATTTATTACAAACTGATTTTAATGCTGCACTGAATAAGAAAAGAATCTGGTCTGTTCTAAGTCTTGTGTGTGTTTTATTATAATAATATTCATAAAGCGATGGTGAATCATTGATGTAATCAAAGAAACAAGCTACTATTCCATAGTTTAAAACATATTTCTCAATAGTTTCAGAAATCAAATCAATTGTAAAATCTGGCATATACTCTATATAATAATTATAATTCTCTATGTATTTTGCAGATTCATCAAGAATTGATTCTTCTTCTGGCGTAATATCACTCCATTCTTCAATTCTATCCTGATCAACTCCACTAACATGAGCTAAAATAATATCTTGAATTTCCTCTTTTTCAAGCTCTGTTGAAATAAATAACACTGGTTGGCTTTCACCTGTTGGAATCCATTCTTTTTTATTCCAATCATAAATTCTATCTGATACCATATTACATCCATCTGCTAATGAAGATCTTGATTTTCCTCCACCAGATACAGAACTTCTTAAAATGTATTTTTTAGGTCGCATTCCTCGATATACTGTAGTTAAATATCCAGATTGAAACGGATAACCATATACATTTTGCTGATTCTTATGTTCATTTAATCTTTCTACAATACCTTCACCTGCTCTAAATGAATAGTTATCACCAAAAACATTCTTCCATTTAGATTTAAAATCCATAAATTTATTATTTATTTCATTTAAAACTTCTATGCTTGTTAATTGGTTGAAGTGTTCCAATTTTTCATCATCGTCTTCATCATATATAAATGATGTATCCATTTTAAGTGATTCTGTAGCATTCCTAATGATTGAATATTTTCTTACATCGTCATAATATTTACCTACGTTTGATATTTTATCCGATGACATATCAATCGCAGACTCAATATAACCCCACCCATCATTATTTTTCCATAAAGACAAAGCGGTATCAAATTGTGATATTTCATTTTCAATATCTATGGGTGTAATTTTTTCAGCCGTTCTTTTCTTAGCAATATTAATAATTGCACCCCATATCATTTTATGAAAATTCTCAGGATAATCATTTGTATTAGTTGCATATTTTTCATCCAATGCTAATCTTGGATTCAAACAATAACAACCAAATAATAAAAATATAGCTTTCTTATCTACCTGTTGATTAAAATTAATTTGAATCACCACCCTCTATCAAATCACCTAAATTAATCAATGATGTAGATGATTTTGTTTTATTCATATTTACAGATTTTCTATTTACAATTTTTGTTTTAATATCCAATTTAGAGATTTTATCAGCTTGTTCTTTTTGTTTTTCTTGTTGTATATAAAAGTCACAGGCTTCATTGTAATAATCCTCTATTATGTAAATTCCGTATTTTATATCAAATGACTTACCTAAAATTTCTTTACAATACCATAATGTATATGTCATTGCAGCATATGGATAATTATAATCTTTTTTAAATTTCTTTATTTGCTTTAGAATTAATCCATTTGCTTTATCTAAATGAAAAATATCGAAAATATAACGCATAAGTTCTTTGTATTCATTAGCGTCCCTTTCGACTTTTTTGTAACAATCTACGCAATAACTATTATTATCATATTTATATCTTTCTTCTGGTAATAGTGTTTTACCACAACGTTTACATTTTATTGATCTAGCCATAATATACCTACTTAAAATTGGGAGGGAATTACCCTCCCGTCAATTAGTTATATTTATTTGATGTTATATTTACCAACAAGTTCTTCAAGTTCCATTACAATTACTTTTGTAAGATCAATCTGTGTATCTCTAAGATCATTGAACATCTTTACATTACCATTATCATCAAGACCAAGATTTCTCTGAAGAACGGCTGTTGCTTCTGCAAGATGACCATTTGATGCAAGTAAACTACCAAGTTCAATACCCTTTGCTTTGATTGATTCAAAGTCTTCAACTGGTGCAGTCTTATCAATTGTTTTCTCCTTAGTAGTGAAATCTCCACCTAAATCTTCAACCGCATTCGTCCATGCCTTTTTAAGATCTTTAACATTAATCTCATCTGGAAGACCGAATGTATCCTTTAAATCTGGATACTTCTCTGTCTTCTTAAAGGTAATGAATCTTTCATCCTTTTCTCTGTACATATATCCAACAAGATAAGCAGCTTCTCTACAGTAAGAAAATGTATTCTTATTAAGTTTTAAAGTATCGCTTTCTTTCTTTGTATCGAAATCCTTACTATGTGTTGACTGTGCGATGAAATGTACTGTATATCCAAGGCTCTGAATGATGCCAATGTTTCTTAATGCACTCTTAAAACGAAGTGAACCTTCACCAAATGCACCAACATCTTTTAAGATTTCCGCATCTCTGTTTTCAAGTACATATCTCTCGCAACTTTCTTCAAATTTATCGAGCGTATCAATTACAATACATGAAAATCTTTTTTTAAATTCAGGGTTTCTTAACTGACCAATAACTGATTTTAAATCTGCCATTGTATCAATTTTTACAGCCATAATTCCTGGAATATTTTGGAATCTATCCTCAAATTCTAAGAATAATGGCTGTTTATCTGGATATAAACTCTTTAAGAAATTCATTAAAGTTGTAGTCTTACCTACACCAGTATCACCCATCCAAACCATTGAATACTGAGTTAAATCCACAGATACCTTATTTGGCTGTAAATCTAATAAATTAATCATCATAATTTTGTTTCTCCTTTTATGTTATTATTTAAAATTTTCTCAATATTATCAAAATCCCAATACCAAATCTCTAATAGTTTGATATTATGTTTTTTTGCATATTTACGTTTTCTTTCATCATGTTCTTGTTGAATTTCCAATCTTTCCTTTGTGAAAAAATCTCCAACAAAACTACTTCCATCATGAAAATTACCTTGATATTCAATTAATAAATCAAAATCCGGTAAATAAAAATCATACCTTAATTTTCTACCACCAACGCCAAACAAATCTTCATATGATTTTTGAGATTCATAATTAATATCGTTGTTATTAAAATAATTTGATATTTTAACTTCACCCTTATATTTCTTTTCACATCTAGGGCATCCGTGATTTTTGTATATTGCATTTATTGGATACGAATTCCACACATTTCCACATTTTTCACACAATACTTCTGCCTGTGTTTTATTATTCATATATTTTCCAATAACTTTTATGTTTGGATGAGTATTTCTCATATCCTCTTCATATTGACATTGACTTTTTAAAAAATGACCGTTACAATTTAAACAACCATGATTTCTTAAAAGATTATTGGGTGTAGCTCCCCATTCTTTTCCACAATTTAAACATTTCACATTTATTAAAGTATGATTATTTACATATTTACCAATTATCTCAATTTGTGGATTTATAAGTTTTATTTCTTTAACAAATTGTTCATGTGATTTAGTTTGAGATTTTATTCTCTTCTTATATCCACAAATGGGACATCCTTGACCCCTAACTAACTGATCTGGTCTAGGATTCCAAACATTACCACATATACAACAATTGCACTTGATAGGAGTTTTATTATTTATATAATCTCCTTGGATTTCTATATTTGGTTGTTTAATTTTCATTTCATTTATGAAATCTTCTGTAGATTTTCTTTTCATAAAACTCCTTTCTTATTATCCACCTACTCAAGATTACTCTTGAGTAGGCTTTTTTGTTTTATTGTAAAAATGGATTGTATGTAGTTGCAGGAGCAGGAGTTGGATTTTTCTCAAATCCTTCTGCTGTTTCTGTATGTGCTGATTCTCCCATTTCAATCTCTTTGAGTTTTGCTTTTCTCTTAGATTTCAGAGTATCTACAACATCTTCTGTAAGATCATGCTCATAAATAGTTGATACTGCAACACCAGATTTAATTTCATTTCTTCTGATATTTCTCTTTACTTTTTTAACAATATCTGTTCCAAACGCAGCCTTCTCAACTTCTTCTGTGATTTCAACAGTATTAATTACAACACCTGTGAATTTAGTAAAGCATCCATCATAATATCCTGCATCTCGGAAATCTGTAGCCATTGATTTATCAACAGTCATTCTAATTGGAATTAGGTGATCAGCTTCATATTTAGCATCTTTTCCAAATCCATCAGCCATTTGACCAATAGCATTCATTGTAACTACGAGATTTCCAGTAGGAACATCTTTCACAATCTCATCTGTAATCTTTTCTACAATTCCTTCTACTTCAAATTTAGCTTCCAGAACTGTACTCTCATAATCTTTCGGCTCAATTTTATTAATAAATTTAGCGTTGATTTTGTTTGAAGATACTACTTTTCCATTAATCTTGAAGTCGTTATCTGTGAATGTACCATCTGTAATAGATACAATATCTGGTGATTCTCCTTCTGAGCAATGTTCAATATCTTTCAGATTGTTTTTTGCATCCATATACTGTTTATAGAAGTAACTTTCTTCTGTTGTAAACTCTTTCTTTTCATTTTTCTTGTATTTATTCGCATAGAAATTAATCTCATGTTCACTATTGTCAGCAGTTCTTAATACAAGACTTCCTCCGATTGCGTCTACACCTTTTTTTGTTTTAAACTCTTCAATATTATTTTTTACAAGTTTTCCTGTTACTGTTACTAGATTCTTTAATTCTTTCATGTGTTTTTCTCCTTAATAATTGTTTATTTAATTTTTAATTTGTTTATGATAAACGCCCTATCGGACGGAACATGGAATTAAATCTATAAGATAAATTCTATGTCAACAGTGGTTTATGGGTACAAAATCCCAAGGGTATGCTGCTAACCACCCATATTTTATTTCTCTATTTAATTTCAATTTATTTGGAAAATTCGATTCGATTGAATCTACAAGATTTATTTCTCCGATGAAATTTGGATTTCCTGTTATTTATCTCTTTCAGATAATGTAATTGTATCAATGTTGACTCCAAGCAATCTCTGTAATACCATTGGTGCTTCATCAATTAAAAACTTTTTACTTGAAACCAATGATCTGTCTTTAAGTAACTCTTGTACTGTCATTGGTTCAGGAATAGTTAAGCCAATTCTTGTAGCAATATCTTTAACAACTCCTACCCCGGTATAATCTGCACATACAACTGGATATTGTGTAATATGACTTCTATATGTTAAATATGTTGTTTTACCTTTGCCTCTTTCTAAATTACAAATTTCCATTTAATTATTCTCCTTTTCATCATCCTCATTCACAACTTTGTCAATCTGCTCTGTAATATAATCAACTACATCTTTACCAGTTTTACCAATCGCTTGAATGTTATCTGTGGTTACATTATCTAAAACAACCATTGTATATACTGTATCTTTTGATGGTGTCATAACCACTATTGCTACACTAATACAAAACCATATAAACGATTTTTTCAAACATTGTTTAAGAGTTTCATCTTTTTTATTATCCATATATGGAATAAATGCAAATGCCATTATAATAAATGCAATAAATGTAACAAATAAGAATGCCATGTTAATGCTATCTGCTAGTTCTGCAAAATAAATTAACCACGGACTAATAATCGGTTTCATAATGCCTCACCTCCTACCTATTTATTCTCTAACTTAAAACGAAAGATCCATCTACATTTTACATTCAATCTCCTTTAACTCATCTTGCATCCTCTTAATCTCATTTTGTAGAAACTCAATTCTAATCTTACTCTCTTTCTTTATTCTTTCTCTTTTAGCCTTATCATTCTTATCGAAAAATTCATCTTCAAAATTCCAATATTCATGTTGAGTACCTTCCCAATCATGTTTTGATACAATCTGAACTTTTCTAACTTCTACCGTAGGATAATCCCAATCACAATCATACCCACAACATTGTTTATCTTCTCTATATCCTTTATCAGTTTTTATACATTCACAGTAACCTAAATATGATGTATCTGAATCAAATATGATTTCATAATAATACTTCTCTTCTTCGTCAATATAAATATTTGCTTTCACTTGATCTTTATAATCGTTACTTATAACTTCTGCACAAACCAAACCCAAATATCTAAGATCTTCCGCAAAATCCGCATATTTCTCAAAATGATAATTAATATCCTGAGCTAAAGGAGCAATAAGAAATGCTGTGTTAAGTTTATCTTTAGCTTTTCTCTTATCGTTAAGTTCTTCAACCTCATTGATTAATAACTTGAAAAACTTTGTTACAATCGGTTTATAAAAATCCTCTATGTACATTTATTCTCCTTTCAATATCCTTTTATCTCAAATAATTCTTCTTCATATGAGATACACTCATATTTCTTACAATTATCTATGGTGCATTGAAATTCTTTACACCAAGGACTTCCATCTCCCATATGATCATATGGACAGTGATAATCTTTTCTACAATATTCACAATTTGTATATTTCTCACACGCCATTTATTTATTCTCCATTTACTTTTCAAATCTATTCCACTTTTCAAATCTATATTTTTGTTTAATATCAGGATATTTTTGATGATCCACTTCACTCATAAACATCTCATAAGGTCTTGCATAGATTTTAAACTGTCCATACAATGCTTGATACACAACCATATATTCATCTTTCTCTGTATGCTTTGCAATACATAAGATTTTATAAAGATATTCATTTGGTGAATTTACTGTATTTGTTATTTCTCTTTTAAAATGCTGAACAATATCACCTTGATTAAAACTATTTCGATAACTCCTATCAAGCCTACCATATTGCTCAAGAAGTTCTTTCATATAATTTTTCTTCGCCACTAATAATTTCTCCTTTATGATAATTTATTCGCAAGAACATTTAATGCTTTTACAACTTCAATATTTTCTTGAATATATTGAGGGGCTGGAACATTTTTATAATCACCATATAAACTACATTGTTCTTGATAATAGACTTGTTCATCTTCACCAATGAAATAATCATTTCTACCAAGTAATTGCAACTTTAACTCTCTGATTACATCTAATGGATTAATCTCAACAGGTTTTTCAATTTTACCAGTTACTTTAATGTTCATATATGTATTCTCCATTTACCAAGAAATTTGAATTATACTATGGTCTTTTTCATATTTTACAGCAAAATCATAACCATTTCTTCTTAAAACATCTTCTAAATCTTTTGATAATGTTTTAAATGGTTCTGGTTTTGAAATTGTCCATTGAATTGCATTATCTTCTGAGTATGAAGCATGTTTTCGTATTTCCTTGTCTATTTTATCAATATAATTTTTTAATTTATTATTATATTCTGTATTTCTTTTAATTAATTCTCTTGCTTCTTTTGCACTAATCATAATTCTTATTCTCCTAACATTTTCTTTACATCAAGTACGTCAATCTTCTGGTAATGATACTCATATGGTGATTCAATATAATCTTTATTTAATTTATCAGTAACATCATTGACGCAATATGCGGCACATCTACTACCATATCCATTGCTACTAAAATAGATTTCCGCTTTATCACACGTTTCTTCACCAATTTTAAAATTGCTTTTTCTACACTCAAGACATTTATTTACTTTTTTACATCTTTCATTGAGCTTATCTACCAGGAATTTTGCGGAAGATTCATCCCAAGTGATTCCGTCTATTACTTCTCCATAAGAATGTGTGATTAGATATGCTCCATCTACTTCACTTTTGATCATTTTCAACCTCCAATGATTGCTTTAGCTAATTTATCCCAATCAGATTCATAATCTTCTTTAGATAATTCTCTCAGCACATCTTCTGTTGACAAATCAATAATATCTGATTCTTTCGCAGCTTCGATTGCTGTTTTGCCTTTAATAATCAATTCTACAAATTTTGCAATTTTAACATCTTTCATAGCATCATTCTCCAAATAGTTCTCTTAATTTATCAAAGTCATAATCAAACATATTATGCTCATTGCAAACTCTACATAAATATACAGGTATTTCATAATATGTAGAATCTTCATCCCTATGAGAACATAACTGACAAGAATCTTTAATAAGATATCTTAATTCAGGCGTTGGATATTTCTTTAATAACCTGTACAACTCTTCTAATTCTGTATTTCTCTCTTTAATCTTTTTCTCAATCACTCGATCACGTTGTTTTTTGCTATATTTGTATAACTGTTGAATCTGATATTTTTCTGCTTCTTCCTTTGTAAAGAAAATACTCTCACCTAATTCAGACACTCTATAATTCTCTGGAAGACACATCATCCATTTGTGTTGCTTTCCATATTGAATTCTACGAATTGCGTAATTTTTAATCCCTTGCCGTGGGAGTATTAAAAACACTTCTCTACCAATTAATTCTTCCATATTAGAAATTCCGTTTTTCGATAAGTAATCACTTAACATTTAGTTCTCCTTATGATATTCTTTATCTAGCCAATGAATACAATTTTCAATCGCAGCATCTTTATTACTAAATGTATATCCACTAGGACTACACCAAACTTCTGATTTATTGATCATAGTTTTATGCACTAAATATGGCGCAATTTCTTCAAGTGACATTACTCTAAGTCTATCTATATTTCTCATAATCCACCTCACATATTAGTTTCTATACCATGCCATTTCTTGTGCTTTGTACAGTCTCGCAATTCGAGATTACCAAAATGGATTCTTACTTCTACATTCTCTATATTATCCTGTGCTAATATCCAATCACGATACTGTTTTACTTCACTATCCGTCAAATTATAAATGTTCTTATAATAACTTAACACCTTATCTATCTGCTCAACAGACCAATCATAATCAGATAAGGCAGCTTGACGTTTATATTCCGCAATATGTTCATCTACTTCTTTCTGTGCTTCATCATATGAACGATATACTTTTGAGCAGGTTACAGTAGTATAATTAGGTGTTCTATTGATCCCCCAATCTTGCGAATATCCCTTATGTATTCTCCAACCATCTTTTGTGATTTCTGATTCAATAGATCCATGAAAGATTTTCGCACGTTTCACTAAGAATCCTTTATCATATGCTTCTTTTAATGTTTCTGGTTTGTTAATGTCTAATTTGAAATTAATCTCTTCATCTGTTAATGGATCTTGTTTAATCTCAAATAACTTTGTATCATAACTCCAATTCTTAGGAAGTTTGTGAAATCTCTGTTCAGTGTTAAATTCATCAATCGGAACACCTTTTACATAGTCAGAATAAATTCTTCTACGTTCTCTTGGTGCAAGATAGTCAATATAAACATCAAATTTATACTGTTCATCTACCATCCCATAGTGGACTGAATATTCATGTCCACATTGGTGACACCAAAATACAATTTCACCGCTTTCAAATCTCTTATTCTTTGGCGGTACATTTGCCATGACTGTTCTCCTTTCAATATTTATTAGAATGTGTAGGTAGGGAATCGAACCCTACCATTCTATATTTCTCTATATAGAATCACACCATGTCTACACTATTTACTTCTTTGTTGCATCAACAACTGTACTATTTGTACCTTTTACAGTTACCCAACCATGTTTAAGTCTTGCTTCTGCTTCTTTCATCTTAATGAGATCTTCTGTAATAGATGCACTAAGTTCTTTATTAGCTTCTGCTTGCGCTTTTGCCTTCGTTCTAGTATTCTCCGCATCGGCTTCTGTTTTGATTTTTGCCTTTTCTGCATCAGCTTGAGCCTTTGTAATTTCAATCTGAGCATCAGCTTCTGCTTGTAGCTGCTCAGTCTGTTTCTGTACCTTTACTTTCTCCTGTTCAGCTTGAGCTTGCTGTTTCTCCTGTAGTGCTGTAACACGATTGTCAATAGCTTGTTTTAGCTTTTTATCTGGATGTACATCAACGATAGAAGCATCAAGGACTTCAATTCCGTATTTCTTATGGAAATCTTTATTAAGATATTCCGTGATTGCATTATTCAGTTTAGATCTGTTTCCAGAATAAATATCCATCATAGAATAATCTGTTGTCACTTCTGAGATTTTAGATTTCAGAACAGTCTTAACACGATTTTCTACAATATCATTTCCATCCATACCTTTAAATTTCTTATATGTATCAATAACTGTTTCAGGATCGTAACGATAACTCATCTGGAATGAAACTGCGATGCTAGCATCATCAGATGTTGCCACTTTAAAAGAATCATCTTCTTTACTACCTTCTCTTTTATCTTTCGTAAGAACAAGAATCTCATTACTTGTAGAAAATTCTTTGGATTTATTCATAGGTGCAATAAAATGTGCGCCTGGTGGAAGTACCGTATCTTGTACTCCATCTTTGTAATTGTAAACAATACCAACTTTACCAGTTCCAATAAACTTAATATGAGATACTGTAAAAACTCCACCAATAACCGCTGCTGCGATAACAATTCCTGCAATAAGTTGTTTCATAAATTAATCCTCTTTCTTAATATTATTTTTAATTTTTGTATAAACTTCTTTTTCGATATTAAATTTTTCATCATCTCTGTGCATTTCAGACTCCATTTTGTGAATAACCCACCATGCAATTAATGATATGATTAGTGCTACAAGAGCAAAAGCACATGCACTAAGCAAAAATATAACCCACATGTATATCATCACCACCTTTCTAATATTTATTTCTCCATGAAATCAGAGTTTTAATTAGTCCCATAATCCATCAATTTTTACTGTCCTATGATTGATCCATCTATATCTGATTTCACTACCATATCCGCACGATTCATCACAATTATTATTTGTACATATTGGTAAAAGTTCTGTTACTTCTGGTTCATCCATATATGAAAATTCATAACATAATAAACCCATCTCTAATTTAGAACCACATCTAGGACATTTACCTTTGATTTTAATTTTCTTACTCATGCATAATCCTCATCTTCAAGAACTGATCCGCAATTTTCACATTTTTATTTTTACTTTTTCTATCATTGGTTTAGTTTGCTCTGGTAATTGATGCGGATTTTGAATTACTTTCATATTCTATTCTTTTCCTATATAAATCCATTCTAATTTCTTGCGAATATCTATATCATCAATTGGAAAATAAATCACACATGGATATTTGTCTGGTATATTAGTAAATTCTCCACCACGCTCATGATATTCTCTAATTGTTTCTAATACTTTTCCTGTATTATCATTTGCATTTGGAGTGAATCCAAAATATTCTTCAAGAGATTCAGGACAATCAAAATATTTTTCAACCATTTCCATAAAGTCAACCATTTCATTTATATCGTGAATAATATTGAGACATTCAATAGGATCATACGCATCACAATTTGCAACAGAATTTGCGAAAAGTTTAATAGATGAATTTTCAAGACGTGTTCTTAAAAGACAACGATCATGACAAGCACGATCTTCTGGTTCACAATGTTTACATCTATAGCAATTATGTTCAAGTTCATTATGATTATGTACGCCTGTATTTACAAAATGAACAGAATTGTTAGTATCACCAGGTATACATCTATGTGCTAGCCTAAACGTACCATCGTCATTTCTGATTATATCTTTATACTTATTCAATAGAAAATTTATATTATCTTGTTCTACTGTATTCGTACCATACATAACATCTCCTCCATGAAATGAAAATTTTAATGCATTTCCTTATCGGCTTTATGTAATCTCATTACATTATTATAAAGTTTATCTCCAAGCAATTTTTGATATTTATGTTTTGTTTTATCTCCGTATTCTTTATCTTTTTCCCAGAAATGAGGTTGCATATGTAAATTAATAATAATAGAAACATCCAATCTATTTACACTTTGTGGATAATCAAAGAACAAACTATCATATGAACCTGTACAATGATGCTGATAATAATGTGCTATATCTGTTATTTCTCCTTTTGAGTTAACAAAGCTTTTAACAAATGGTTTACCGCAATCATGAAGCGATCCCGCATAGTATAGTAAAGAATTATCTTTTAATTCCTCTCCAACTAATTTGCAATGTTGTCCAAGTGTATATACATGATGTGGATTATCCTGGTTAAATTCCATATGTTTATCAATCCAATTTTCAACAGTATCCACAATTTTATAATTTTGCGGGAACACGATCCTAATATCATCCCATCCTTCAAACCAATATGGAGTATTCCAATTTTTATACATTCTATCAATTACTTCATATGGAACAATTCTACTTCTTGACTCATTCTGTTTATAGCACATATGAAACGGAGTAGCCATTATTATACATTTTTTAATACATGGAATATTTTTAAGTTCAGACAAAAACGCCCTACGTCTTTTAGATTTAATATTTGTTGCGTCATAAATTGTATTCTTACCATTTTTTAAATTATTTTTAATTCTTTTGTGCAATACACGAAATACTTCTTCGTTTTGATTTTGTATATTTTCATTACCAAATAATTCTTCTCTAATAGCATCTGAATTACAAATTATTGCATTAATGTCATCCGATAATTGTTTTGCATAAGTGGACTTGCCTGACCCAACAAGACCAACCATCATAATAAAAATAGGTTTATTCATTTACAGTTTCCTCATATAATTCTTCTGCTTCTTCAATATCGGGAGTATCTGATGTATCTTTTGCAATACCTTCAACAACTTTAAATTCAAAAACTTTATCTTTAAAAGCAGTAAATGTTTCCCTATTATCAATACGGACGACTACTCCTTCTGCGATATGTGTCTTTCCAATCTCATCCACTGGCATCCCGTCAAGATATTTATTTACTCTCATTTTTAAATCTTCTGGGGTTGTATAAATAAATTTCTCTAAATCTGGTACATGTTTAACGCCTAATTTGTCACACCATATTTTAGTTACTTCCCAAGGGACTTCAACAACTGTTCCATCTGCGGTAGTCATAGTCATTCTATACACATACATTTCTGATTCACCAGGTTTACATCCATATGAAAATATAGTAGTGTCACCGAATTTCTTTATAAATGCTTTATCTTTTACACTTTTATTTGAAACGGAACTCATAATAGGAGTAGACTCATTTACATATCCAACAATCTCATAAAAGATTTCACATCCTTCTGGTAATTTATCTTTTAAAATATCATGATATTTTCTTCTGAATCCATTGTCTGAATAATATCCATCATTCTTTGCCATATCTTTTAATACAACTCTTCTACTTCCAGATACAACGGAAACTTCTCTAATTGTCTTTGGACACATTCGAAATAATCTTCTTAGTAAATTATTTTTCTTGGTTACTTTTACAGTTTTCATTGTACGTGCAGATGTTCCATGCATTTTTCTTGTAATATAAATTGTATCTCCTGGTTTAAACGCAGATATATTATATGCAAGCTGTGCAGTATCCTTATGCTCTTCAAAAAATGGATACGATATAGATTCTTGTTTATATTTATTTTTCTTATTTTTTGAATTAGGTATATTTGAATTTGAACGTCTTTTACTTCTTGGAATATATTTCTTACAAATCTCATGTCCTCCAAGAATTGTAATTTGATCACCATCTTTTAATTTTGAAATATCAGTATATTTAGAAAGTGTTTCAACTGGTAAAACAAGTCCTTCTGATTTCTCGCCACGGAGTCTTATAGCGGTAACATTTCTTTTTTCTGCGTCCATATAACCGCCGATGTTATTACCATTTTCATCTTTCTTTCGCACAAGATTATTATCTATAGCAAATTCAATAGAAAGCTGTCCATCGGAAGGAAAGAATATTACTTTTTGTCCTTCTTTATAGCTTAAATCTACAATTACATTTTGACCAAATACTTCCGCACACTGTAATCTATCAGCATTACTATGTTTCCTTAGACCTTTTAGCGTTGTTATATATGCACAATACATCTATTTAACCTCCTTTTTATGAAAGGGAACTTTCATCTGTTCTAAATTTCTCCCTTTGCTCCACAATTATCCGCAATAGTCCAGTCGTCACACGCCATGTTCTCGATTGTATATGTAATGTCTTCTGAATCCCTAATGTTAATAACTCTACCATCATGACAGTGCATCATAACTTCATTACCATCCAATTCCCACCATCCTGTCCAATGTTTTCTCTTGATCTTATGTCCTCTTTTAAGTTAAAATAGTGCGCTTGCGAAATTCATAATTTACATCCCCCTTTATTCATTTACTATTTCAAACATATCCTTAAATTCTTCATCTGTATAACTTTTCAACGTTGCTTCGTCCCAATCGAAAACATACCAATTATTGTAAAAATAATATTTCTCCACTTCAAAACGTTTAACAAGACAATATTTATCATTATCATCTTGGATAAAGACATATTTACTATCAAGATAAGGTTCAACTATTCTTAAAAATTCTTTTAAATTTTCCTTTGTTAATTTTATGCATTCATATTGTTTCTTACTTACACATCTCATTGTTGTACCCTTCTTTCCACTTCATCTGTTTACAGAATTCTCTATATCTTCTTGTATACTCATAAGATTCTCCAAATATATTATTTACTGTCTTGAAAGAAATATTTTATGCTACTTCTTATCTTCGTTTATTACTCTTGTTAAGGCTTCGATTAATACTTGTGTATTAACATACATTTTAATTTTTGATTCATTCTCTAATATATTTGTGAGTGCAATTTGATATTTTGTTCTTGTTTCTTCAAAAGACACACAATTCCCATATTGATCACATGCATACTCAGATGGAATATCATAATCTATATGTCCTAAATCATCTTTGAAATGATAACCGCAATCTCCATTATATTTCTTGCATACTTTACATTGTTCACTCATAATTCTATAGCATCTCCGCAACTTTCTTCGCAAAAATATCTTTGATATTCTTATCAATTACATCACAAATAACTTTTTCTGTCGCTTCTTTTACATACGTTTCTAATGTTTTATCTTTAATTTTTCGATTTGGATTCCATCTATCTGCTGATACTAACGCTCCAATTCTTTTAGTGACAATCTTTTCAATCTCATCATCAAGATTCCCTACAATTACATCTTCTATATATTTATCCATTGCAAGTTTAACTTTCTGATCAAGTTCTTCACTATCAACTTGTAGATTTAAAATTAATTTTGGTTCTGATTTCTTCATATTTTTAATCCTTTCTTATTCCTCAGTAATACAAGTATTTGTCACTTTCTTATACACATCTTCATAAAGTTCCTGCTTATCACCATTGTATGTATACTCAACATAGATTCCATCACCAGAAACCGTAGTAGAAGCAAGACATTTATAGTTTTGTAGAGTCTTACATGACCAAACAATAAATACATCATTCAAATCAACTTCATATTCTGGATAATTTTTATAATACCATTCTACTAATTTCTTTAAACATACTTTCTGAAAGTGATTCATTCCTGTAATAATCATAATTAATCCTCCACTGATTCATATTTTTTAAATAATCTACCCATTGTTAAATGATTGAATTTAGCTAGATCCATTGCACAAGCCACAACATTATGAGGTGTAGAAGCTCCAATAAATTCACAAAGATACTCTGATAATGATTCATAATTAATATCTTTTGATATTTCTTCATCCCAAGGTTTTCTAATCCATCCAATCATTTTCTGATTATTGATTGTTACTTCTCCTTTATCAAGTGAATATAATACACTACCGTTACTACTTCTCCACCAAGCATCTTCACCTGCGAATTTCACAAATTTTTCTTCTGATATATCTGAAATCATATCAAATATTTCATCATCCATTAACCAAACTTCATATCTATTACTCTTGTATGTGCATATTGCTCCATATTCTTTTGGATAATCTAATACGAAAAAGAATTGTTTAAGATTATTTCCTAAAATTTCTTTCATTTGCTCACCACCCTAAATGTTGAAACCATTTTGCAAATAATAGCAACCCTTCTTGAATCTTATCATTAGTTTCCTTATATTTTTCTTTCCAATCTGAATTGTTACAATCTATCGACTCATATATCTCATAATAATTAGCAGCTTGCTCAAATGACCAGATCATCTTATCTAATAATTCATCCCATTTCTCAGGTGTATTTGCTTCATCATATCCAGGATAAGCAATGGTTAGTTTCTTATACATTTTTAATCTTGGAAGAATATATTTTGCAACATTACAATCAAGATTCCATATTTCTTTTGGACTAACATATAATCCTTGCTTCTTTAACCATTTCTTTCTTACTCGTTTATTCAATATTTGAACCTCTCGTATAATATTTCTCCGTAATTTCTTGTTTAATCTTAGAAACTCTTTGTTTTGATATACCAATAATTTTAGATATTTCGCATTGTGTATATCCTTCTCTTAATAAAAGAAAAACCTTTTTCTTATTACCAACCAATTCATTTTCAATATTTTCTAATGATAGTGCTGATATTATTTCATTTTCAATATCTTGTTTACTTGGAATATAATTAAGAAATGTAGATGTGTCATTATCTTTAGATGATTCGTTGACTTGATTCTCATAATAAACTATCTGATTTTGTGGAATTGTACGCATTGCATTTTCTTTACGTTTCTCCATTATTATAGTTGTATACATACATTTATAGGCATAGGTAGAAAATCCCGATTTATCATTGTTATATGTATTTGCAGCTTTACATAAGCCTATTGCTGCAATATCATACCATTCTTCTACATCTAAATGATATTTATACAAAAAGGAATATATCAAATTGTGATTCTCTTCTACTAATTCCCTTGCTTCATCTGTAATTTATATCACCTCCATAAAATCGAGAATTCAAATTAAATAATACTACTCATCCAATTCCTCTCTTTTTAAACAATTTTCTTAATGATTCTTCTGTGTATAATATATCATTATCTTGTAGCCATTTAAGAAAATTATTTTTATTAGGAAAACATTGAGCACAACCATAATAATTGTTGTAAATACCACAATTACAACGATACATTAGTTCTCTTCTATATTCTTTATGGCATTTCTCACATTGACACCTTAAAGATAAAGGTCTTATTTTCTTTACACTAATAGAATCCATATGCTCTTTTATGTATCTTTCTGCTGGATCACGTTTCATTTCTTATCACCATCTTTCTTTATACCTATATTCGCTATTTTATAAATGAATTTTGTGAACATTCTATTACTCTTTCGTTTTTCATATATTTTTTGAAGAATATCAACTATGATAAGATAAAAGACAATTAAAAATGACACCCCTCCCGTAAGAATAAGAACTATAGTATGCAGTATTTCTCCTTTAAAATAATTCTCATCATATGGTTCTCCTCTCATATCGTATACACATATACTTATTACCGATAATAAGCCAATCAGCAACCATATGACTGCAATTATAATATACTCTTTACGTCCAAACATTATCATCACCTGCCTTAAAACGTTTGTTTCATGTGATGCTAAACCATCACTTTATCATTGATTTCTTCAATTTTAGTTCTCATATAATATCTTAAATCTTCTCTAAGTTCACGATTACACATAATTTGTTTAATATCATTTGAAAATTCCGTGATGATTTTATTTACGATCTTATCTGCCATTTCTTCTTCTAATCGTGATATAATTTTCTCTTTTACTTTTTCAATATCAATTTTTTCATAACATTCTTTAATGATTTCGTATGGAACTTCATACCTATTATCATAATTGATTTTAATAAGATCCTGTTTTGAAATGTCATTGATAATCTTTTTCTGGATTAAATCATTAAATTTCTCTTCAAAATTTACCATTTCGTATTCTCCAAACTATCTAAAAATTGTTTCATCCATAGATTCTTTTCTTCTACTCTCTTTAATTCTGCTTGATATTTTTCATATGCCCTATTAACTTGCATATCCTTTTGATCTTTTAAATCATCAATATATTTCCTAATTGCATCATCAGAAGTATCTAATTCCTTATTTATATCTTCTTCACACCATTTATATAAAGATGTATTCAATGACATATCAATTTGTTCTAAACAAAATTTCTTTAAATTTTCATGTTCTGGTGTTGGAGGAATCCATTTTTCAACTTCTTCTCGTACTTTTAGGTACTTTTTATCTTCATCTTTATAATCTTTAAGACATCTTTTTGCACTAGCTTTATTATTCTTAAATTTAGAAATCATGTCTTCTTTCGCTTCTTCAAGAGTCATGCTATATGCTTTTTCTCTTGACACTAAAGAATCTTTGTATGCTTTTTCATAATAAGGATCTGGCTCAAAATGATTTGGTGTTGGAACATCTAAAGATTCATCTTTTAAGTCAACAGCAATTCCAAATGCTCTTGTACATAGTTTCAAAAACTCTTTACCAGATGTTATTTCTCCATCATTAATGTAAGACGTATATCCTGTTGGCATCTAATCACCTCTCTAGTCAGTTATATTTTTATGGAATCTTGAGCAGAAATGCTCTTAGATTTCACCTTTAACTACTCTTTCATTTACAGAAGCTACAAACTCATTAATCTTTTTATAATCTGGACTATCTGGTAAATCGGTATTCTCTTTTGCGTAGTCTAATCTCTTTTCATATTCATCTACCATTTCATAAAATTCTGGAACAGGTTGCCTATTTTCATCTAAATATTTACCATTACGAATATCCATAAGTAAATCATGCTCTTTATCTCTATAGGTATTGATTTCTCCTTTTTCAAGAATATCCAGGCACATCATATATAATCTAATCAAATGCATCATATGTTTACCTAATTTATTTGCTTCAATCGCTTTTTGATTGCGTTTACCAATCTTGCCATATGCTTTTACGATAGATTGCATTTCAGAAATCATACCAGAATAATCTCTTAGAGGATAATGTGTTAAATTCACATCCATAAAAATTTCCGTATCATATCCCTCTTGAACTGCTTTATCAATATATAATTTAATCGCATCATCTGGCATTGTAAAATGTTTTTGTTTAAAGTCAAACATTGCATGATCAATTGTCTTAAAGATATGTTCTTCGTTTTTAGCCTGTCCAACTAATCTATTTGACTTATTCTCCAACCTACGGAGCTGCTGATTAGCATAGCCACCAAAAGAATAAATTGCTTTCTTCGATAGAAATAAATCTTTATTATAAATAAATTCTCTACCAATTGGCGATACATAGAAATAATGTTCTGGTTTATTACCGAGCATTTCAATTGTGTTAGGATTACAATTGCATAACAGTGAAATCAATTTATTAAACGCATAAATGGTTGTATCTGTTTTTTCATTTACAAATTGCTCAAAATTTTCATTCGTAAGAATTTGCATTTTACTATTCAATGCACATCCTCTAATATCCAGATCACTTGTTTCTGTATTTGTACCATAAGCATGACTTCCACCAAGTGTAAGAATAATAATATTATTACCTAAATTCTTATCTTTTCGTAAGAAATCGTATTCTTTACTTCTTAATTTCTCTTTAATCTGCTCTATTGTCATAAAAATTCACCTCTTTTTATGAATGAAAGTTTACTTTCAACTGTTAATTTTTTGACTACCTGCAATCTCCTCTAAACATCTATTCCAACCGTCACGATACCCAGTATAATATTCCTCATAGGGATCGTCAAAATCATCTTTCTCCGGCAGTGGCTGCAATGGACACCAATCGGGGATTACATCATTGTTTGGAACTCTCCTGCAATGTATTGCTCTGCACCAGAAATCACTTATAAATTTACATTTTCCACAGTCCTCTGGTGTATCCATAACTAATACTGATTTACTCATCTTATCTTCCTTCTTTTCTGTAAAAATGCTCCATACTGTGCGGGGCTGATAATGTCTTCCTTCTCTCTGGTAGCTAGACCGTATCCGAATCTTCCGTTCTTTTTGTTTTCTTCCTTTGTGAACATAGTGGAAATGTCTTTTCCTTTACTCATTTGATTCCTCCACTTTTCACAATTTCGATCAAATCATCAATAAGAGCATCTGAGCAATCTTCACTGCATACTGTTTTCCCATCATCATTATATTTACATAATTTACAATCAAAATTTGCTCTTCTATATTCAATCTGTTCAATAACTTTTTCCACATCAAAAGCTGTCGGCTGCTCATCAATCTTTTCAAGAATTTCTAAATCATCAGAATACGCACAATGTATCACATGTTTCAATTTATCTGCATCAATTAATCTCATCTTTTATTTCTCCAAATTAACACACATCCGCTAAGTAACACCATAAATAACAATTCTACAATTACTGTAAATCTATCCATTTATTATTCCTCATTTTCTTTAAACGCATATTGAATAGCTTCACTAAAACAACATCCACCGTTGTAATATCTAACATTGTATTTATATTCTTCATCCTGTAACTTTGTCAGATCAAAAGTAGACTCATTATAATCAATTTGTTGTTTTGACATAATCCTATACACATTTTCATTAACAACAACATAATAATCATAAAATTCATATATAAGATATTCTTCCCATGTGTCATAATAACTCGGCAAATTCTCATCACAACCAGGACAAGTTAATGCAACTCTTTTACAAAAATCACCATATGTTTCATTTTCTTTTTTGTGAATTAATTTTAGTTTACCTCTATAATTTACATACTCACTCATATTCTAATGCTCCTCATTTTTATCCGTATAATATCTACCAAAAACCATATTAAATAAATAGCCTAAAATTAATATCCTCTTTAATTGATTTGGAGATACTGGACGTAAATCCATAAATGCACCTAAAATTTCAGTTGTTTCAAAATCCATCATATGATAATCGCAACTATTTGGATCAGATATTCCATGTTTAAAATATAAATCATCTTCACTTTGTAATCTTTGTGGTTCAAAAGTTTGTTCATAAATTGATTTATAAACAGACATTGGAATTTTATCAAATAATTCTAATTCAAACATATTTCTCACCTCATGAAAGACGCATTTTATCGTGTAATAACATTAAACATATCATCTACAGAATCAAGTAAATCATATCTTTTATCAAACGGAGCAGTTGAACTTTTTGCAAATTTTTTCTCTACCATATCAATGTAATATGTAAATTCAGAATCTCGTCCCATATAAAACTCATCCCATTCTTCCTGAGTTAATAATCTTTTTACATTCAACTGCTCAATTGCAAGATTATCAAAACTTACAACTTTAAATTTCTGAATAATATCTTCAAGATTTTCATATAACCATTGCTGCTTAGTCTCAATATCATTCTGTTCTTCTTCAAAATACTCATTACCTCTACGCAAATGTTTATACCCAAGAATTAACATCTTTAAATTATTATTCTCTAATGCTTTTATATCAGATGGTTTTAATACACCATTAATTACATGAATAACTGCATTTGGATATTGTTTTATAAGTTCAATAAAATGTTTTGTGGGATTTACTAGCGAAACGCCAAGACCATAGATTAATTTCTCGTCAACTAACTTTTTGATTAATTCATGCTTCTTTTCAAAATGGATCTGATTAACAGTCATATTTGCAATAACTTTTCGTTCTTTTAGTTTTTGTAAGAATGGAATTAAATCAGGATGACTGGTTGCATCACCACCGCCAATTGCAATTTCTTGATATGGATGTAAAGTATCAATAAATTTTTCATTTAAAATATCTCCAAATTTACCATGTAAAGAGCTACCCTCATGACAAAATTTACATCCCCTATCACAGTAATTACAAATTTTTACATCCATGTTTTCAGCAAAACTAGGAATAAATTCATCATCTTTTGTTTCTCTAATTTTTGTTCCGTCACTCAAAATAGTTGTCACAAAGTTACCGTTTTTATATCTTCCTAATAATCCCATTCTTAACCCTCCTAATCAATCATGACCGTAATATCCAAATGCAACTACTGTATCACCATTTTTTGTCGTAAATGTATCTTCAAAAGTTTTATAATCAAGTGCGCCATACTCATTAAAACGATCATATGTATAATATCTGTCATCATCATCATGATCTGTATCATCTAGTGGAATTAATTTATCTTCCCAATAATCATAAATAAGTTCTCCATTTTTCCATCTATCATAATCTGATTGTGTACACATTGTTAAACTATGTACGCTTGATGAATTAGTTTCAAATACACCTCGTCTAATTTGTCTCTTCATATAATTTAATTTCCTTTCATATAAACTTCATAATTGTCAAACACTGGTTTTAATCCACCATAATTTGTATATGTACCCCAACTTGTTTCTTCTTCACCTTCGTTGACATACATTGTGTCTCTAAAAGCATTCGAGTTATCATTGCCAGTAATCACTATTGAATTACCAAACAAATACCTAAATAATTTATCTGAATCTGCTAATACATCATTAACAAAATCTTGTGTTTCTTCTGAATGATCAATATACCCATCAATATCATAGTAGTATCTTGTTTTACCATCATATTTATATGTATCAACTTTTAATTCCGGAAGAGTATATTCAATATTATTATCATCTAAAATATCTTTTAATTTCTGTAAATTTTCATCTGCCTTATTCTTATCAAAACTTAGAATCGCCGTGATTAAATATGATGCCTTATCATATGATGCCCCATAAGTAATATTCTCCCAACCAAACTCTCCTACTACAAAATCAATATGACTTAAAGGATTGTAATTCCCTTTAGTGATACAAATTGCATGTGTACTACTCGAATTAGTTTCAAAAACACACCTTCTAATCTGTCTCTTCATTTTATTTTCCTCTCTTTCTTCTTTATGAAAACAACATTTCATTTATCTTAAATCTACATCATTTCGGGTTTCTCCATCAGAATAATAAATATTCCAATCATTAAATAAATTTATAAGCAAATCATTATCCCATTTGTCATATTCATTACAATGGGTAATTGCAATTGATTTTGTATTTCCAAAATCTCCAATATCATCAGAACATCTATTATATAGTTCTCTTAGATTAAGATGTCCATATCTTAATATATCTTGAAAAGGATTTGGAACATTTGTTTTATCATACATATATTCGTTAATAAAATTTTTATTGCATTCTGATGGAAATTTCCCTGCGCCATGTCTTGTTAAATAAGTACGAGATACATAACAAGTTTCAATATTTATATCATCATTCCATTCAATATTTTCAATTATTTTCTTGGGATTTTTAATTCCAGTGTTAGATGGGGTAAGATGTGGAAAATAATCAATATTATTTTGATCAAGTAAAAGCCCTTGTGCTGCTTCAAAAATAATATTGTCATACTGATTTAAGAAATATTCATCTGAAATACACAATGAATGGCTATTCATAAAATCCAAGTCTTCTAAGAAATGTTCAAATATACCATTATCAAAAAAGATTTTCAACCATTCGCCTGATAATTCAATGTCCTCCTTTTTAAATTGTTCCAAATAGTATTCTTTAATATTGTAATCTAAATCAGTTACACCAGCTCTATATCTTTTAATTGTCTCAAAAACCCCTAATCCACAACTACCATGTTTATTTTTACCACGGCTTTCCTCAACGATTTGATTAGCTATCATATCAAATGGAGTTGTTATCATGCAATTTTGATTAATATATACATTTAGATTATGATTAAGTTTTACTAACTCATCATATTCTTGTTTAAAAATAATTGGATTAAGAATAAAATCCTCAGATAAATATGTACTTGCGTTATTAAATGTACCTGATCCAAAATGATGAAAGACATGTCTAATTGCAGTTGGCGTTGTTACAGTATGTCCTCTTTGCGCTCCACCATTTGAACACACAACAATGCTATTGGATTTTTGCGAAAAATAATCTGTCATCAAGCCCTTTCCTTCATCCCCAAAATTTGCTCCAATTACAATCTTAATGTCTTTCATCTTTTAATTCTCCTATTCTACCATGTAATTTCTTCTGAACCAGAAGATGTTGTAACTGAATTTACTACATTATTTTCTGCTTCATTAATGATAATGTCTACAATTTCATTCGTAATACTATCCATAGTCACTTTTCTAAAATGAACATCATCAAGATATTTTCTATAAGATGTTTCAATCTCATCTTCGTCCCATCTACGACCATGATTTACATCTAAATGATAAATATTAAATTTTTTAGAAACTTCATTATATAAATCTTTTGTTTCTACATCATCTTGAAGATTATCCCCTGTTGCTTCAATCAATCCGCTATAACAACCTCTTAACGGAAGATATGGATTAAGCTGTTCATCTCCCATAGTGATGATAATTCCTTTTCTTCCACGATTTAAACAATCAAGCTTTGTATGACGAGAACCAAAATACCATGCTGCGGTATAAGACTCGTAATTATTTCCACCACCACCAAATTCAAAATAAATTTTATCAAGCTGTTCAGCAATACGAATATCTGATTCAAACTGAGAAGCTTGAATAGGGTAAATGTCACATGCTAAATCTCCAATCCCCATAATGAGAAATTCAACATCTGTTACTTTCTCATATAATTTAGTCATAATTACATTGAGTTTCTTTGCTACTTCAACGGCAGCTTGTCCCATAGATCCAGTAACATCTAATGCTAAAATAACTGGAACTGTATTTGGATGTTCTTCTGTGTCGCAACATTCCCTGATTACATTTTTAGGATTCAGTGCAGGATCAATATTTGTAGCTTTGAACATATCCTGATTAGAATAAGAACCACTAATTGTTCCATCTTTTGAAACACTTCTTCCTACTGATTTTGAATAACTTGTATAACTAGCTCTTGTCCATGATCCACATCCCATATTATGCTTCCTCCTCTTCTTCTACATCTGTATCATTGTCTGTATCAAAATCAAACATTCCATCAAACATTTCTCCCATATTTCCACCCATCATCATAAATGGTAACATGGCACTCATTCCTCCACTATTTCCATTTAGCATTCCAGAAGAATTGTTTTCACCTTTCATCATTTGTGAAAGCATCATATATTTAAAAATATTGTTTGTGCCTTTCTTTCCTTTTAAAATATCACATCCAAACATTGAAACAATTTTCCCATAAAAATATGTATTACCCATAAATACATGTCTCTCAGGTAAAATAGTTTCTACTGTTGAATCTTCATAGTTGATTACAGTAATTTTAGTTTTATCAGATTCAATGACACATTTTGGTTTATTATTAACTAAAATAATATCACCTTTTTCTACTTTATTTGTTGGAATTACAAAGAAAAATTCTTCTCCAATATCAAACACAAAATTGCTACAATTAGTAAGTTTACTTGTTTTAACATTGTAGCTTTTGTACCCGTTTGATGTTTTTACTGCAATTCCTCCATTCATTGAAAGCCTACACATTCCACTTCCAACTTTCCCAAACATCCCGTTTAAAAAATTGTTCATCATTTTTTATTCCTCCTGTTTTATATATTATTTATTGTTATGTGCTTTATTTCTCCAAATGAAACTGCCGTTTCAAGATTCCCTTGCAACCAGTTCCGTAATAGCATAAATCAAATCATCTAATAGTTCTTCCTTATCTTCCGCACTCAAAGATTTCGTGACTTCTTTTTGTCCACTATGATTTCTTGTGAATACTCTATATTTATTGTTATCAAAATCATACTCTACTCTAAATCTGCTTCCTACTAGACTAATCATTTTCTATTCCTCATATTTCCTCAAACATATTTTTGTTTATACACGCTTGACACTTTCTCCCTACAACATCTTTCTGTCCATACTTACACTCAGTACAATTAGCCAGCTCAAAATATTCTCGCTCCCATTGAAGAACATTATGGAAATCATATGAAGCATATCCCATATGATAATTGTCTTCTCCAACTTCCTTGTATTTTAATAAATAACATGGTTTATCGTCTATAATCTCGAAAATTTGTTCTATATCGGTTACTTTTGTTTTTGGATTATGTTTAATATTTGTACTTGTTTTACACATTGCTATTACTCCCAATCAAGTTTCTGTCCGCATTTATCACAATAAATAAAAGATCTATTAAGTCCTTCTCCGCAACAAGGACAATTTCCTCTTGAAGTATAATAGTTTCCAGAAAAATCGAGAATGGATTTCATATTTGTGATTTTCTTAGGAATTTGTTTTTCCAATGCTTTAATGGCTTTCATTCTAACTTCGTAAGTACATTTACCACCATAAGCTGTGTCGTCATAACTTAATTCTTTTAATGCTTCTTCTGGTTTCATATTAGTCCTCCTAATGAAATTTCTCCTTAATGGAAACATAATCAATGAATACTCGCTTTCTTTTACCACATTTCTTACATTCCAGAACAGCTTCCTCAGCATCCTTCCAATACCAAACCAATTTGTATTTATGTGGTTTGCAGAGACATTTTATTTTGCATCCATTCTTTCGCCATCTATTGAATTTATTGATTATTGTGCAGAGTAATCCGTAAATAATAGCGGCAACTACGTATATCCCCAACATCATAAGAATTTCTTTTATCACTTCGATCATTTCTTATCTCCATTTATCTTATATTTTCTCTATTACTTCCAACTTTTTTCCACAATACGGACAATAATTATAATTATCCGCATAATCTTCACAACCGTCTTGAAATGAATTGAGATAACTTGCACCATACGGTTTACTGTTTGCGACATTACACCAAATGAATACTGTTCCATACGGATTTATGTATTTGAAGCAATTCAGGTGCTTTTTATTTCCCATTCTTCTTCATCTCCTCCAGCTTCTTCTCGGCTTCTTCACGAGTGAGGAAAATAGATTTTCCTATAGAATTCTTCATAATTGAAGTAAACTTAATTTCTTTTACATAATATTTCTTCTTTTCATACTCGCATTGAACATATTCTTCACATTTCCATTTTTGAGTAGCTTCACAATGTTCATAATCATAAATACAATCAAGAAATGATCCTACTACATACACATTAGTTCCTGTCGCAACTGGCAATCTCACAAGCAAGCCCTGTTCTTCTAAGTCTTCATAAGTGGCAAGCTTTTCAATCGCAGGATATAAATATTCTCCGCTTAATACTTTAACAAGAGGTATTTTATTCTTAGATTCAAATACTTTTATCCCTGAAATTCCATTCTTTTCATCATTTGGAACATATCTTTCTGTTAATCTCTCCATTTATTTCAACCTCTTAAAAAATCATATCTTCCAAGTATTCATAAATTTTATATGGGATAAAACAAATTACCATAAGTACAAATCTTAATATTACAATTGGAATCTGTGCTATCATACATAACAAACACCAACTACACGCCCATTTATTTTTCCTCCACCAATCAACAGGGGAACCATTGATGTATCCGTTTTCATCTTCTAACGATCTCTTAGCCATTCTACTTATTGCAATCAACCGCTTCACCTCTCAAACTTAATCTTCTTACCAATGTATTTCTCTATAATCGCACCTAATTCATCAGAATATGTTTTCACAACATAATCTGTATCAACTTTAATCGCAATAATTACATTATGATCGTCTACCAAAATTCCACCAACTGTACCACCAGGAACACGAATTGGATAATTATGAAATCTATCTCTATCCCTATAATCCAATAGATAATGCTTATAATATGGATATTCTCTTATATCAAATCCTGCACATCGGTCTAATTCTTCTGTGAATTTACAATAATACTGTTTATTATTACCTAAACTATATTTCTCTTTTAGAATCATATTTTGTCCTCTTTACATATACCATATATAGCATTTAAAAATGTTATATATACTATATATGGTATTTAATTAACCATGAAACTCGTGTTTCATCTAATAGCGTTTATATGTCACAAATTCTCCATTCTCAAACTCCACTTCAATTCTTGTAGGATATCCAGTATTATCTCCTTTGAATGAGACATATTTCTTTCCTATAATTTTTAAATTTGTTTTATGATTCTCTTCACACTGTTTACATTTGTTTTTGTCTGAATATTCTGTTCCACAAACTTCACACTGATATCTGGTACTTGTTTTCATAACATTAAACCTCTTTAAATTATATTTTGTATAAGGAATATAGCCGCTTATGCGACTACATCCTCAATACTCTTTTCTCCAACTGGAAATACTTCTGGTTCTTCGGCAGCCACAGACTCTACATTTTTCTTTAACTGCTCAAAATAACTATCTTTTAATTCACTTGCAATTCCTCTTCTTCCTAATTTAAGTGCAACATATGGAGTAGAACCAATTCCACCAAACGGATCAAACACAATATCGTTTGGATTCGTCCATAATTCAATACATCTCTGAATTACTTCAAGCTGTAATGGACAAATATGTTTCTCATCCTGTTCAGATCTTGCTGATTTTCTCTGTAATGTATCACTCTGCCTAATGTCCATCCATACAGGTGAAGCGTAATTTTGCCATACATTAACAGGAAATGATTCATTTGTGTGTTCAACTCGTTCTGGATTATCACCAGGCTTCCTAACCGTAATTACATAATCTGGAAGTCCTTGACGACTCATACTACTATCTTTCTTAATCTGTTTATGTAAAAGCCCAAGTGCTTTTGTTCTTTGCATTTCCGTAACAGGATTCTTCCAAATAGTTACTTTACTATGGTAAATGAATCCACAATCCTGAAAGATTTTAAGCATGAGCGCAGGAAAATCTTTTAATCCAATAACACCATCTCTTGACTTCATGAGAGGTAAATCCATACAGTGAAAACTCAGAAGTCGTCCAGGCATTGTAATTCTATATAATTCTTTTGCAAGATATTTGAAATGGTTATAAAATTCTTCATCGCCCTTACAGTTACCCATATCTCTATCTGAATTGGAGTACACATATAACTGTGAAAATGGTGGTGAAAAGATAGTGTAGTGGATGCTATTATCTGGAATCTCCTTAGTAATTTCTACACTATCTCCATGATAAAGTGCATATCTGTTTGCTACTGCTTGATCAATTACATTCATCATTATTTAAATTCCTCCCAGTTTGGTAATTTCATTGTTGTATTTGCTTCATATGGTGTAGTAAGCCTACACGTTGATTTAAGCTCTTTCTTAGTAATTTCTTTAGTCAGATTAATCATTGCATCTCTCATAGTAATGAAATCTAATTGTTTTCTTTCGATATTCTCTTTTACACAACCTTCTTTTGCTGAAATGATTATGTATACATTGACTTCTTTTGTCTGACCAAAACGCCAACATCTTCTTACAGCCTGATAATACTGCTCAAAACTATCAGAAAGTCCAGTAAAAATAACATTGTGGCAATTCTGCCAATTCATGCCATACCCTGCGAGCTGTGGCTTACTGATAAGACATTTTAATTTTTCATCAGAAAATGATAGCATTGTTTCACTCTTGTATTTATTCTTATCACTTCCTTGAACGTTTTTACTTTCCTCAATCAGTTCATTTAACCTATCACCTTCGGCATTAAGATCACACCATACTAACCACTGTTCATCAGAATTATTCACTAACTCCGCTGCTTTTTGGCATCTTAATTCAAGAGTATCTTTTCTTGCATTTCTACGCTCTGTTAATGTGAGTGATTCAGTAATTGGTTCATTTCCATCAACTATAATTTCGTGAATATTCAAATTAGGTAATTCATAATCTGTACCGTCATATCCTAAATTTGATGGATTATCAATAAATACAGACCAACTTGCCATCCATTGCCAAAATACATCTTTTGCATGACCTTTCAATCTCCACTTAGATGTTTGACCACCATCATGAACAAAGAACATTGATAACATCTCTGAACGTGTCATAACTCCACAAAATTCAGAATGATTTCCCAACTCCATATAATCATTTGGGGCAGGTGTTGCAGTACAAGCTAATTTATAGGGAACATTTTGGAAATTCTCGATAATAGAAGTCCTCACTTTACCAGTGTAGGATTTAAGAATTGAACTCTCATCTAAGACTACTCCAACAAATTCATTTGCTACGAATTTATCTAGTTTCTCATAGTTTGTAATATTAATTCCATTAATACAATCTTCCTGTTTCTCACATACTTTTGAATTATAATGGAATTTTTCAGCTTCTCTCTTTGTCTGATCCGCAACCGATAGAGGTGCAAGAATCAAAACTTTACCGCCCGTATGTAGATGTACTTGATGCGCCCATGATAATTGCATTAGTGTTTTACCAAGCCCACATTCTGCAAAAATACAAGCTCTACCTTTTGCTAAAGCCCATCTTACTACATCTTTCTGAAAGTCAAATAACATGGGATTTAGTTTATCTTTATCAATATTAAATCCGCTACTTTCCAGAACATAATCCTTTTGTTTTAGAAAATCTTCGTAATTCATTCAATCTCCTTTTAATTATTTATTATTGTTTATATTTTTCTATAAAATCTAATTCTCCATTAGACTTTAATCTTTCATATTCATCAATCCAATATTGAGCTTTGTATCTATTATTGTTTGTTGATTTCCACATATTGTAATCAAACTTTTGATGTGGCTCTTGTGAACTTAATACACGTTTACAAAATCCATATAGATAAATAGCATATTCATTAGACAATTTTCTTATATATCCGTTATGTATAAAAGCACTTGTATTATCCCAAGGCTCCCGTTCATCAGTAAGTGTTCTATCATACAACTCAGTTTGTGCATTATAATAACAACGCACTTTATAATATAGTTCTTCTATTGGACTCTTTTTTACTGATTCAGCGAATACTTTACTTCTCCATTCATAAGGTTCAAACATTTTATTTAATCTCCAACGGAATATTTTCCATAACCGCTCTCATCTGTAACACCGCATAATAATCTTTCATAGCTCTTAACTGTAAATCATATGTACTCCTAGGACAAGTTGGCTTGAAATTCAATTCATTATGATCCCAGTTGTCTAACATTCTCTCAAGCCCTAAAATTCTAATTTCTAATTGTTTATATTCAGCAATAAATCTTTCTTTATAATCTGTGCTGCACATAATATCTACCGTATCTTTTAAAGTTTTATATTCCATAATCTTATATTCTCCTTTGAAATAAATTTTTTATTGAGTCAAGATTGAAACTGCTAAAGGAATCATCATAATCCATATTGATTCTAAATCTTTTGTGATTGCTATTCCTGCAATCGCAACAATCGCACTTGCAATCCACATAATACATTCAGGTACGTTATTCATACGTTTTACTCCTATCTGATGTTGTTCTATTGGTAAAACTCATCTTAATATTTCGTGAATCATAACCACATGTACATGTAAAATAAACTATTGGAGATCCACAGAAATATCCAATAGTTTGTTTTAAAGTTTTATAACATATCGGACATGTATTCATAGTTTTATTTCTCCTTTAATGTTCATATTTGTCTTTTAACCTTTGTAATTCAGCTAATTCTTTTTCTCTTAGTTGTTTCTCTTTTTCTAATCTTTCTTTTTCTTTAAAAGGTCTTACAAATTTTTTATTCATCAACTTAATATTTTCATCATAAATTTTACCATCACCGTAAGAACGTAATTCTGCCAAATAATCTTGTGCAATTTTTTCAGCAAGTTTTCTATCATTATGACTAATATTAATTTCAAATTTTATCCAGTTACACAATCTATTACTTTTCGTTATGCTATTGCAATGCAATTCATTATCTATATAATATCTATATCTATCGGGTTCTTTTCTCATAGTGTATTTATTATTTTTATCATAATCAAAAAGAACCTCATGAGTATACTTTAATTCTACTTTCGACAGATCTTTTTCATTTGTTAAATTTTTTAATGGTTCTACATAATAATCAGCATGAGAGATACAACAATATTTTTCTGCATCATCACGATTATCAAAATAACCAACTATATACCAGTCGCTATAACAACCACCAAATACTCCATATACCATAATTCCCTCCTATTTATCCATTCTATGAAAGATTTCTTTCAACTGTTATCGGCTTTTATATTTCTTCTCTATTCCACATTTTTTACAACGATAAGTTTTCATACGATATAATGGATATTTGTAAGGTGTTCCATCTAAATGTTCTCCATATGCATAAGTATCAAAAATTAATTCCCAGTCATGTTTACAAAAACAACTTCGTATATAATTAATTAACCTTTTCATTTAAAATCCACCTTCCATTGCCAAGCAACACATTAATATTGTTATAATTATTGAAGTTGTACATGAGATAATGACATTTTCTAATTTATTTCGATTAGCGTACCATTTTGCCGCAATCATATTTAGAATAATCAACGCACCCATTATACAATACCTAATGTCATTCATTATTATTCCCTTTCATCTCATCGGATTCCCTGTTTATGCTCCAATATTGCAAGAAATTGTATTGAAAGCATTCAGCAGAAAAGTCTGAATAACTCTGCAATTTGTCTGGTTTAGCTTGTGCCCTGTAGCAATGACTACGTTTTGGACAGTCACTACTACGGCACATAGTAATATCAGGCATTTTTATTACTATCTTTCTTCTTACGTTTCACGGAATCAGCTTTAATTTTAAGCTGCTCATTCTCAATTTTTCTCATCATCCCTCTGAATTTTCCTGTCTGTTTACTTGTAATTCCCATAATGCTTTCTCCTTTTCTTATTATGAATTAAAATATTTTACAATCTGTTTGCCAATCCAACGTCCCATTGGAACAGCAACAGCATTACCAATCTGTCTATAAGCATCATTATCTGTTCACAGAACTCAAACCAATCTGGAAAACCTTGTAGTCTAGCATATTCCCTTACTGTATATGGTCTAATTCTATTTTCATTTTTGATTAATCTTGTTCTTGGAAATAATTTGGATGATCACCCATAGAAATTTACTTAGATATGTATTATTCCTCCCAATAATCATAATTAGGATTCATAAGACATTCAGGACATCTACAGACTAATTCTCCATCTTCGTCCTCGTAATAATCGTCACCATAACCACTACATTCATAGCAGTAGTCATATGGATCTTCTTCATAATTGTCTAAATCATTCATCTTTCACCTCTAGTTTCTTTAAATCTTCAATGCTCCAAGGTTTTTCATTTTCCCATTTTATAAAATCAAACATACCGCCAAATGGCTTTTTAGAAATATAACAATAGTCACACATTGATATATTTTCGAGACACCAACCATCATATCCTTTACTTGGCAGTGAATCAAAAACATATAAATTTTTATCTTCACCTCTTGCTAAATATTTCCATTTAGCTACAATCAAATCAAGGAACGTTTTCTCTTTTGATGTGATTGTAGGTTCCTCTACATATTCTGATTCAGACCATTCACGTAATTGATCGAGGCATACCTGTGAACGTCCAATATGTTCAACCATATCAAACATGCATGATTCACAATTAATATTATCACAACAAACAACTTCATTATCTTTTGTTACTGCTATACTCCTACCATTACAAGCAATATCTACAATTTCTTTAGCGAATTTCTCTCTATTTTTCATTTATATCCTCCAAATATTCTTTATTATATACTTCATTTACTTCTTCATCTTTTGGCATTTGAAACACGATACATATAAAACCTGTCTCAAAATTATTATAAGCTTGACCAATCAAATCTAAAACTTTGAGAGCCTTTTCTTTACTCGTATATTTTCCTAACAAAACATTACTGTTTGCATACGTTATTTCAATTGCATTCGCACGATCAATAGCAATTGTTTTACCTGCAATATCTACCAATTTAGTTCTATCCTGGCTTCTAATTAACATATTTTCTCCTTTGAAATGCCAAATTCATCATTAAGCTACTTTTTAAATCCAGAACTATACTCAAAATCATCATCATTAAATACAATAACTTCTTTATCACTCATACCACAAAATTCCATTTCATATTTTCTGATATAATCATCAATAGATTTCTGATGCATCTCACCGAAAAATGGATATGGAAATGTACTCACTTCATGATTTTTGACTTTATCATAATCAATTCCTTTTGATACACTAATATGTTTACAAAATGCTTCTTCATTAATTCTCACCCAGTCTATGATTGAGTTCATATTAAATGTATAGGCTGTTTCAGATCCTCTAGTGTACGAAACAAAATCAATTACAAAATCTGTCCAGGGATCTTTCTTGCTTCTGAATATCATTCCTGTCTTATATTTCTCTTTATACTTTTTCATTTTCCCCTCTCATATTTCATTCTTCTCTCTACTTCTTTATCATTTTCTTTATCATTGAAGTATTTATAAGCTAACATCATGGGATAATCAGAATCTTTAGCTCTTGGATATAACATATATTCACACCAATTAACTTCTCCATCATCTTTAACCCAGCTTGTGCCTTCAAATAGATTCAAGAAAACATTCTGATATGAATACTTTTCATTCTGCACACGATAATCTTTGATGATTGTAGACTTATCATATCCACTAATTTTTACAAGAATATTATCAATCATGACTCTTTTACCTAATCGTACAAGCCATTTCGTAAACTCTTTATATGTTTGATTATATTCTCTATCTCTTAATGCAGCATCTACAACTAAGATGTATTCATCTTGTGTACGCAACATCCCTCTACTTCTTGTTCTATTACCATACCTATCAACAAGATTATTAGTTCTTTCTCCAAATTCATCACAAGAACAGGAACTATTATGTCCATTCTTTTGAATTACATATACATCCATGTCTTTCTCTGAACCAGAAACTATCGGTAAATGTGCTAAGACGGTATCAAGAATATATCTTTTCTCTGCTTGTGTACGCCCTATTGGAGATACTGTTATTGTTCCCTGTATGTAAGTCCAACTACTCATTTATAGCCCTTCCTCAGGATAATGTCCCTTAAATTTTTTAAATCCTAAATCTAAAGTACAAACATCGTTTTCTATAGTTTTATATCTAACATAATATTTCTCTTCAAAATCATCACCAACATTCGGAAAGGTGTTTTTGTCCAAATCTTCAAGATATTCTCTCGAATATGAAAGTGGTACATTTATAATTAATTTCATAAACTATCTCCATAAAAGCAAGATTTCATCAGTCACCACACAACTTTTCGGCATAAGTTTTTAATTCTACTACTTTACTACGAGGAATTTTTACTGTCACTTTTTCATATACGTCAATGCTATTTAAAAATTCTGCGATTTCTTCTTGCTCAGATTCATAATCTAAATCATTATCTTTATAAACACTCTCTAACTCCCATCTTAAATTCTCACCATCACATTCTAATTTCCCTTCAATGGCATATTCTTTATCTGATTTAAAGCTTTCTTTTACTGTAACTTTTCCTTCTGTTTCGCTATATTTTCCATCAATGTCAGCAACATATACTTCGGTTGGAAAACACTCTTTGATTTTTTCATATGAAGATTTTTTAATCCAAATATTTTCCTCATATTCTACTCCGCTATAATATGCATAAGCGTATAAATTTGCCTTTACTAATTCCATTTTCAATTCCTCCCATAATTTGATCTTCTGCTAATAACAACGCAATCTACTATATCATCTAGCATCTTTGATATTTCGCTATAAGTCCCACTAAATGCAGTTCCAGTTGTCTTTAATTCATATGTCCATTTATCTTTATCTTTTGTACAAATAACTGGGATACTCATATATGTAACTGTTCCTTTCGGTATGATAACTGGACAATATTCATACGCATAATCTTCTTTTAATACTTTTAACCATGTTTGACAATTTTTATTGTATGATTTATATTTTGCTCTACTCATATGCACACGAATATATTCTTTTGTCTTATCAGAATAATCAATAGAAATAAACTTATTCACAACAAGTAAAACTCCATCTGTAATTCTATAAATGTCCTGATAATCTGTTTGTGCTACTACTTCCATATTTTCACCTCTATTCATTTTTATTCGCTTTGGAAATTTCGACTTGAACAAGTCTAATAGATTTAATAGATTTTGATGAATAATTATCATTTCTATCCAAGCAGCTCTTTATATACTTTTAATTTCTCCGCTAACTCAGGATTGTCACTTGCGTACATCTCATACAGCTTTGTCTGATCCATTCTTGCAATCATTTTATCCATCTGTTTTTTAATTTTATCTGCTTCTTTATTACGTTCTTTCTCTTTGCGTTCCTTCACACGTTTGTCATAAGACGATGTATCAACTTTGCATATGACCTCAGCGGTAATATCTTTTCTTCCTTTTTCTTTCGCTTCTTCTGGTGTAATAATATTCTTAATTGTTAGAACATTTTTATTTACTCCACTAACTAATATATTATCACCAATCGCATATGTGTTCCCATCATTAAATATTGCATAATGATAATCCTTTGTCATTCCATAATATCCTGTTTCTTCTTCCGTTACTGCAACTGCATAATATCCTTCTAATTTTGCCATGTTATTATTCTCACTTTCTATTTCTATAAGATGACCTTTATGAACTTCATCAATTATTCCATCATCAAAATATACTGTTACATACTTATAACTATTTTCATCTCTTTCTTTTATAATCCCTGTCTTTCCTTGCAAAGGAGATAAAGGATACATATATTTAACTCTAATATCGCCCATTGTTTGTTTTTCCTCTACAGCTTTCATCGAAAGCATAATCACTACAAGTCCACTTCTCACTTTTATACATCAATCCATGCATTCCTCTAAATCTAGGATGTGGATATACGTCTACGACAGCACCTTGAACTTATACAGCCACACCTATGTTTTCTCCTTGCTTAATATGTTTCATCATTCCAGGTCAATATCCTTTCCATCAAAATCAGATAAGTCAATAATCCATTCATATTTATCAGTTTCTTCGTTATAATGTTTTACGGATATCATAGCAACCCAATTCAGAATCTTTTTAAATAAGTTCTCATCATAATTACATTCTCTATTCCAAAATAAATTATTGCTAAATATGTAATACAGAAATGAATGTAACTTATTGTCTCTATGATTCTCCAATACCCATTCAACCATAGGAAATAAAAATATCTGATTAGCAAGTTGATAAGTAATGTCAATGTCATCACAATAATATTTGTGATAATATCTATTCATTGCATTAAATACTGACCCGTACTTTTCATAATTGTATCTTCCCTTGCAAATAAGAAATATCTCTTTAGAAAATTTTTCTTTCTCCTTATCCATTATAATTCTCTCCGTAAACTGCTATTTCTGGTTTACCATCTTCATCCAATATGTAATATGGTGTAATGCCACCATAATGATCTGAACCTTGTACTACATATACAATTTTAGTGGTTTTATCATATACAAAATATTGACTGAATATACACCCATCATTTGATGCGATTTTTGTTTTCTTAATTTCAATAAATTGACCGAATGATTGAACTTTTTCACCTTTATCATTTATCACTTTGTCACCACATCCAGTAAACGAAAGTGTCAGTCCAGATACAAGTAATCCAATTAATAGTTTCTTAACTTTCATTCTGTCCCCTCTCAAAACTCACATTTCAACAATTCTGTATAATTGCCTATTCAGATAATGTTCAAGTAAATAATCATTATCTAGCCCAGTACCATGATAAAATTCTTCTGCAATTCCACCACCTATAGCACATAATGTATCCATATCACATTTCAACGAGAATACATTTCGCAAGAAACTTTCATAATCATCACTTTCCAGAAAACATCTTATTGCAACAGGTACACTTCCTTGACAAGTTTCATTCCACTGATATGTCTTTCTATAGTCTTCAATTTTATATTCAACACTATATTGATAATCGTCTTTTGGGTAATTCTTCTTCACATATTCATAGATTTCTGCTTTTGTAGCACCTGTTCTTGCCATATAAATGCACATTGCTGTTACAACTGCTCCTTTGATTCCCTCTGAATGATTATGTGTACACTCAGCAGATTTTGTAGCCCATTCGATAACTTCTTTTTCTGTATTAAAATGTTCTCCGACATAAGAACATCTCATTGCAGATCCATTACCAAAACTTCCATATGTAGTTTCATCATCGTATCTTAACCACGTTTCAAAATTGTTTCCATATCCTGCATTTGGATATTTTCTTCCCCATTCTCTATATGATTCTGCGAAAGATTTATTATTAAGAATTGCTAATTTAGCAGCAAGTGTCATTACAGTATCATCTGTAAAATAACATCTATCAGTAAATAACTTACAATTCTTCCAGTCTAAATCAATCGGTCTACCAAATTCATATTGTGAACCTGCAATATCTCCTAAAATTGCGCCAATGATAGCCATAGTATTAATCTCCTTTATATTAAATTGTAATTTTTATGGGATTTTATTAAGAAATATTAGAAATTTTTACCATGAAACCACGATTCTATGTATTTACTTCTTCAAAAATATTTCCAATCTGATGTCCAATCATCTTCCTGTCTTTTATCTTCTTACATTTCGTACACCGACATTTACCAATCACAACTTCGCAACCATCATAATCATATTTAATATGTCGAGGTCTTTCGATCAATACCCACTCATGTTTACACATTAGCTGATCCATCCTTATCAATCTCATATTTTAATAATTCTCCATTTCTAATGATTATTCTTGAGCAAACAAATTTTACTTTCAAATCTGTATCCCATGAATCACGTTTCTCAATTCTTGTTATAATCACAGGAGCAATTCCATTCTTTGTACCGCAATAAATCAAATCTCCTGGCAGCAACACATCATACATATTCTCTTTTGATTTTGGCAATCTCCAAACATATTCTTTATTAATAATTCCATTTGGATGTTTACCATAAATATATACAGTTGGTTTCTCTTTATATGTAAGAACTTTCTCAGGTGGAACTAAACGTCCATATCTTACACGTTGTTTATCAGTATATTTATGTTTTCTTAACGTGATACGTTTTGCATCACAACTCTCAGCATTATGACTTTTTAACACCAGATACATTATGTAGCCATCTACTAAAACATTCTTCTCATCTACTACTATGTACCTATCCTGATTTCCTATTTCTTTATAATATCTACAACATTTTTCATATTTGTATAAACTTGGTACACTATTTTCAAAACTCTCTGGAATTTTGATTTCTGAAAGATTCATCTTCATTATGCAGTAGCCCCTTTCTTATTGAATCTAATGAAGTCGTTCCTCATATGTAAATAATTTCTCTTCTGATCAATCTCATATGTATTTGTTCTTTTAAAGTAGTCCTTAAACCAATCGTCAATATCCTCATCCATCTTATAAGCATAAGCAATAAGAGCAATAAGAGATTTATGATTTACTCCATCTAAGAGTTTTGAATTATTATCAACATCAAGTGTTACAACATCCAAATCTTCCTCATAATCCAGGATATCGGCATCTGTCACATCATCATCAACACACATTTTTACAAATTCTAAAGTATCTTTATCTACTACTTCTCCACTAACATGCTCGATTTCTTTGTTTCCAATAGCTGAATACTCTGTTACTTCTGCAATAATTGGCTTCTTATCATCAGATTCTTCTACTACTTCTGTATCAAATAAATCATCTTCGATTACATCTAATTCTGATTCTTCAACAGAATCTTCTATATGTAAGTATTCTTTCATCAGAGTAAGTAAATGATTGAATCTTTTTGTTACAGAAGAGCGATCCTTTGTACCTTTCTGACCATTTAAACAATCATATGTAATACCGTCAATTTCCTTGCTATGTAATGTTTCTTTAAACTCCTGAATAAAATCATTGAATTTATTATCTTCAACGCCATATTCTATGAATTTATCAAATAACGCAAACCATAAAAATGAATTTTTGTTATTAAAAATATCCGATGTATCACCTCTTAACACATTAGATAATTTCTCCAATGTCAAATAGAAATCAATAAATACTGATTCATTTGCATTTTCTGTTAAGTAAATACACATTTTCCCAAAGTCTTTATCAAAATGGCTAAGATATTTAGATGTCATTATTGCTTCAATAATGACTCTTCTAAGTGATCCATTCTTGATATTCGTATTTGAATAACTTGACTTATCACAATCAACCTTAAAGAAGTCCATCTTTAAAATCTTATCTACATATTCGGCATAGGATTCTTCCAATCCTAGCCATCCTGACTGAGAAACGTTCATTGGTCTACATCTATTGAATCGTGCAATATCATAAGCAATATCTTTCTTTGTACAATTCAGATTAAGCATTACAGGAACTTGATAATCCTTAAATTTATCCTGTAATTCTTCTGGTAACTGAGAAAATTTCTTTCCACGAATATCAAATGTTTTACTTTCGGGTATTGGAAATCCATCTTCATTCAAAATCACATTACCATCTTCATCTGTCTTATCAGTCTGATATTCAATCATATATCTCTGTACATTCTTTGAAACAGCAAATCCATCTTCCAGATAATCTTTTAAATTTGTAGAACGCTGTTTGCCATCAATTAACCAGTGCATCGTAATTCCGGCTTTGATTTCTTCTGAAATTACAATCTGTAAAAGTGAATTACCTTGTAAAATATCAGAAATTAATTCACTTTTTGTAAGTAAATTCCATTGTCCAGAAGTTCTTTGCAATGGATGATTATCTCTTAATCTGTGCTGTCTTAACTGTTTACTAAGAGATTCTATTGAATAACTGGTAGACTTTGTTCTTTCTGATGTTGTCGTTTTTGTTTCCATTGGTAATTCCTCCTCAATATTTACATTCTCGCATTCTTCTGTTTTTAGAAGTTTTCTTTTGTCATATTCTTTCATATCAGAAAGATATGTATAATATTCCTTATCGGAAATATGTAAAATCTCTTTGATCTCTGTAGAATTGTATCCTTGCATTATTAAATCCGCAATTTGACGTTGTATAGTTCCAAGAGAATTAATATATCTAATTACATTTTCCCCAAGATTCAATAATTCTCCGACATCAATATTACTTTCAATATCAAAATCCGAAGGAATCACATCCATATATTTTGTTTCTCCATCATCTGTCATTAAATTATCTAATGATGTTGGATAAATATATTGTTTGACTTCTTTATTACCTTCTTTTGATGTTACAATCTGACATCTCTTTCCTCTGTTTTTACGTGTTATATAGGTTTTTATCTTATTCGTAATTCCAAAATACATATAACCATTGAATTTATCTTCATCAAAATCTTCAATGTTCTGATCTAATTGACTTTTTATATACTTTGAAATATATAAATTTGCTATTGAGTAACATTCTTCTCTATCAAAATCGGTGATACCACCAAACTGCGAAAGAATTTTATCTACCATAGTATGTAATTTTTTTGCTGATTCTTCTGGTTTATCCTCGTTTACTTTATAGTACGATTCCAGAATTTCTTTGTAGTGCATCTGTACCACCGATCCTCTCTGTTAATAGTTACTATCGAAGCATATCCAATGCCAAGTCATAGTATTCAGTTCTTCCCTGATACTTCTCATATGTAGCTTTACTTAATTCAAACTTTAATTTTTCTAATGTGTAATGATATGTAATAGCATCTTGCATTACTTTTATATAACATTGACATTGTTTGATCCGCTTATGTTTATCTCTTACATCATCAAGTAGATAACCAACTTTTGCCATCTTATGCGCTTGTGGTTTCTTGCCACCAGATTCTTCCTTGTAAGTCTGTAATGCATGTTCAATATCTGCTTCTGCCGAATCATATTTAGATAATGCTGTGGAAAGCATATTCTGATATGTAGTAAGCTGCGCCATATTCCATCCAGCAATACCTAAAAGATTATTTGTTTCTTGCATAATCTGATCAAGAATAGACACATCAAAATCAATATCATTCTTACCTACAAATACACCTTTATTACTTCTACTTCTTACTTCCTGTTCCGCAATTTTCTCTCCCGAAGAATCATCCACCATATTGAAACTTCTAATCCAAGATAACTTCTTACTTTTATTATTCAACAAGGCTCTTGCTTGTTTAAAAGTAAATTTCTTTGCGTTTACCGGTGAAGTGCTGTACATGACCCTTCCTGGATGAATAGGATCATCCATGACATAGTTCTTACCATCTGTCAAAATGTACAATTTTAGCATCTCCTTTCATTCTTATAAGTTTTACTTCTCTTCTGTAAATGGAAATTATGGGATTTGAACCCATCATTAATCACAAAATAGTGATTTCTCAGTCCAATTTGAGCTAAATTTCCCGAAAATGAGTACAAAAACTACGATGAAACATGACTTTCATGTATCTCTTATTTATACATTCTCCATATTCAGTTGTATTATTATTGGAATAATCGCTGAAATGCTATGAATTAATATAGAAACTACTTGACTTTTAATGCCAGACCAACTAAACTAATTAATAGCATTTCTGGGATTCCCGTCCCTCATGCTAAATCATTATGTAAGAGGTTCTTATCTCATTATGGTGCGCCAACACCGAGATAAGAGCCTTTTTTATTTTGCCTTTCGACTTTCTTATAATATAGCAAACATTTGTTTGTGTCAATACTCATCAGAACATTTGTTTGCATTTTTTTAATTATACCAAAAATTAGGTATAAATCCTATATTTACCATTGTTTATGTTTATATGTTACTACCTTAGTATAGGAAATCGAGCGGTAATTTTTGGAAATTTTTATTCCAATTTTTTGATTCCCTTCTCCGCAAATAGAATAGTTTTTTCTTTGTTTTTATCATGTGTTTTTAATGATGAAACAATGATGTTTCTATCATACATTATCGGAAATCCTGTAGATATAGCTTTGATCCCATGTGTGATGCTAATTGGAATAGCTTCACAATCAGGAGATCTGCTATCTAAATCAAATGAGGAAAATAACACATTCTCTCCACCGTTTTTCTTATACTCAGTTAATAATTTTATAGCTTCGTCTACAGACACAATCTTTCCATTCATGCCAATTCCTCCACCCTAATCTTCTTTTTGCCAAATAAGTTTGCAAGGAAACATTTCTCTACCAATTCTCTTTCCTCTTTATTGTCAACATTTCCCCATTTTTCTACTACGTCACGCTTGTCAATGGTAAAAATCTGCTCTCGTGAACTACCACGAAGCTAAAGACTTCGTAGCTTCTTGGGACTATACTCTTATGAGCATTTCATTACCAAGCTAATAACCGTGTTCCACAGTCTCTTATATTCATCGCTGCATTATAATCTCTATCGTTTTCATATCCACAATCACAAGTATACCATCTGTCTGATAATTGCAAATCTTCTTTAATAGTGCCACAACAATGACACATTTTAGAAGACGGAAACCATTTATCAATCTTAATAAATTGTTTTCCTTGTTCTTCCAACTTATATTTCAAAAAAGTCCTAAACATTCCAAATCCATTATCATGAACATTCTTTCCAAGTTTTAGACATTGAGCCATATTTCTTAAATCAATATCTTCTACTATAACAGCGTCATATTCGCCAGCTATTCTTCTCGATTCTTGGTGTAACCAATTAAGTCTTTGATTTGCAATATGTCTTTGTAATGTTGTAATTTTTTGTTTTTGTTTATACCAGTTTTTAGATTTAAGTTTTTTTCTTGACAATCCTCTTTGGATTTTTTTTAATTTTTCTTCTGATTTCCTATAATAGTGAGGATAATTGGCTTTCTTACCATTGCTATCAACATAGAAATCATGTTGAGAATAATCTAATCCAAGAACTTTTTCTGATTTCTTTGATTCAATATCAATTACATATTTAACACATAAACTGACATAAAATACACCCTTATTATCCATTGAAACAGTACAATTCTTAATAATTGAATTATTTGGCAATGGACGATGTTGTTTTACTTTAATCAATGTTTTAAGTTTTGGAATTTTTAACATAGAATTTTCCAATGTAATTAAATTCCATTTTTCACCTTGTGACTGATTATATGTTCTATATGAAAAATCATTGTTCTTAATACTCTTAAATCTTGGCATTCCTTTTAAGTCTCTGAAAGTAAGTTTAATTCCTAATGTCTTTTCTCTTTTTCGACTGCTTTTGGTATATGTCTTTTTATCATATTCTGTATTAAATTTTTTAATGGCATTATTAAAATCCATTTTTGCACTTGATAAACACTGAGCATCAACATTTTTCATATAATCAAACTGTCTTGAAAAATCAGTATATTTACTCAAATGCAATTCCGATTTTTTAATTATTCCATTCTGATAACTAGACTCTTCGAGTTTTCTATATAACTCATCAACATACATATTGTATATTTTTCTTGCACAACCAAATGATTGTAAGAAAAACTCTTTCTGATCTTTAGTTGGAGCAATTTTAAACTTATAACCTCGATTAATGATAGTTTCCATCGTCTCACCACCTTTCTATGGATATTTTAGTTCCTACATATTTTTCTTTGATTTATTCTTCTTTATGTTGGTATATTCTCTATTCACATTCATTCACTAGGCTAAAGACCTAGTGGATTTCTGCTCTAGAAGTTTTAAATATTCTTTTTTTAGATTCATATGCTTCTTTTCTATAAGCTAATGTTTGATTATAAAACAAATCTACAACATCCAAACGTCTTATTAATTTGTTCTTCTTGTTGTTTATTTGGATAAATTCTATACTTATAAGCTTTTAACATTACCTATCATCTTCTTTCTAACTTTTAACAACTTTAAGTTTTATTCTAACATAGGATATGGAAACATTATATTTCTCATTAATTCTCCTTCTTTTTCGTTTGACAAACATCCAATTACACCAAAGAAATCATTGTCTTGATATCCAATTTCTTTAGCTAATTCAATTAATTCTTTACCTATCTTTTTCTTATTTCTTAAAGTAGGTTTATGGATCATTGTAGATTTATTGTAAATTGCAATAGTAACGCTATCTCCTGGCGCTGCATCAATCATTTTTTTTGCTTCTTCTTTAGAAACTGTTAAATATCCTTCAATCATGCTAATACTTCCTCCCAATTAATATTTTCTCCAAAGAACATTGTATTCCAACATACTTTATTTACAATGTTTCTCTGTTCTTTATCTACAACGGCTCCAAGCTTTCTTTTGATCTCACATTTTTTATCTAGTGTATAAGGTTGCTCACCAAGAACCATTGAGTATAAAGACAAACCAGTATCACTATTTGCACTGATACATCCATGAGTAGGAAGTCCAGTTCTTTTTATAATATGAGTCAAAGGCATGGCAATAACTGTTGGAGCTGTAGTAGTCCCTTTTTCATTTCCCACAATCACATATGGACGTTTCTTTTTCTGCACAGAGCCAGATGGTGTTGTCATCTTAATCTCAGCTTCAATAATATCATATCTGTGATATTCATTTCTCATACCTTCCATATATGTAACCTCCTCTCTGTTGTGGTATGTATTCCTTACCTTTGATAGTTCTTATTATAGCGTGTACGCTAATTATTGTCAAGACTAATTATTGCAAAAAATAAATATTTTTGATATAATCTATTCATCAAAAATTGGAGGGAAATTCATGAAAGTAATTCTCAAAGAAACCCTTGAAAAGAAAGGTAAATCACAATATTGGCTTGCAAAAGAAACAGGAATAGCTGCATCTACTTTAAGCAATATGTGTTCAAATAAAACAACTAAAGTAGATTTTGTTGTTCTCCAAAAAATATGTAATGCTTTAAAATGTGATATTACTGACATTCTTTCAACAGCAAAGGACGATGATAAATAATCATCGCCCATACATATATCATTATATTAAATTAATTTGTAAAAGATCTTGTTTTATTTTATTCAATCCATCTGGTGAATGTGAAATATTAGTATTAAATTCCTTTGTACATTTCATTAAATATTTTATTTGCTCAAAATCATTATCTTTTATCTTGTTGTTAACTGCAATATTATAATTATGCACACTTTCTTTCAATATAAATACTGTTTCCAGTGGAACATCTGCATTTAACAAATAACCATTTCCTTCCACATATGTAAAATCACATTCCTTACTAACTCTACAATAATCCAATAAATTATAGTATAATATATCTTTTAAGAATATTAACACAGAATATTCAAAATCATATTTTTGAACAATGACACTACCTGTTTCTTTAAACCATTTGTAAAAACATTCTTCCTTGATTTTACTTTTTTCTCCAAACATATTATACAATTCATTAAAAAAATCACTTATGCAATTTAACAGCTTTGATTTTAACCTTTTAAAATCAACGTTCATTCTGTCTTCTTCATTAAGATTATTATAATTAGATTCAATCAAATAATAAATCAAGCTAGCTAAATCCCATGTACTTACATCTTCATCTTTTGATATTCTATCGTATATTTTCCAAAAGTCTAAATCATCTGGAAAAACAAAACCATTATCTACCATATCACTTATCCTCTAAAATATTATTCATTCGATATTTCATTATTTAATATGATTATTGTACAAAATTTATTGTCCTTAAAGTATGATATATTGATTATATAATAATTTAATTTTCACAAATTCTTTTCCACAATAATAACAATTTACATATTTTTCATAAAAGCAACCTTTCATCTATATTTAAACATATCCAGGACGCACTCGAATAGTTCCCTTTTTAGTTTTATGCGCATCCATACATTGATCATTGCAAAAAATTAACGTTCTTCCTCTATTAAGATCAATACATCCTAACATTCCTGCGTTATTTGCAATATTATATAGTTCAAATCCAAATGTAATTTGTCCATCAATTAAAACATTTTTTTCTTTTCCACAATGGAAACATTTTAATGTAATTATATTCTCCATTTTATTTACTTAACCTCAAATTTAAGAATCATTTTCTTAACTCTATCAATTTCTTCTGTTGTATGTGGTGTTCCACCTGCGTTCATATCAATATACCACTGTAACACTTCTCGTTCTGTCTTTAAATCATTCACATTCAATTTTACAGTATGACTATTTAACATTGCTAAATCCGTATACTCATTGAAATATGATCCAAATACTTTGATTTCGTTATTGATAAATCTGCAAATAGCAGTCAATCTTTGCAACCCATCTACACACACAAACTCATTGTATGCTCCATCTTGAACAGACCAATGCCATGATGGACAATTAAAGTATATGATATTTCCGCTTTTACCGCCTTTAAGAAAGAACTCTAACCATGCAATCTGCTGTTCCTCTGTCCATACATGTCCTCTCTGGAAATCTGGGTTAAGCTGCAAGTTCATATCTTCTTCCATGTCTTTTATCCATCTAGGAACTCTACTGATATTTACATCACATTGATAGTTACCATCCCTGGTAAATTGTGGTATGTATTTAAATTTTGTATACTTCATAACAATCTCCTTTTATAAGATTATTCCTGACACAAGTTGTTATACATCTGTTCTACTTTATCCAAATGCTTTTGATCCATCACTTTTCCTGTACGATTAAGCATTAAAAAATATTTTAATATTACTTTTTTGTCTGATTCTTCAATATTACCAACAGATATATGGTGATCTTTAAACGTATATTTGTCCATACCACTTAAATCACTATAATATTTTCCCATATACGGAAATCTATCTTCATAAAATTCTACCAATGCATTTAATCGCTGTTTACCGTCAAGAATTTCATATCCATATCCATATTCCATCCATTTAGATGTAGAATGATGAACTAAAGCTATTTTACCAATATCAATATTATTAAAAATACTGTCAATTAAAAGCAATTTATCTTCCATCGTCCATACATAATCTCTTTGATAATCTGGATTCATATTAATACCGAAATTATAATAAGTGTGTAGTAAACTCTCAATCGTAGAATTATTAAAATTTATTCTTACATCTTGATTCTTTGAAAAATTACTATCATTATGTTTGATTGCTCGAATATCCATCCATGCAGTAACAATATATTTCTGATAATCATATGGACTTCCATAGTTATTATCTGTTGCGGTGCATAATAACCCATATACCTTGCCATCATACAATACTTCTTTTATTACAGATTTCTTTAAAGAACCATATATAACCTCGTCACCAATATTAAAAGAATAAGTTGGCTCATTAATATATTGTACTCGATCTTCGATAAATGATAACTCTCTATCTCTTTCTTGTTTTAATCTCTCTTCTAATGTTAATTCTTTCTTTGTTTTTCTTGCCATGACAATATCCTTTCTTTAAAGCTGGATTTCAGCTTATTAATGATAGTAATCTTTGCCTACGTTAAATCCAATTTCTAATAATTTTGCCTTTCCAGCTGCACTATTCAATGATTTTCCACTTGTAACTTCTTTACCATATCCATCGAATACCGCAAAATAATTATTTGATAGCTTAATGACAGTAAAATGATCAAAATCCATACGTCCAGATTCTAAATCCACACGCCTTGCTTTAATTTTTTCCATATTAATCTCCCACTCCTTCTAATTTTACTCCACAATTAGGGCAATACCCTTCAACATCTTTAATTAAAATCTGATCTTTACAATTTGAACATTTCATAAAACTGTAAATATCGTCATTTACAAACATCCATCTTCCACAATGATTTTCTATAATCATTCTATACCCTGTATCTTTTACTTTTGCCATTTGTAACACTATCTTTCTCATAAAATGAAAGTTTGATTTCAGCGTTGTATTATTCAATTCTAATGTCTGTTACACTACCATGCATTTCGTCATATAACTGAGAAGCAATAGTTTCTAAATCATCAAAATAATAATCCCATAAATCACATTGAAATCCATTTGGTGTGTCATTAATATAATATGTCGTGTCTAAATTCGTATCAATTGCCACAACAATACTATCGAATCCACGTTTCTCTGCATCTATATACGCAGATGTAACTTGCTCTAAAAACTCGTCCTGATCCATAGGTTCATCAAGCAAATCATATCCTACACTAATATTTTGATTGGCGTATTCATTTGCAAATTTTTCCAAATCTTCTTCTGTTTTTACCCATTCTGGAACTTTTGCAATATCTCCACCGCTCAATTCTACCCAAACTTTTATTTTCTCAACCATTTTTATACCTCCATGAAAGTCGAATTATATTGTTCTCCAATAATAATTGGTCTATAAATAACATCCTCATTTTTTAAAAGTTCTAATGCTTCATCACACGCTCTCCAAGCATCACTTAATTTTTTATATTGCCCCAAATAAATACTACCTTTAGGAGCATAATTAATGTAGCTTGTATACATATGTAATTCCTTTCCTAAAATGTCTATTTCACTTATCATACGAAACATGACAATGCTCTATACACCATTTCCACCAAGGCATATTTTTCATACCACCAGCTCTTTCCCAATCTGCTTTAATAACTTCTCTAGTTTTTTCTGAAAAACAATTATAAATAAAACATGAACATTCCATTAATGCTATCTCTGGATTTTCAAAACCAGTTGTGTCTAAATTAATCATATTCTCTTATCCTCCTTTTTATATTCATAAAATCAGTCTTTCAACTGGTTATTCTTTTCATCACAATACTTTTTTGCATCTTCATGCGTAGCAAATAAATGTTTTTCATCTGCTGTTTCTTTTATTGCTACATTGCACCAGTTATCAAATCCAATTAGTTTATAAACAACTATCGGATCATTATCTTTATTAATTGTCAATTTAATCGAAGAAACTTTCCACTCAATACGATGAACGTTATATTTAATAGCTGTTCTTTTTTCCGTTCTAATTCTACGTCCACTACATTTTGGACACTTACATTTTTCACCTTTATAAATAAAGAATCCATTTCCATCACAAAATGTACATGGTATAATATCATTTACTTCCTGTTTATTTCTATATACAAGGCATACATCTTGTCCTATATCATATTTTGTTTTAATATGTAAATCCATAATAAATATACCTCTATTCTTTCTTCTTTAAAATTTTCGTCACTTCGCCAACACTTATACAGAATCTTTTAGCAACATCTTTCTTATCACCACTTCTATTGTAAGCATTCATAACATCTTCATATGTAAATTCTTTCTCAACTGGCTCATTCATAAAGCTATCCATCATCTATATACCTCCAAAATCTTTCTACAATATACTTCTCTGTTTGTTTCATTAATTACTCCTATTCTATCATGATATACGTATGGATTCCACCTTAGATAATAAATCTTTTAATGTATCAGCATCTACTTCTGCATTAGTTTCTCTACCAGATTTAATCGCTTCTAACAGAATATCTCTTAAATCATTAGTTTTCATAGCAATTACAGGAGCATTATCAATAGCAGATTTTACACCGTTATCTATATCTTCAATTCTCTGTGCAACACTATTAAAACATTTTCTTGCCTTCTCTCGCATAACACCGATATATCGTTTCGTTGTCTCAGTGTCCGTATGTCCATATACAGTTTGTAAAATACCCAAACAATCAGGATCATACTTATTAATCTCATGTGCAATATAGCCAAAACTCTTTCTTAAAGAATGAGTGCTCACATTCTCAATGCCGAGAGAATCCGCTGCTTTTTTAAACTGGTGTCTGTATGAAGCTGCTTGTTTTTTTACTTCCTTATCATATTCTTCTTTGTTTTTTGCATAAGTCTTTGATTCTCTAGGAAAAATATCTTCATTCAGATGTTCTAATGGGTTAATATTCTCCATAGAACAATACTCATCAATATATTTCCATGTGACATTAGAGACAGAAATATCAATTGTTTTATCTGTCTTCTGTTCAATCAAAGTATTTAATACTTCTTTTCTTCTTCCATTCTCATAGTAAAAGTCATTCCATTTTAATGATAAAATGTCTCCGATACGTCTTGCTAACAGGAATCCAAACATCGTAATTAAAAATTCCTGGTGATAATGATTATTTCTAAAGTAGTCAATCATATTCTTAATATCTTCTTCTCTATAGAATGGATCAACTTCTGTTTTCCCACGTTTTTTAGTTTTCATTGTAATTTCAGATACAAGATATTCGCCATCATCAGACATATATTTAATCCATATCTGTGACTTATTATTAGAATATTTCAATGTATCAATATCATCTTCATCTGTTTCAATCGGAAGATATTTGTTTTCTTCTAATACAGAATCAATTTCTTCTAATGATAAAACATGATCCAGAAGTCTTTCTCTAATATCATCAATCATCTTTGCCATAACTAATACCTCTCATCCTTCCTTATCTTTTCTAATTTCTCTTTCTTCTTATTCAAATGTCGCACTCTTGCTCTTGGTTTATATTTGTCACATTTCTGGCAATAATGCCAATGGTTTGCATATCTACCTTTCTTACATTCACCCATACAAATATAATACAGACAAGGTGTTTCTCTGTCTTTCGCCATATTGGTTTCCTCCGTATATTTTTTATAACTGCTTCTTTTGTCAAGAGAAGCATAGAACTTGCTTAACGCATATACGGCGTTAATAATATGTATTTAGCTTACCATTGGTGTCTGTCCTACCATTTCAGTAGGTGATTTATCGTATGATTCACATAATGCAGCGAATGTTTTAAGAACTTTACTCCATTCATCTTCCTTAATCCATTGCAGATATGGAGATTTACCACGTTGTTTTAATGCAATTCCATATTTGTACTGCAAGTTTCTATATAATTCATTCCACATATCAGGGTAACGATTATGTGTTACAAGAGCAAGTTTTCTAATTCCTGCATTAAGAACACTTCTGTCTTTCCATTCAAGAATATCACCCGCGAGGGCTTTATTATCTTTCTCCAACTTGTCAATATGCCGATTCTTAAATGCAATTAGTTTTGACGTTGCTACCGCCGCTGCACTTGGATCACCACTTGATATTGCCATCCCAACTTCTAACATAAGTTTCTGTTCTTCTGTAATATCAATAATTTTGGTTTTAGATAAAGTCTTTTCTTCTATATTAAGAAGTTGTGTTCTGACTTCTTTTGCCACATCGGATTGTTGTAATAACATTCCGATTCTCAAAACAGCTCTTCTACTAAACGCTTTAAGCCCACGATTATTAATTGTGATGGTTTGTCCATCCTCAAAAGTATATGTAACGGAAGTTTGTTTCTTTTCAACGGAAGTAATATTTAGTTTACTTCCGTCATAATAGCTTCTTGGGAACATCTCAACACCATCTAAATCAATTTCACCTTTATTATTAGAATATAAAATCTTTATATATTCTGGTGTTACTTCATAATAATCTGCAACTTGATCAATAGACATCATATCCGTTCCAGGTAAAAGCAATAATTGTTTTACCTTTTCAAGAACTTCATAATGATTAACACACTTATCTCTAAGTGTTCTATCGTTACATAGTGGGCTTTCATCTTGATTTTTAATTCTATTCATATTAAAATCCTTTCGTATGTAAAATTGTTAATAGTTACTTCTAAACAGTATTTCTCCATTTAGTTTGTAAATATTTGCAATCACATAAGCAATCATTTCAATATTTAGTTATCAAGGTACAATTTATATATGGAAAATATGACTTGAATTAGTCCAGGATATAAGTTATAATACTTTCTGGACTTATGCTAATTGCATATTTCCTATTCTATATAAAAGAGTGAGTTTCGGTTTGGTCGCTGAGGACTCACTCTTTTTATTGATTTTTCTTCCAATATCCATACATACAACAATCACCAGAATCCCACGTATCGTAGAAACTTCCGTCAATGGATGCAACAACATGATTTGCCACACTTAAAAAATATGTACCTTCTTTATGTTCTTTTGTAAAACTTTCTACCGTAGGACGTTTAGATCCTTTTTTATTACTAATCCCCACATATTCAAATCCATGTTCCTCTAAATATCTCTTATAACAGGGCTTACTATTTGGATTACATTGAATATCTCTTGCAATCGGGAGTAATTCATCAAATACTTCCAACCAGGTCTTATTCATTATTCTACACAAAGCACGAATAACACAATCACTCTGATCGTCTTTTTTGTCTTTATTATTTGGCTGAAAATATTTATAATGTTTACTTGTCATTTTTGCTTCACTTCCTTTATCTTAATGCTTCTACAAATTTTCGTAACCATTTTTCTGATACATAACCAGATAATACTTCATGCAAACATCCCATAATAGCATCAACTTCATCTTTAATAAATAAATCTGTTTTCTTGATACTATCTAACTTCTGTTCAATCAATCCAGAAAAATCAACTTCAACAATGTTATCAATATCAATATTAGTTACAATTACCAACTTTGACAAATCTTCCATTGTCAAAGACCATTCATCATCTGGTACATCATTATAGAAATATGCTTCCATATCATAAGTTTTATCATAAGCTGTAATCTCTGCTCCATCTTCTCTTGATTTTAAATATTCATATAGTGTCATTTCTTATATCCCCTTTCTCTTAACTTGATTATATTATAGCATTAGTACCATTGTATTTCAATAGGCATTAGTACCAATGTTTGTAATTGTTATTTGTGATATTTATACAATAGTACCATTGTATTTCTTGTATAAAAATAAGACACCTATTAAGATGTCTTATTTCTAATTGTCTCTTTCCATTTTTTCTTTAATAGCTTGCCTTATGAAACCTGCTTTTGTATATCCTTTTTCTTCACAATAAGTCGCAAGAGTAGCAGCTTCTTCTTTTGGCATAGACAATTTAACTTGTGCATATGCCTTTTTAAAATAACGCTCATTGGCTTCTTTTTTTGCTTTTGATACTGTTATTTTAACCGCCTCCCATCATATCTCTTATTATTATAAAGGAAATCTACTCACGTAGCAAGTAATTATTTTATCAGCTTGACTGTATATTACCGCAATTATACGGTCATTTCCGCTTTTTACCTCCGAAAAAGTCCTATAAGTACATATAACTTTTTCCATGAAATGTCTGTTTTAACTTTAACTATTGTTTTTTCTTTTGTATTAACATATCACCAAATTCGTAGATAAAACGCCCATACCCAATTTTTTGTATAATGTTACGCAACTCAGACAAATTTTTGCAATCAATACTATTAAACAAATTCATTACATTATCCTGGAATTTCACTCTTTTTAATTTATAATTCATTAATAAGATCATTCCATTATATGAAATAAAATCTGGATCAATTATTTCATAATCTACTCGTTTAACAGTATTAGGTTTGTCAAAAATCCAAATTTCTTTTGTTGTGTTTACATCAGGAACATATTCGTGTATTTCATCAGAAATTAAAAAACTTTTTGAAACCATATAATATGCATGAATGATTAATGGCAATTTTAATTTCTGCATGTTGTGTAAAATTCTATATGATCCTGGAACATCTTCCAAGGAATTTCGTATAGAATTTGTAACACATATTCTTTTGATAGAATTGTTTTCGTTTATAATTTGATGCATCGGAATTTGTGGATAAAAGTTATCCACTACATCAAATGATACATGAACCATATTAATTATTCTCTTTTCATATTCGTATTAGAATCCCAATGAAAACAATTTTTGTTTTTAATTGTTACAAATGTTCTTTTTGAAATCTACAATGATCACTATTGAAGAATGATGCCTTTTTCTGTTTTAACTTCTCATCAAGTCATCTAATGAATCAAAAAGTTTCAAATCATCATCTAAATTTTCATGAACCCCATGATGATAAGCAAATCTTCCAATCCATTCAATAACTTCTTTTCTGTTTTGTAAATAATCTTCTTTTCGCATCTTTCTAATGTCATGTAACCGTTCCTGTATCACTGATCCGTTTGTGGTAAAAAGCTCTCCATGTAATTTATCATCAGAAATATTTAATAAATGACATGGATGCCAGGACTTATCAATCCTAAATTCATACATATAATTATAATTTCCGTTAGCTTGTTCAACAGTCATTCTTATCACCTTCCATACAATTTTTGCATACAAAAGATAATTCTACATCCTCACAATCATTAATTTTTTATTATATCACAAATTTCATTTTCTTTTATTCCACGTTCAATAATACTGATTTCCATATCAGTAATATCATCAAACCAATCAAATCCTTGTTTTCCATCTTTAATATATGTTAATAAGATATTTTTATCTCCCATCTTTACACACCCTCATGAAAACAATCTTTCATCACATATCTTCTAAAGTAAACCCATAATAATCCCGAAGGGTTCTTTTTTCATTAAATCCTGTAAATGGCAAACTAATACCTCTTTCCTTCAATAATTTACAAAATTCATAATCACAAGTTTCAGGATATAGTCTTTTATCTGGCACATAATCATAATTCGATTTTATCACCAACTCTCTCATATTTTTTGGTTTTGTATAATCTCCGCTATAATCGTTACCATACATGACTGTATGAATTTCATCATTTTTTAAATATACATGAAATGTTTCTCTTGTACAAGTATAGCCATAAAGTAATGTCCTATCTTTGGTATTTAACAAATCTTTCGCATTTATCAATTCAGCGATCTTATTTACATTTTTAAGAAATTTTAATTCCCTTAATGTCATATTGCCATCTCCATTCTTCACCTTGAAAGCAATTTTTCAACTATTCATTTTTCCTCTTTTAATATCAAGCAATTCTTTTAGGATAACTTTTTTAATGTCAAATATTCCGTTCTCCCAAACATCCATCTCTCCGTATTCATTAAATCCAGATGTGCGGATTTCTCCATTATCCATGCAGCTAATACATTTCAAAATATCACAGTGTCCAGTTCTTGCTCCCCATAACCTAACAGAATCTAATACAATTTCAGAATATGTAAATATAACCAAATCTTCATTTGCTTTAGAGTATATATCACATAATTCCAAAATCCTTTCAGATAGTTTGTAAGGATGCAATGTATCTTGCTCTGGAAAATACTTTGCATGTTCATAATTTCCTGCAAGATATAAATTTCCATTTCGTTGACCTGTAACAATGATTATTTCCATTATATCACCTCTTTAAAACCGTCATTTTACAATAATAAAACCGCAATTTCCGCTACGGATAACTCATTTCTTGTTATTTGTAATGCCTGCAAATCAGTAAGATTGTATTTGTCTCTAAATGGAATTGCTAAATTACATATTGCTTTTTTACTTACTTTATTACTTCTACATAATTTTTGAAAGTTGCTTTGCAAATTGCTTTGCAAATTTCCGACTTCTCTCAATAAATTTTCCATAGCATTATCTTGTGCAAAAATTCCATTCAGTTGCAATAACAATTCAAGCTGCTCAATTTCCGTTTTCAGCTTTTTCATTACCAGCAAATCATTAATTGTATTATCCTCATATGTGGGAGAATCCATGTTTTGTATATTTATTTTGAAGTATTCCTGTTTCTTAGATAAATCTTCTTTCAAAGAATTTATTCGTGCAACAATCCATTCATTCATATTTTCGCTCCATAAAACTATTCTTTCATCTTTCTATTCTTGTTTAATTTCTCCCATCTTTCAGGATATGTTTCTTTAAACCATTTTAAAAAATCTCCAAACATTGCGTCCTCTGCATCTTTACGTGCTTTTGCAGCATCTTCAATATTTTTATATTCTCCTAAAAAATACTTCTTTTTTTGAAATTCAATAAGAGCTACCCATTTTTGATTTCGACTATTTTGATATACGCCTTTAATTCCAGATTTATTATTTTTAGGTAACTTATTATTTGATATTGATATTACAGACGTATCGTTCAAATAAAATTGTTTTTGAACATTATTTGCTTTTTTCATAATTATCTTATTAAATTCATGCCTTAAACATCCACAAGATTGTTTAGAAGGAAATGCTGAAGCAGACACACTAAATTCTTTTCCACAAGCAGGACATTTACATAACCATAAATAACTAAGACTTTTATTCTTTTTCTCTAATCGTTTTATTGCTATGCATCCATATTTATTTACTTTCCCCGCCAAATCAAGAGATTTTGACTTATTCATTTGTTCTTGAGCTTTATGTCCACAGGAAACCGTAGCCCCTGATTGTAAATCATCAAATCTTATTGTACGTATATTTCCACATGAACATTTACATATAGAATATATTTTTCCTGCTTTTCTATAAGATTTTTCAATGATTAATTCCCCAAATTTTTGATTATTAAATTCATCGGTATAGATAGGAGTATTCCTGCATTCTTCTGAACAAAATCTTGCATTACATTTTCCATCAAACACTTTCCCACAAACAACACATATTTTCTTAGACATTTTGATCCATTTCCTTTTCTTGAACAAAACCTTCTAAAATATCTTCGTATAATTTATCAGAAATAGTTTCATGTATTAATGGTTCTCTATTTTCAAATCCAATTGCTAAATCTAAACTCGTATCAATATCAGATAATGCTCTTTCTCTACTAAATCCCATTGCAACAACTTCATTCAATAAATCAATAGTTTTCTTCATAATCATTCTCTCCAATCTTTTAATATATTTTATTACACATTCCACAATGGGACTATTAATTATAAATTTTTATTATATAATTCTACCACAAACTTATCAATCTGTCACCATATGAAAGAATCCTTTCAACTATACAGCTACATTTATTTTATGATTATTTTCCATCCATAAAATAGATTCATATTCTTTTTTCTTCATTGCACAAGCATTGTTTCCGCTCATTATAGTAACATAATCAATTCCGTTTACCTTAAATGTTCCAACAACTTTCATCATCTTATTCTTCCTCCATCATCTGCTTTACCGCTATACGAAAAATAGACAGTAAAGATTTACTATCATTGATGATATTTTTCTTCGATGCAGATTTACTTCCATACTTATTTATGTATCTTGTTTCTCGATTCTTCCAAGAAATTTTCTTAATTGTATCCATTCTTGCGTACACAAGTTTGTATGTAACACAACCTGCGTTACTCTTATCATTATATTTCTTAATCAGGGGTATAATGATTTTATCTGTCAAACATTCATTTTCTTTCGCTTCTGATTCAGAAATAAGATCATATAATACAGCTTCAAAAATTGATCTGTAAATGTCTTTTCCATATATAATATCTAATGTTGGCGCACTGTTCCCATTCTGAGTAACATAATCTTTATGCTCTTGTTCCCAAACTATTCCATAATTCTTTGTCATGTATTTGTAGAGATATTTCAGACAATCGTTTCTTTTTGTAAATCTTCCAACTGATATTAGCTGATCCATCATAGAGTATAGATTCTGTTTCCATTTAATCAGATCATCTTCTACAACTTCTTTTAAGTTATTCTTTTGTGGAATACTTTTAGTATTCTTTAGTGCATTTATTTCTGATTTAAGATCAAGAATAATATTAGCAAGCTTTCCCATATCAGAATATTGTTTATCAATCTTATCATTGATCACTTGAAAGCTTTCTGTGTAATCTTTCATTCCAGGAAGTTCCAACTGTAAAATATTTGATTGCGGAACCATTGCAGATTCTTGTTTCTTCAAAAATGCGGAAGCAAGAACATCTTTTGCTTTTAACTGATATGTTATAAGTTTTTCCACAAGTTCAGGATTATTTTCTTTCATCTTCGGAGTAATGGAAATCTTTGCTAACCATAATGGCAAATAGTCTAATTCTATACATAAAACTTCTTGATTCCCACCATTTGTAGGGAGGACGAAATTTCGTCCACCTTTAGAAAGCACTAAATCTTCCCTTAACCGCTTACGTTCATTCTTAATCTGACCTTCACTAAGACCAATTCCATCACAAATCCACTTTACACCAACCCAAATTATATTATTAATATCTTGTGCAGCTTTTATAGTCGCACCATTAAATTCTATATCTCTTACTGTTAATCCGTTCATATGTATTTCCTCCATGTATAAATTATTTCACTTGACTACTTATATTTTTCTCTGACCACCTCCACATTTTCATCAAGCTTGAAAACTGGTTTTCATCTACTATTTTCAACCATATCAAAAATTTCATTCCAATCAGAATAATTTTTCAATTTTTCCTGCGGAACTAATAATTCATATTCTGATTCAATTTCTTCTCGTGATCCATATCCATTAGAACTAGGAACGCTGCCAATTTCATAGGCATTATGTCTTTCCATTTGTCTAAAAATAACAGTGCTTTTATCTACCAGTTTTCCCATATGTGTAGCATAACTATCAATTTGAATAATTGAATTATCTTTTTTATTTACATATACATCTCCAATTTTCATATTGTTTCTACTCCTTAATTACAACATTATTTCCAAATACTTTTCTTATTTCTTCCATCGTTACATATCGTACAGGTTCTATATTTCCATCTACATTTATGGCTACTGGATAATATGGATAATCATCACAGTCATTATCATCAACCCATCCACCACCAAAATGAGCAACAATTTCTTTGATAATTTCTACACTTGATCCATAATAACTAAGAGATATAAATGTAGTTTCTGATCTTACCATATCATCTAATCCATACTCTGCATAATACTCAGAGTTTTCGTAGCTATTAATATTTTCATAATTGTAGAATAAAGCTCTTTCTTCTCCGTTGTATTTAAAAATAATAAACCCATAATCTGTATACCAATTATAGCGATCATCACAGTTATCATTGATTTTAAAATTCCAATTACACATTGAAATAGGTTTGTAGATATGCTTACTAACTCCATTCTTTGCATTTATATCCCATTTTTGTCGAATAAAATTAACTATATTTTCAGGTCTAATGTGACCTTTAATTCTTCCATATGTATCACATCCCATATCGTTTCCCTCCATGAAATTCTCGTTCTATTATATTATACTAACAACTGTCTTTTTCACATATTTTTCATTGATTAATTGCATAGAAATTCTCCTAAGAAAAATAACCCACACTACGAATCAAATTAGCACATAGACAGCCACACAACCTAAAATATAAGCCATTATTCTACGCCTCCTAATAATAAATTTCACTTGTTATATGTACTGTGGCATAGTATGTTCTGTTTATTTCCTTTGCAATTTCTTTATTTCCCATGCCTTTACGCATCATTCCTTTGATTGCTGCTTTCTCAAAATCAGTTATCCTATTCCTATGTCGTTCTGGTTTACCATTGTCTTTCTTCCATTCATAGTTAATCCAGGATGGCTCTGGAAATAATGTTTCTCTTTCATATTTCTTCCAGTTGATTATATCCTTGTGATTTTCAGCCCATTTCCAAAACTCTACAGGATCAATAGAATATCTCGTTTGATTATCCAGCTCAACTTTTTTACACGGAAGATCAAATTTATCAATCCATCTCAGAATAACTCTTATATCCGAATGAAAGCATTTTGCAAGTGTTTTTGCACTAATCTTTTCTCCATAATAGTTGTTTAATCCAAGTTTTCTTGCCTTACCTTTTACGGAAGGAATACTTCTATTTAATCTTTTTGCTGTTGTTTCCACTGATTGTTTTAAGTATCTGTTGTTGAGATATTTTACTTCCTTATCTGTCCATTCTCTTCTCATTACTCCAACTCCTGCGTTTCAAACACCTTATAACACTGTATAACTTTATGTGAAAACTTATCTCTAATTTCATATCCATCGGAAACTTTCTTATAATAGATACGATTTTCCTCACCTTCAATAAACGCTTCTACACGTTCTTCTGCGTCTTTCCAAGCTTCTTCTGATGTATTCCATAGAATTGCTGTACCAACAAAATCTGATGTGATACAAGCGCATATATAACACGTTCTCTTTACATTCCATTCTTTTTCATTCATTTTGTTATCTCCAATAAACTCTCCGATTTATTTAATTTTTCTTCCAATTAAATATAACGTTTTATCTAAATCTTTCTTATTGAATACAACAATATCTGTGCTATCACTTGATATATCATCTGGACACCATTCAATATCACTTGATTCCATAATGTCTATTTCTCTTTTTGTTAAATTTTCAATAATATATTCCATTGTATTATCTCCATATAATTTTATTCACCTATGTAATATTTCCTTCAACCATACATTAAAATTGAAGTTCTCCATATTTTCTTCTCTTTCCGTATAGTTCCCGTTATAATTACGGAAACAATTTCCAGAATCACGTTTATCCTTATCCCAATGTTCTACATATTTATTTGTGCCTTTCATTCTTTCTTCACCTCTTCCATGAGATATGCCAATCCTTTACTATAGTGACGATTGAACCAATCATATACAGTATTCTTGTTAGTTCCTTTTGGAAATGCATACCACGCAGCTTTAAGATTTCCGTTGCGGTCAACAGGAATACTCTGAAATTCCTTCCATAATACTTCTACATTTTTGTCAATCGTATCCTGTAATGTTGGTTCTGGCATTTTCGGTTCTTCGTTTTCTGTTACGATATTTGTATTTTTCATATGTATTCCATGTTCCTTTCTACAAATTAATTGGATTTCCATCTGTATCATATTTAATTGGTTCTATATGCGCTACATATCCAATGCCTGATTTCTTGTCATAAATTTCCATTGTGCCACCTACTGCAAACTCAAAAGAGTATCTTTCATCATTACTTTCGATCAAATCAATTAAATAATTTACTAATCCATTGATATTTCTTGCTTCTTCTTTCTGTTTTTCAATTCTATTCATCGTTTTCTTCTTTCTTAATATAATTTATGAAAAGTATCAATAATTTCCTGGTGCAATCGTTTTCTATCTTCAAGTTCTTTTCCTTTGTATAACTCCATTCCGTGATCTGCACTTGTAACATAATGTTCTCCATCATTACGAATATACACATCTATTTCTTCAATTCTTTTATTGTCTAATCTCATTTTCATATAAATATGCGTTCCATGTGTATGTTCTTCTAATTTAATAGCCATAATTCGCACCTCTTTAATATTCTTTACACAAATCCATAATCGTATCTACTAAATTCAATGGTGAATCAATTCCATATCCGCTTAACATATCGAATGATTCTCCGCTAAACGTATATACCAGATCACAATAATGATTCCACTCATTGCCATCTTGTGCGAAGGTAATTTCTAAAGAAATATTATCTGTTAAGTCAAATTCCCATATCTGTTCTTTAAATGTCTGTGGCTTATTTCCTTTACCGTTCCAAAATGTAGGGTTCATTTCTTTAAAGAAATCATTCACAATATTTTCTGCTTTTTCTCTTGTCATAATATTTCCCTCGCTGAAATCATCAATTCATCAAAGTCCTAAAATCATCAATGTGAATGCTATTATCAACATTATAAATGATAAGCAAAATAGACATCCTCTAATCATACGCTGTTTTATTTCCTTTTTTGGTAAACAAAGCCCTATGTAAAAAATCACAAAACTAATTATTGCACTTGAAATACTTCTCATATCATGTCCTTTCCTTATCTGATAATACATTCTCCTAATGTAATTTCTTTAATCTTATATTCAATCCAATTATCTTCTAACATATATACTTTCATAACTCATTCTCCTTATACTCTCTTATTCCACGCATCAATTAATCCATGTGGTGACTGATCGTACCCTCTATCAATCCCAGCCATACAGTTACAACAATAGATTTTCCATCTTTTACCAGATGTATGTTCATATTCTTCTAAAACAATATCCTCTGATTCTCCACAAAACGGACAATGTTTTACTTTAATATCCTTATGTAATTTGTTTGCTTTAATGATATTCATATTTCCTACCTCTTAATGATACAATTTATCAATAGTATTCTGGCATTCATTCCATGATTTAACATATTTCTCATGCAATTCAACAAATTTATCCCAGTCTAAATTCTGCATTAATGACTCATAAGCATAATATTCTCCCATTAAATATTCTATATTGAGAATATTTGTTTTATCATTTCCATCTTTGACTTTCTTTGCATATTCCAATGCCATTTCTATAACTTCTGAAATTTTGCTTTCCAGTTCTTCAATAAATTTCTCTTTATTCATAATATCTTCCACCTTTCTGAAACTCTTGTTTCAATCTAATTTACCAAGTGCAGATTCTAATGTATTAAATTTGTCCTTTATATTTACATTTTCATTGAAATTATTCATTATGTGCAAAAATGCACTTTCTGCATCTATATATCTTCTGCTAAACCTTTCATGCGTCCCTATCTTTTTACCTGATACAGAATATTTATATGGTGAATAAATATTTTCCTCTCTTCTAAATATCAATTCCCATTCACTTCCGTAAAATGTAGTGTGTCTAAACATAACACATTGACCTTCTTTCCATGAATCACATTCTCTAATTGTATTTAATACAAATTTTTTGTTCATAATATTTTCTCCGATTTATAATACTTGTTTCATTGCTACTCACATTCTATTCTAATTCTTGAGCCAACAAAAAACCAATTCTTAGGCTGACTTCTCCATGAATTAGGAGCAGCTTCTTTATGTTTATTGTCATATCCGATCAATAAATTATTTCTATCCAATGAATTAATAACTCTTCCATTAATCTTATAATCATAAATAGGTAAATAATTTTTTTCACCTATTTTATGAATGATAAACCGTATTCTCCAAAAGTCATTAACATATCGTAAAAACACATTTCCTTTGCCGTATTTTGATTCTAAACGTTTATATTCTTCTATTAATTCATTCTGTTTTGGTGTAAGTTTCATATTTTCTTCCTCCAATTCTCAATTTGAAATATCTCTTTCATTTTTACTAATTATTATATGTATTTAAAACTCTATTCTTAATTCTTCATCATAATCTATGATATACTTTTCCGCATCTTTATAGCTATGTACTACCACTACATCTTCATATGTTTCACTGTTCTGTACAACAATATCCATTTCCGATACTTCCCAGATTTCAACATTATCTCCACAAATTTCCTGTACAGCGTACTCTGTAACTTGATACATCGTTCCTGTACTTGCAGAAAACTCATTGATTTTCGTTTTATACTGGTACAGTGCTTTAATTGCAGCTCCTAAATTATCAAATGTTTTAATCACTTCCGGTTCTTCATCGTACTCTGTACATCCTGGAATGATATTAAAACGATCATTCCATTTAACTTCCGCTGTTCTCTTCACGATCTCAAATCTATTCATTTTATTTTCCTCCTAACACGTTTTATTTAAACGTTCAATCGGCATACGGAAACATTGTTCTGTATGCCTATCAACATTCAAATTATGATAAGATCATCCATATAATAAAACCTATAATGATATAACCTGCTAAACAACCTAATAAGTACGCCATTGGTATCCCCTTCTTTCTCTTTCTAATAAAAATAGCCTTGTAGATATATTCTCTACAAGGCTATAAAAGATACATTTCATTCATTATTATTACGAATTTTATCAATATACCATTCTATTGACATAGAATTTTTTTGACGTTCTGACTCATCAAAAATTTGTATAGCAATTTCATTTGCTTCTTCATGTGAATATCCTTTTCTTTCTATCATCTTTGTAGCTTTCACAACATTATTATATGTTCTTTTTTTCATATACAATCACCATCTTACATTCCAACTGACTTCCAAAATAAATCAAATGCCTTTTCCATCTCTTTTTGTCCTTCAATATTTGAATTTTTATTGTTTTTGTTTTTTATAACATTATCTATATGACTTATTTCTCCCCAATAATACTCATTTTGTAAATGATTAGGTAATTTGATCTGATCAGAATAAGATAACGGTATAATTTTGTATCCTTTATATAAATATACTTTATTTATACTGTCCCATTCAACAAATTTTCTCCATCCTCTACTCCAATTATCCATTTATTATTAACCTCTCAATTACATTCATTCTATTATACCTACGGTTTATAATCAAATTCCACTAAACCACCACTATCCATCACAAATGCCTGTGCAGCTTCTGTATATGTCCCATCAAAATTTCCATTCTCTGTATCATAATCACTAACATGATTTCCAATTTCTTCTTCATAGTATGAAAATATCATTGTGATAAGATTTTCCATATCTGTTTTCGGTTCATATCCCTGTTCCCTAATCCACGCAGCCATATAATCATAATCACACCATTTTTCTTTTGGATATGTACTATAATCTTTTTCTTCTGTCCATCTTCCATATGTATCAACCATATTTATTTCCTCCATTCTTCCATTATGCAACTTTCATTAATTTATTAATTCTTTCTTCTACATCATTACCATTGATATCAATACTATTGATATTAACAGGTAATACCAGATAGGTAAAATCTCCATCGTATGCCATAACAGGAGATTTAGCATTACGAAAACCCATTCTCGCAAATTCTGTATCAATTTCAGAACACAATTCTTTAATAAATAATGGATTGAATGCTATCATAAATTCTTCGGATACTGAATTATTTGATACTGAAATTTTATCAAACGATTCTCCTTCTTCTGTAGCCATATAAGACATGATATTATTTCCAATAAATTTCATGACCATTGGTTTTTTAGAATCTTTTCCATGAAAAGAAATATTATATTCTGCTGATTCATTTAATTCTGATGTATTTACATTCACCATCATTAAATCCGATTCTGATAAAAGGATTTTATCAACATCAAAATACATGATATCTGATTCTCTAACGATCATTTTAAAATCATTTCCAACGATATACGTTTTCTTATCTTTACTTGCAATAGATATGATATTCTGTTCACCTTTAGACTCTTTTGCAATACAGTTCTTTAATTTAATCCAAACTTCACGATTTAAATTAACTTCTTTAACATCTGAATCAATATTAAAAGTTCCTACTTCATTTGACGGTTTACACATTCCAAGTCTATGACCATCAAGTGCTGTAATGCGATTTTTATTAGCATTAAAATTATAATAAGTCATTGCTTTATTATATTCATCTGAATCTTTAAGATAGACATATAATTTTTCCATCATATTGAAAAATTCCAGATAGTTTGATGTAAAGAATTTTTCTTCTGGTTCTTTAATATCTTTCATTAATGGAAAATCTTCCGCTGCATCCCACATCGAAGGAAACGTTACAATCTTCTTTCCAGTGCTAACTAATACATTTTTATGTTCTGAATCGTATGTTATAGTGAGAAGATCGGATTTAAGTTTTATGATTTTCTTTAAGTTGTCCAGTTTAATACAGAAAGAATCGTTTCCGGTAACAAGAACATTCTTATAAATATGCAGCTCCTCTTCTATATTGTTTGCAATAAATGCAAGCTGATCATTTTCCTGTTTAACAAGTACCGTTTCCAGAATTGAAAGTGCAGCTTTCTTCGTTACTGACTTTTCGATTTTCTTAACAACATCTTTCATTTCCTTCATAGCAATCTCAAATTTCATCATTGTTCTATCTCATTTATGTATGTGTATATTCTTATATGTATTTATTCTCCAAAATTTTCCACTAAAAAAGGAAGTCTTATAATTGACTTCCTTCAATAGTTCTCTGTTATTCTGTTACATTCCATAGAAAACACTTTCTTTCCTATATCTATCTCTTTCAAAATCTTCCTGGACATAGTTCCATCTTATAGCGTTCTCTATATCGTTTAATTCGTCTATAGACAGCTTTTTGTTTCCGTTCCATATGTAAATAGGATCAACTGTAAAACGTATGTATTCAAGCGGTAAATCGTATTTTTTCGCTAGCATCTTATAGAATTGTCGTTTGTTCATACGATAATCACATCCTCTATTGATTCTCTAACTTTCTTACAAACAAGGTGAAATGCTGACGGATAATCAAACCTTGACAAGTTCACATCATTGTCAATTCTTTTAAATGTTTCCGCTGTCATTCTGATTCCTTCTATTTCCAATTCTTTTTTAGCATCTTCAAATAAATCTTTCTTACTTTTTAGATATCCAGATAAATCCGTATACCACACAAGATTGTTAATGTTTTTGTGATGCCTAGAAACAACAGGATCGTCCCAATTAAGAACATATCTGTTATATGATTCCATTACAGATTTAATCTGTTTTGGTGCTTCTATTCCTTTTCTTTTGCTGATTTCCGCTCTTGCATCTTCAAATTTAATCATAGTTTAAACCCTCCCTATAAAGCTGTTTCTTCCTATTATAATGCATTTTGTTTAGCTGCTCAAGCGGTACACCGAATTTATTCCGTGTACCTATCAACAGTCAAACATTGTTGTATAAACGGTCAATCGTTCTCATTATTTCCATCATTAAACCATATTCTGTAAGATTATCAACAGAAATAACAGAGGACTTTCCATTAACCGTGACAAACACACCATCTGATTCTTCTGAACACGTCACGGTTACTCTGTTTCCGTTTGTGTACGGATTTGATTCTAACATTTCATTCATCTTTGTGATCCATTCCATTCTTATTTCCTCCTGTTAAAATGTGAATTTCATTTATAATACTTTCCAACCTATACCACATTTACAAACTTTTATGCCGTATTTATCACAAAACTTTTTAACATTGCTATTTATAAATTCTGGTTTATTTTTTAGATTTTCCAGCACGTTTACAAGTGTTCTTATATCATAAACAGATAAATTAAATCCTTTAATTTTTTCTCCATTCAATAGCTTATTAACATCATTATTAATTTTATCATGTTGTTTCTTCGTCATGGTTTTATTTCCTCTCTATAACATATCCGAAAATTCTTTCATTTTTGGATGATGAAATCCGATTGCAACTAAAGTATAATAAATACCTTCTGAATAGGATATTGCATCCTGAAACTTCCGTAAATATGTTTCTGTTGATGCATAATCACCTTTTTTCATGCAACGCTCGTATGCTTTCCAATCGTCAATTGTGTTCCTGTGTTTTCTGATAGCTTCATCAAGAATCTTTTCCGCTTTTGTTTTCTCTGTATTTGTCATGATTTCTATTCCTCCTGTTCTATATATTTAATAGCATCCGAAACATTTGCAAAATCTTTATAGTTTGTTTCCATATCTCCATCTTTTCCTATTTCTTCAATAGCCATTGTATAACCGTCATTAGACTGATATATGAAATAGTGTTTATTTCCTTCATAAAAAATCGTATGATTATCAATAATATGTAAATTTTCAATATCCATTATGTTTCCCCATGAAATTGTACTTTTATCGGTTTTTATAAATAACCTATCGAAAGAATATCTTCCAGTTCTTCAACAGCTTCCCATTGTGTATTCCATGCTCTACAGATCACACCAGAAGCCCATATAAGAAAGTATTTTCCGTCATGCTCTATGTTTCCGCATGGAAAAATATCCGTGAAATAAAGCTTTCCAGGATATAAAGCAGTAACTTTCTTTGCTAGTCTTTCCATTTTCTTTCTCATGATAAGTATTCCTCCATATCAATTCTAAACTCTGACCATAACAGAATCGAAAAATCTGGATCAGCTTTGCAGTATTCCAGTAAAAACTTTTCATTGCTGCATGGGGCAAGATCGAAATGTAATGATTCTCTGATAGAATCATCCATATATGTTGAGATCGTTTCCATTAACTTACTATCAATAAGTCTTTTCATGTTCTTCCTCTCACTTTCTGCGATATACTTCAACTGGTTTCCGTTCTGATGCTTCTAATCTATCAATCATGCGATAGATTGCTTTATTTAATTCTCCTTTTCTAATTCTCATATCAGAAAAGCTTTCCTGTGATGCTGTCACGGTATAGCCGTTTCCGTTCTCATTAATATGTATATTAATTCTCATATAGCTGCACCTCCTAACATCCTTTAGAAAGCCAGTCCAGGAGCATCCAAACCGGCAATCCTCCAAAAATCAGGAAGAAAGCGGTATACTTTGCAACTGCTTCCAGACCGCCCGTGATAGTATCTTTGATTGCTTTCTTATAACGATCTTTCATAGTTTCTTTCCATTCTGTTTCCGTCATGAGTATGTTTTTCATGTTCTTTTCCTCCCTGTTTAATATGCTAAATCATTATGTAAGTGTGCTAAATGCCATTATAAGCACTATAAAAGGCACGACTGTTAATTACTGCGGTCATGCCCTATTTAGTGATTATAAGGTTGTTTTATCTTCTGTGTTTTTCCCGTATGGGTTTATAAAATCGCTCTGAATATCATTGTTTTTTATGTAGTTATATATATTTAGAAGCATGATAAAATCACCAGGACTAATTGTTGTTATGTTTCCGTTTCCATGTGTGACAGTTACGCTTTTATCGTGTGTTTTCTGTTCAAGTGTTACTTTTCCACAGTTATTTACGTCAAATGTGATCATACTGTTTCACCTTCTTCTTTCTTATGAATAGCTGTATAACCATATACATCACCTTTAAATGATAAAGTCCATTCTATTTCCCCGTTTCCTGTTCTGATTCTTCTAGGCTTAATGGATTTTGCTCTTTCATTTCCGCTTTTCAATGTTACTTTATCATTAGTGATTTTTGTGATCGTATATTCTTTTTCAGCGTATTCTTTTCCATTCCATTCTTTAACTATATACTTTTCGCCTTTTTTAAATGGATGAATAGGTTTATCTTCTACTTTATCAGATATAATGCTTTTAATTTCCGCATATGCAGCTTTTCCACCTAAACCAGAAGCACCACCTTCAAGAATTATATATGTAATATTAACTTTTCCCGTCCCTCTAACAAGACATTTTCCCCATCTGTTAATATCTACTATATAACCTTCTTTGATGTTTTCTTTTGAGAACTGAATACCTCCCAATTCTTCAATGCATTCATGATAATATACGGACTTGCTAATAGCATCATCAATAATTTCTTCTGCATGTTCTATCCATTCATTGACTGTTTCAAGTGTGAGAATTTCACCAGAATATCGCTTGATTTCTTCCCCATTAGAAATTCTATCAATATACTGTTTATAACTTTCAATGTTCTTTCTTTGCGCTCTGATAGTCTTTTCAGCATCTTTGATTCTACGATCACAAAATGCCTTGTCTTTAGGTTTTGTATTTTCCGCTGTTTGTCTTGCTACTTCCGCACGTTCTGCATAATATTCTGATTTTTTAAATTCATCAAAACCTTTTTCCCATGCCTCCCACATTCTATTTCTTCTTTTTGTGAATGCTCTGCCGGATGAGCTATTAATGTTTGGTTGAGTAAAGAAAGAAATATCTCCATGCATATCATTAATAGGTTTCTGTAATGTTTTTCCATTTTCTTCTGCTCTGTTTGATTTATAATCAAACCGTTCTGCTCTTGCTTCTGCTCTTTCTGCTTTACGTTCCATCTGTTCCGCAAATGTAAGTTTTTCGCCAACATTACCACCATTGGAAAGTCCTAAATCTTTAGCTACTTTTTCCGCTCTATACAGATTAGGGAATTTTGCACGACTTACCCATGCACGTTTTACACGACTAAATAAATAGTTGCTTTTAATATCTTTCTTTTGATCTTCTGCAAGTGCTAAATAATCCGCTTTGTCAAAATGTAACTCAATTTTTCCTGTTTCTTTATTCATAATATATTCGCTCATGTTTTCCACCTGTTTAACCTTTCTTAAAAATTTGTTGTAACTAAATATGTTTCGTTGTTAATTGTTACCGCTTGCCATCCATCATTTACTGATAAAGCAATCCATACTTGTTCAAAGTCGATATAATCAATCATATCGTCTGGAATAGGTTCTTCAAAAAGGTTGTTATATCCTACTTCGTTTAGAACCATTCCATATAATTCTTCGGAATTTAATGTACAACTCCATTCCTGTGATACGCTGTCAACATTAATGATTGTATAGCATCCACTTTCCAATGTTTCCATTGCTTCCTCTTTAGAATCTGCAATTTTAAAAATGATTCTTGCTGTCAGATCATCAACTCCATTTTCGTTGATGTCCTGTAAAAATTCATTAAGAGAAAAAATATTTTCCCATTCTGATATTTCAAAAGCTGCATCATAGTCAAGTATAATTAATTCCTGATTCTTTCCAACGATTGCATTGAAAAATGTATGTAACTTTTCAGATTTCATGGGAAGTTGTAACCACTTCCCATTTTCATTTCCTTCTGTATACTTTGCCAAATTTGATAAGTAAATCTTTACTTTTAACATGATCTCGTTTCCTCCTATTCTCAAATTTCTACATCCCTCTTACATGCTTTCCTCCATGCGTGAGATCCTACGTCCAACGTTCCATAACTAATAACGCATGATGGAGTAGCACAGCCAGGAACAACGCCATAGATGTTCCGTTCATACTCTGCAATACGGAAACCTGATACGCTTTTCAAAGTGTACAGCTTCTTTCCTGTTTTCATGCTATAAACATGATCGCAGTTAAACTCGATATCAATAGACAGGTGTTTTTCATCGGTTTCCGCATTCATAGCGAAAACGATATTTTCATATGTATTCATACCCGTGTATTTGATGATCTCAGGCATGATCTGTTCAATCACGGATTCTGTAAACCATATTCTATCTAAATTAGACAGATCGAAAAGGACTGTCTGTTTCCCGTCTGCTGTCTTACAAGACGGATAAATCTTTCTCATTTTTGCAAGTGTTTGAAATTCCATGTTCTTTCCTCCTTATTTCTCAAATACAAATTCGTTTCCATCTGATGTAATGATGTGTAGTTCTGTATCAGTTACTTTCCAACTTGCTACATCTTTGCAAGGGATATACGCTCGTTTTCCCCCGTATACGTCACGGGATTTATAAGCGTATACCTCTGTATCATCGGAAAGCATCAGAGAAAGCTCTTTCCCATCTGTATTCCAATCGGTTATATCCTTAACAGCTATCAGAGTTTTTTCTGTTGCTGTGGTGGCGTGTCCCATCAGGAATGCGCTTGCTGCGATGATAACAGTGAATAACGTTGCAATGATTTTCTTTTTCATGCTTATGTTCTCCTTTTTTGATCTCTGTTTATAGGTACTAAAAAACACACAAGAATTTATCTTGTGTGCTATGTTACTGCCTATAAATTACTTGCATGATTAACTTTTGTCATATCGAGAATACCTGTTTTACAAAAACTTATAAAAGCTTTTACAAGATCATTCTCAATAAAATCAGTCGTGTAAAGCATTTTCTGCAATGCTTCTTTTACGAGTTCATATTTTGCAATGTCTTGTAAATTGAAGTCCCGTAAAACTTCATTCATTGCTTTTTCTGCCTGTCTTGTGTTCATTCTTGCATCCTCCTGTTATCTGGTATAGTATTTCTGTACGTCTATGGTATTTTCAAGATCGCACATCTTGCAACCTTTTACGTTGTCGAGTTCTACTTCGATATCAACCGGAAATGCAAGGCTCTGAAAAGTAGCTTTACACTCCTGGAAAATCTGATTTTGAATTGTTTCGGGTAACTCACATACATAGGTGTGAGCTGTGACTTTTGTTTTATTCATCGTGTTACCTCCTGTAATTCGCCAGATACTAACATCATGGCGAAAGTGTCAGATGTGATGATCGTTACTGTATCATCATCAGAAATAACAAGTCCGTAAACCTGTTTATTTTCTGAGAATCTCACAGCCCCACCAAAAAGAAAGTACAAATTAGTGCTTTCTTTTTCGCTTGCACGTCTGATTGACTTGCAAACTGCTTTGATATCGGCTGTTGTGCCGATGTATGCAACGCCTGTTACAATGGATGAATTATCATCCATCATGGAAATTATTTCATATTTTTTCATTTTTATATCCTCCTGTATATTGTTTATTCTCTTTTTTGTTTTCATTTTTGCAAGCCATATTATCAGGCATTAGAAACAAGTCTTTTCTACTACTCACCGCCCATCCAGGTTTTATGCTTTTGCCCGAAAAGGGTCTTGCTTTGCTTGCCCGTATGACTTGCAACTTATCAAAACAAAAAAGCAAGTGATTAATGATTAACCGCTTGCTATGAATTTCTCGATATTCAGATCGTTTTTAACGTTTTTTAATAACGACTTGTTTTTATGTATCATTGATAGAAAACAAGTAAACTATTTCAGTCTAAACAAATTTTAGGTCTTTGTTTTGCATCTTTCCCCGTTTTTTGATCGGATACGGACAACCGGATTTTTGCATTTTTGACCTGTCGCATGGTCTTATGATCGGACTTTTCTTTTACTTGCTATCCTGTCAGTATTGCAACCCTTGCAAGTTTTTGTTACTCGTTTGGATATCACATTCTTTTTTGAAATGGTTTTGACTCCATTTTTTGTTGCTTATGGAGGTAAGGGAAGACTTGCGTCTTCCCCTTTGTTGTGGTACTATATCATTTAGAAAAGTTTTTACAATCGTTATGTATTTCGTTTACTACTTCCCTGTAAGAATCGCAGTAAACGAATTTGTCGATTGAAATAAGGAAGACTCTATAGCCTTCCTTATACTTTTCTATGATATAATTACCATAGATTATTTTTCCCATTTTTTACCTCCTTATTAAATGGGATTTTATGTATTTTATACCGCTTTTATTTTGTAGCGGTCAGTGAGTTATTAAGTAAACCCCTCTTATAAAACCTGTCGTTTTGGCTGTCTCATTTATTATAGCCACGGCAAGGACTGCCGACTTTCTTTTCAAGGCAGAAAGCTTTGCTACTTAATACATCAACCGCCCCACATGGGCTTCGTAGCTGATGCCTCAGTAAGTACCCTTTATTCACTTGTCAAGGTTATAGGAAACTGTCTTGCCCTATTAGCGACTTTGCAAGCCGTGTGCTCAACGGATAAATCTCAGCTCCGTTTGTTTTTTATCTCTGTCCCTCTGTTGATGGTATTACTATAACATACTTGTATTGATATATCAATACTTTTTAATGCAAAATAGTACACAAAAAATGATATAATTATAACTGTAAATATTGTTAGTATTGCTATATTGATACTTTTACCATTTTATGATACGATATAATACTACACTTTTGGAGGTAATGAATATATGAAGATAGAATATACTGCTATAGATGACGTTACACTTGCGATCAGGCATATAATGTTAGATAAGGATATAAGACAGAAAGATATCTGTATCGCAACTGGATTAAGTAAGCAAGCTGTGAGCAACTTACTCAATAACAGAACGGAAAACATCACGCTTGACACGCTTAACAAGCTATGTAAGGCAGTCGGATGCAAGTTATCAATAGACATAGAAGAAAAATAATCACATATAATAGGAAATAACACTGTATAACGCTTGTGATCTGCCTAACCTGTATATCGTGCTTATTTACTCATATACCATTATAAGCTTGTAATTTGCGTTTTAAGACGTTTTTATACTTATATGATATAAGTGTTAGCTTATGTCAAGAAAATGGATTGCAGAGCGTTTTACAAGGCCGTTTTTCGGATATGATCGTTTTATCATGATGTTTTTGTCAGATCAGATGTTTTGTTTTAATGTGATTTTATTATGATTATTTATGTGGATTTTATCTGAAATAAGTGTGGTGTTATGTGGCTTTATGATATATTTTTGTTATGGATATTTTCGTTTTTTATTGCGATATATCCATATTATTTTTATATGATTGACTTATAATTGACTTGTGATAGATTTATTTTTTGTAATAATAGTATGATTTTTTGCGGTTTATTATAGTTGATATATTGATCTTATATTGATTTATTGTGATTAATATGATCGTGTGCAATGTCTTATATTATAAGGGTTTATAAGTGCTTTGTGGTTGATCTGGTATAATGTTTGGTGTGGCTATATTGTAGTATTATAATATAGTTAATGTGGTATTATAGTATTATATATGTGTGGCATGAGTATGTATGTATAATGTATGGTTGTATGATATCATATGTATATCATAGATATATGAGTATGGTTGTATATATGTATATATGGTTGTATGAGTACATGAATATATGTGTTGTATTATGTGTTGTATTATGTGAGATTGTAAGTGTATTGTTATGCGTGTATGATATAGAGTATGAGTGCATGATGGCATGATCTCAGAGTGATATACATGTGTGATATGAGTAAGTATGTTATGATCTCAGATGGAGTTATATATAGTGTGTATGTGCGAATTTTAGGCGTGCTGCAAGACTGGAATTTTTTGTATGTAGTTTTGAATACTACATGTAATTATGTTTGATACTATGTTATGTGGATATTAGTATTATGTTATATGGTTATGTGTGTATATGTGGATAACTATGTGGATAACTTCAATATTAATGTGGATAACTTTTTGTTGCATTTGCAACACTTTTACGAACTTTTTGAAAATATTGTATTTTCGCATGTTTTCGCACATCATCTATTATTATCTCTTGTTTACTCTTATTATCTCCTTTTTTTCATTATATCGTAACAATTAACTATATTGTATATGCAATTTAATTGCAGCCTGGGGCGGTATGAGTTAATATGGACTATCTTTTTCATACTGTTTTGTGCTTCAAATTGTTTTATATCCAGACCACCAGAAAAAAGTCAAAAAATAACAAAACTTGACTTTTTTACACTTCCATTAAAAGTGTGATAGTTAGATTTAGTCAACTATAGCAAGGCTTTACGGGATCAGCTATATTATACTATTTTTATACAGATTGCAACGCCAGGACGGGGATACTTTACATTTTTAAAACGTTGAAACATTGACGTTTGGGGCGTATGTGTTCAACTCACACTCCACGTCCAAAAATCAAAATTATAAATTATCACATCATATCACCAGCATAAAACTCTCACATCATCACTCTCTCACCTTACATCATCACTCTCTTAATAAATTGTACCAAATCCACACACAATTCACCAAAATAACCAAATTGACTTCGACACCAAGTTCGACAAAATCCTCACACCACAACCATAAATAAATTTTCTGACAATTTAAAATCATCTATTTTACCCAAAATCATCCACCATCAATCTAAAAACCCCTTGTAAAATCTAATAATTTACGAACTCTTCTCGAACTCCTATCAAATCACATCTCTCAGGATCACAAATTCAATCCAATCTCACCATCACCCAAACTTCCAAAATCCCTTGTCACATCTATCTAAATCAACTGTATTATTTCCTATTTAAATGCATTTCATTTTATTGCTTCGCTACAACAATCACACCTCTCGAAGTACACAATCTCATATTCCCAAAATCACCCATCTAAATTGTGCCAAATTTTCACACAATTCTAATCACTCAAAATTCACTCAAAAAATACATCACGAAAAACTTGAAATGACAAATTGACACCTCAAGATGAAATTATTAAAACTTCATTTCACATCATTTACAATAAATATCTCAAAAACGTTTCAAACAGAGAATCTATTCATTAGCAACATATAAACTAAATATTTCAATCCACAATAAGAGAAATAAATAATATCAAAACGAAAAGGAGATTTTGCAAAATGGCAAATAACGTTAAATCAGAAATCAAAAATACAGGATTTGCAGATATTCCATGTGATGAAACTATACATCGTGATGATAATCATATCTTTCACCTTTGTAAATGGAATATTAAAGATCAGTTTATTGGATATTCAGATGTAATCTTTACACATAAAGATACACATCGACTACTTCATCCAGATTACACAAATTCTCTCAATCCATACAACGTCACTCTCTCATCGGCAACATTATCAAGAATTACAAATATAACAAATAAATATCTTGCCGATAAGAGAATTTATATATCAGTATCATTAGAAAAACCAAATTACTACTATTCTATTGCTAGAGGAAGTGGAAAATCAATTAGAGAATTATGTTATGTCGCAAAAGTAATGTCAAATCATTCTTCACATATGTTATCAACCACATATTCATCTGAATATAAAACACAAAATTATAAATCAGATATAGAGAATTTATATAAGGATAAGATCTTTCATAAAGCATTAGACTACTATCTCACAAATATCCATCACAATCAGAGAAGTAATAATCAAGAAGAAATGAGCTGCTTTAAACTTATTGCTGATAGAAACAATACAAATAAGAAATTTCATAAATAAAGGATATCAACTACTATGAGAAAATCAAAAAACAATAAAAATAACACAACTACTATCATACCATCAACATCTGATAAGACACCAATTGAAATTGCATTACAGATTGATTCAGATGGAATGACAACGGCAAGTAAATTATATGCTTTCTTAGAATTGAATCCAAGTAATTTTGCATCATGGTGTAGAAGAAACATCACTAGAAATAAATTTGCTACTGAAAATGAAGATTATATAGTTTTCGTAGTGGAGAACGAAAACCCCAAATTAGGTGGTAGACCAAAGACAGATTATAAACTCACATCTGAATTTGCAAAGAAACTTTCAATGACAGGCAATACCGAAAAACATGAGCAAGCAAGAAATTATTTTATTGCTTGTGAACAAGGACTAAAGATTGCTACCGCTAAATTACAAGCAAGAAATGATGATATTCAAGCTTTAGCGCAGAGTGTAAACAATCTTGTGCAAAAGATTGATAGTAAATTTGTTTCATTAGAATCAAGAGTATCTACATTGGAAAACAACACTACTACTTCAAAAGCATTACCACAAAAGAAACAGCGATTTACATATTGGCAATCCAAGATGTTTCCAAAGTATCAAGCATTAGCAGAATACTTTGAAATTCAACTGAAAGATCTCTACAAGAATTTATATAGAGAATTTCAGAATATGTATCCTGATATTGAACTAAACCAGATTGTAGATGATTACTGCTACGAGAATAAATTGGAAACATGCTATACATTAGACGCAATAGAACACGATAAAACTGTAAGAGTATTATTTGAGCAGTTAGTAGATACTCTTTTGGAGAAATATGATTTAGTACTTCATAAAGAGAAACTTATAGTGTCAACAATTTTTGACACAAAATAATTATCCTTTATGAGAACAAATAAAAAATACACCAAAAATCAATTTGAAGGGAGAAACACATAAATGTCCACTAATAGCAAGAAAATCGAAAATAGCACCACCAAATACAACAATTTAAAGAAGAATCTGACAAACCAATCCACAGATACTATCTTGGAATGGAAAGAATACTTTGAAAGCTGGAAAAATCATCCAGATTATGATTCAGAATATTTCTTAATGGCAATTAATGTATGTAATGATATTTTAAAAGAAAGATCGGAGAAATAATACATATGACAGATTTAGAGAAGAAATTAAACAAGATTTACAATTATGCTGATTTGATCCATACAGAGAATATATTAATGTTAACCATTTTGAGTTCATTGTTAAATGAAGAAATCAAATCACATATCGAAAAATGCATCAAGAGATATATTCAACAAAGAGAAAATATATTAAGTGGATTATATGAAGACGATGTTGATATTACACAATAAAAAAAACAAAACAAAAAAAGATAGCACTCTTTAGAGTGGTATATATATCATCGTTATTGGGTATAATACATAGTTATTGGGTTTTAGTATAAAAAATTACAATTTTTTGCACATTTTTTCTCCACACTCCGGAGTGTGATGTACAAAAAAGTGTCACTTTTTATACCATGGAGAAATATCTATATAAAGAAAGGATTGAAAAATGCAATTATGGTTAAGAGAAGATATTTATAAAGATTCAAATTTATCCGTATATGGACTTTCAGCTTATTGTGCAATAAGAAGTTTGATAACAAATGAAGAAACAACAAATTTAGTAACCACATTAGAAATCCTCTCCTATCAGCTTACTGGGACTTTGAAATCATCCCGTAGATTTTATGAAACACTTAAAATAGGTTTAGATGAATTAATTGAAAATAAGATTATAACCAAAGTAGAAGAATATAAGAAGCATTACCTTATAGATTGTAAAAATCTTTTTATCACGGAAGATAATCAGTATTTCACAATCATTACATTTGAAGAAATGAGAAAAATATTTCAAATTAAAAATACAAACGGTTTTTTACTTCTAAAGTATTTTGTTTTTCTTGTAGATTCAATCAGTTCATCAGTCGATGTGTACTTAGATGCATTTCAACATAAAAATAGAGTTGTTGGGAAAATGACGTTTAATTATCTTATGAAAGTTAGTGGATTATCTAAAAAATCAATCATTGATTATACCAAAGCTTTAGAAAAAGCAGAATTAATATATATCAATAGATCAAATGATTTTCTACTTAATGAAGAAAATGGTGAGATTTCAAGACTACCAAATATATATGGTAGACCAGAAGATAAACCATATATTGATAAATATGCTGAAAATCAAAAAGATTATTATGGATCATATCGAAAAGTAACATCAAATATTCAAAACGCAAATAACAAACGTAGATTAGCTCAAATATATTTTCAAATTATTAATGGTAATGGAGAAAAGTATAGTAAGGAAGAAATCTCAGATGTTTATGCTTATGTCATTTCAGAAAATAAGAAATATGAAAATCTAGCAACTAAACACAATGATGATTCTTATTTAGAGAAAATACGTAGAGTGGATGTTTTTAATAGGTATAACTTTATAAGAGAGAATGGTGATGATACACATGATTGAATAAATGAAAAGAGAATATACATATATAACTATTAATCAGTATCACAAAAAGGAGTGATGCAACTATGAATTTTAAATCAAAGGAGAAAATTAATCATGACAGAAACAGAAACAAAAAGAAACCATGAGTACAACTACAATAAATATTACACTATGCCAAGTAGAGAAGAATTACATAGATGTTATGGTGGATATTTAAGTGAATCAGATTTTACAACTGCAAGAGGACGCAATCAAAATAAATCAAGAATTGCAGAAAAAATTGCAGCGGATTGGGCGGTTGATCGTCAGTGTGAGAAAAATATGCAAGCTATGGAAAGAAAGATTGAGGTGATGGAATAATGGAAAAGATTTTGATAACAACAATGAAAATTGCATTGAGTTCCTATCTGGTGAACATTATGCGGTTGCTACTTTCACAAACAGAAAACATATCAATCGTATTAAAAATATTTATACTGATAGAAAAGATGAATTCAAATATTTAAAGGAAAATAAAGATGGAAGTATCTGTGTGAAGTTCCCTCTTAAATGGGTAAAGATAAATCCTGGCGCAATCCCTGATCCAAACAAACCAAAAAGAGTTATGTCGGAAGAACAAAAAGAAAAAATGAGACAAGCATTAAAGAAATATCGTGAGTCTAAAAAGAAATAGTGTATGCCACTACTCTCTTATGTTCAGTTTATCGTAAAATTAAAAAGAAATGATAGTCAAATTTCAATTCTACGGTATCTATGGTTAAGTTGTTCCACCTACAACTTAAAATCGAAATTCACCACAAAATTTATTTACGTATATAAGAGAAAATTAAATATAGGAAATTGATGAAATATGATGAGAAAAATTGATTACAAATATTTCTCTAAAGCTAAACAGATTGCACAAGTGTCTGATTTCCCAAAAGTGCATATCGGATGTATCGCTGTTTATCAGAATCGAATTGTCGGGATTGGTTGTAATACAAATAAAACCCATCCAGCTCAGAAGTATTATAACCGATATCGTATAGATGATGCTGATTATAACAGCTCAGAATCACTTTTACCAAAGCTCCATGCGGAGATTAATTGTCTTAATCAACTCAAACATTTAGACATTAACTTTTCAAAAGTGAAATTATACATATATCGCACTAGGAAAGATATTGAATGTGGAATGGCAAGACCTTGTGCAAGCTGTATGCAAGCAATAAAAGATCTTGGAATTAGAGAAATATATTACACAACTAATGACGGTTATTCGTATGAAAAAATAGAAAAGCGAGGTGCTGCTTAATGACATGTGAAGAATGTCACATGATGAGATGCTCCCTGACATGTCCTTATTTTGTTCCAAAAAAGAAAACTAACTACTACTGCTCTATTTGTGGAGATGGAATATGCGATGGAGAAGAATATATAAAGAACGATGTTGGTGATTATGCTCATTGGGAATGTATTGACAGAAAGAAAGACTTAGCTGAATGGTTAGGTTATGAGATTGAAATTATGGAGGAATAAAATTATATGAATATGTATGTACCAGAGTTAATGTACGCATTAGATTCTTTAAGTGAACATTCCGATTGGAAGAATGTTTACAATGTAAGTGGTGATGACGTATGTTATTGTCCTATTTGTTTAGGGAAAGTTAAACTTTGGAATGGACAAGATCCAAATAAGATCTATAAAAAGCAAAGATGTTTTCATCACATTGATGGTACTTGTTCACAAGAAAGCCAAGTTCACTTTGCTTATAAGAATTGGCTATTAGAAAAAGGCTCTAGATTTAAAGTAAATGATAAATTGTATGAAGTAGAAAGTGCAGTTGTAGAAAAAACAATACATACTTCATTTGGAGATTATAGACCTGATATTATGATACAAACTTCTTGTGGGAAAACTTTTCTTGTGGAAGTAGCTTATAACAGCAAAAAGACTGATCAATATATTTATAAATGGGATGAAATTGGAAATGATGTATTAGAAATTGATGTAAATGAACAGATGTATACTGTAGCAACCAATGAGATACCATCGTTTAAATTGATTTATTCTTCTAAAACTGGTGAGTGTTATATAAAAAGATATACTACTCAAGAATATGATGATTTGATTACAAGTAGAAAAATTTATTGGAAACGCAAGGATATTTTAGAATATAAAATTAAATGGGAACAATTAGACTGGTTTTGGAGAGAACTTCAAAATTTTTATTCTAATACTTCTGCTATAGAATCCGTTATAGAATCTTTTGTTAAAATGAATTCTAAAGATCAAAAATTTGTTTGTACACATTTAAAAGGAAAACATTTAAATTTAAAACATACGTTAGAAAAACATTATACAGACAAAGACGATTTAAAAGAAGCACATTTAAAACATATTAGTTGTGTTGTTAAAAAATTAAATAAGGAATTTGGATATAGTACATTAGATGAGGTTTATTTGTATAGAAAAGGTGAAAAAGTAATATTTATAGACAATTTTCCTTTTTACAATTGTTCTCATATGTATATTCATGATGAAACAAATGAGAATGATGTTTATGACTATTTTTATCCAATAATGAAAAAATACTATGAAGATGATATAGAACGAAGAGAACAGATAAAACAGAGACACATAAAACTAGAAAATAATAAAAAGTATTTTAACGATTATATAAAACCAATATTAAAAAAATTTAAGAGCAAGATAAATACATGTAAAAATAATGTATGGACTATGGATTTTTATTATAATTATAATTGTATTGAATTTTCTATTGATATAAGACTTGATAATTTCTGGTGGAAAAGTAAAGTTATTGAAGTTAATGAAATGGATAATGTGGAAAATTATATTCAAAATATTATTTATGGTATGATGTGTCAACTATTTAATGAGGGGTTAAAAAGTAATGGTACTCGTAGGCTTTTAAGAATGGAGGAAAGATAAATGATTGATTTAACAACAGGTGTATATATCCCAAGTGTGGACGCAAAAGATATTTATCTTTCTGCACATTACTACGGTTACGAAAATCACGACTATGATTTAAAACTTAAAGATGGTAATTATAATTTAAGAAAATTTGTTAATACTCTTGATTACAGCTTGGACTTAATTGAGTTATTGGATATTTATTATAAAAAATATCGCAAAAATAATTTTTTGTTTACTGTAAAAAAGCACAAGTATACTACAAATGTTATTAATCTCACATTCAAATATTCTGTAAAAGAATGGAATCAAATGAACAAGAATACATTTGTAAAGTTTGGATACAACTATAGAGATTTGACGTTTGATGATTGCATTGCCAAAAGTAAGACAGGGGAAATTGTTGGTATTCAAATAAATTCAAAAGTAAAAAATAAATTAGAAATACCATCTCCGTTTGTCGTGAAAAAAGTTGAAATCAAAGATAAGAAAGATAAATCAATTGTAAAAGAAGTTCAGTTACAATATCAGAAAAAAGGTGAACCTAAGACTTTAAAAACAAATGCTCAGTTAAGAGGTGAATTATATAAAAATGGTTTTACTTGCAATGGCGTTAAATATTGCAGAATGAAACGGTCTACTGGATCAGCTAGAGTTGGAAAATGCCTTTTTATTAACGAATCATTATTTAAGCCATTACTAAATTTTAGTTCTGGTGCAATCCGTTTAAATCCTGGTGATGAAATAGACCTTGCTGCATATGAGGGGTATATCGCTCTCCCATCAAGTAGTATTATTGATACTCTACCAATTAAACCAGAGAATATTTTATTAATTGATGATTACGATAGTGTATTCAATGAAGATGTAATTGAAACTCACGATGAAAACAACTGGTTAAAAACAACTGAAAAGAATTGTACTATTACAAATACGATATGGGATGGACAATCATTAATGGATATATCTTTATTTGGAGATTATTCAGAATATGGAATGGTGCTTCTCAGAAACTTAATGTTTAAGTCATGTTGTTTTAATTGTAATATTCAACAATGGTTTAAGGATAATAATATTACAGATATTTCACAATTAAATGGGAAAACAAGAGCTACCAAAATTGAAGATGTAAAATTAATCACTACACCAAATAGTATTAAATATCTGAAATTTAGTACATGGGATGAATGGCTTGATAATTTATATCCTAATTTTGGAGTTGTAAAACATGATAAAAAGACTCACTTTTTTGAAGGTAGACTTGTTCAAACTCATTACCAGCTTTTGAACACATTACAAATGTCAAAAGATGAAGTTAATGAATTTTTATCAGAAGCTTTAGACTTTGCACAATTATTACGCAACAATCCAGAGGTTGTACGATATTATATTAAATATCCTGATATTGATGAGTTAGATCCATTATCACGGCCTATGAACAGTAAAAATGATGTTGTATATAATTTAATGAGTATTAATGATAACTTCACAAAGACTAAATATTATAAAGATTTTTTAATTGATTTACTCAGGTCATATTATAAGAATCTAAAAAATGGACATGTTTATGTAAATGGAAATTATTCTACTTTGCTAGGAAATCCAATTGAAATGTTACAACAATCAATTGGTAAATTCGATGGTAAAAGTCAAATTGGAATTGGTAATATACATAGTATACGATTTGATTATAATAAAACATTATTGGCAAGTCGTAGCCCTCATGTAACGATTGGTAATATTTGGCTTCCGTATAATACGGAGAATAAACTAATAGATTGTTATTTTAATCTCACACCTGAAATTATATGTCTTAATTCAATTGGAGAAAATGTTTTACAAAGATTATCAGGCGCAGATTTTGATAGTGATACCGTATTACTAACGGATAACGAAATACTAATTCGTGCGGCAAAAAGGAATTATCATTTATTCAAGACTCCTACTTCTTTTGTATCGGCTCGAAAAGTAAAAAGATATTATACTCCTGAACAACAAGCAGATCTTGATATTAAGACATCGGTAAATAAGATTGGAGAAATTATTAACCTGTCACAAGAGTTAAACTCTTTATTATGGGATAGAATGTATCATGGAGAAACTTATGATGATATCAAAGAACTATATTATGATATTTGTCAATTGGATGTAATGTCTGGTATTGAAATTGATAAAGCAAAGAAAGAATTTGATGTTAATAATGTTAAAGAACTCGATAAATTAAGACAAAAATACGCACCCGTCCTTGAACACATCGAAAAAGATGAAGAAGGAAGAGATGTTAAAAAGAAAAAAGTGCCACATTTCTTCTCTCATATATCAAAACAAAAAGGATTCTACAATCCAGAGAAAAAATATTATTGCAAGTATCATACGACTATGGATTATTTACAAACAATAGTAAATGGATTTAGAATTAAAAATCCATATAAAAAAGATTGGTCGCCATTCACAACATTGTTGGATAATGAAAAATATTACAGCTATAATGTAAATCAAAATCAGATTGATAAAATTTACACTATGATCAAAAAATATGTTAATGATAGAAAGTTAATATATTCATCCGATTCGGACTCAAAAGAAGATAAGAATGAAAGATCCAATAAATTAAAAGTTGATTTAATTTCGGATATTGAATCTGAGACTATAGGATACTCTACAATGTATAGATTATTATCTTCTGTCGAAGATAAAGAAAATGCACAGATCAAAAATTTATTATTAGAGATATTATTTTTATGTGGAAATAAAAGTTTTAACGAGACAATAATTCAATCTTCTAATGAAATAAAACAGTTAGAAATTGACGGAAACGACATAAAAATCTTTGATATTGGTTTTAAAATTGCAAAAAAGCGAATAAATTCATGCAAAAATGAGTGATTTCGTCCTAAATTTAGGACGAAATTTAAGTTACTATGGAGAGGGTAGTTTTCAAATTATTATTTTAACGATTACTACCCTACTCTATCTTGTGTAACTTATCTTAATCTGAAACAGAGGAGGAATTTAACATACAAGAAAATTATACATATATTTCTCAAAAGGAAATTTCCCATGAAATCGAAAAAAGATTGGGTTGTTCTGCACATGATGTATTTAAAATATTAGATACATTAAGTGATGTGGTAAAGGATAAAATTAGTGATACGGATAATGCAGAAATAAAAATATTTCCTGGACTAAAAGTAACTTCTAAGTGTGTACCATCAGAACAATATAATTCTAATTTAAAAAATGTAAATATACCATCTGACCATGTTTTAAAATTATCTGTATATTTTACACATGATTATAAAAGAAAAATAAGAGAAACATATAAAACTCATTAATTGGTATATAATCTTCGGTTGCACTGATTCTTCCCCCTTTCGCTACAGTGCTTCCGTTGATTAAAAATATAATAATGCGGATTAGAGAAGTAGTTAACTCGCTTGGCTCATAACCAAGAGAACATTGGTGCAAATCCAATATCCGCTATTTGATGCGTTTTATGACGCATCATAAATTTTACAATGTTATTGTTACGATTATGTGGCTTGACACAGATAGTATATCGTGAGGTATATAAAGATAGATTTACGCCCTATCGCTATAGAGATATAGTCAATTCAAGCAAAACTGACATACTAGTAACTCAAAAGGTTACGTTTCGCAATTGAGTCTATGCGGAAATAGTATGTATTATAAGGAGCGATAAGGTAATTTAGGGGCGACCGCTGAGAATTACTTTTTGACCGCAAATCAGATAGCTCATGCAAACTTATATGCATATGATGGTGAATCAGGAGGATAAATAGTGCAAGAATTTATTAATCGAGTGCGTTATCCATTTATATGAGTATATTACTTATGTGAACGTTGAGTAGGGATTATAACTGAAAGACACGAAGGTGTGATGTATTTTTGTTCTCAAAAGGAACGAAAGCGTCTGGTGTAGCACATCTTCTGTTATTTAGACTTCGATTTTCTAATATTATGTTTATTGAATTTTATTATATGATTGGCAAAAGAATTTAGTAGAAACTACAAAAGTAGAAAATTAATTAAAGCGAAAGTCTACACCTCTACATGGTGAAAGCAACCTAATTCCATAGTACTTGTAAGAGTATAATATGGACATTAATAAGTCTCGCAAGACTTTGAGATGTTTGATCAAGTTTGCACAGTGTTCTTAGCGGAACTTTACGGCATGGCAATGTCGATGGAATAACAAAATCAGAGTAATCATGTAGCAAAAGAGAAATGCCTCTCTTTCAAAAAGGCGGTTGTGGAAGTTTACTATATATGCGTAAGGTATATAGTGGATACGGAAAGAACTCATAATGTTCTAAAAGAACTTCTGTATAAATGTGTAATCTCAGCATTTACAATAATAATAATGATATATAGCTCAATTGGTTAGAGTGATCGCTTCCGTTATGGATTCGGTAGATTTAGGTTCAAAATCTAATGTATCAATTAAGCCAGGAATAAAATAACTCTCTTAAAAATACTGGCGATAAGGGACACCGTGAGGTGTTCCCTTTTGTGTACAGGTGGCAGAGTCAGGTTTAATGCGGATGCCTTGAAAGCATTTGATGGATAAAACCATCCGTGGGTTCAAATCCTACCCTGTACGTTACTCTCCTATTTGGAGAAATAAATGAAAAGGACGTGAATTGTTATTAAACAAATTACTAAAAAAGAAATGGAATACCTTATGAATAAAGGTTTTAAGTTCCATGAAGATATTTTTAAGACATATAGTGGTAATAGTAAATATTACTATAGAGAATGTCGAGAAATTAATAAGGCATTAGATAATTACCACAACTGCTTAAATGTTGTGGAATATAAATGACAGAAAAGCAAGACAAAATATATAGGAAAGGTGGTATCTTTTATTGGAATATAAATTATTTCTGGATACCAATGCGTTATTAAATTTACAAAGCGCAGCATTTAAAGAGAAATTTGTCATTTCTCAAAAGACTCTTGAAGAAATTGAGTCGATTAAAACATCAGGTCATAAGGATGGGGATGTAAAATATAAAGCAAGATCAATCGCAAGATTACTTGATCAAAGCGAAAATTATGAAGTAATTGCATATACACCAGAAGTCAGAAAAATTATTAATGATTTTACATTGGACGAAACACCAGATAATATCATTCTAGCCTCTGCTTATTGGTATAATCAATCTTCTTCCATTATCGTTTGTACAGATGATCTTAATTGTAAATTCATTTCAAAGAATATTTTTAAACTTCCCACAAAAGGAACGCAAGAACTTAATCTTGTTAAGAATCTTGATGAATATACAGGATATAAGGATGTAACTCTTTCTGATGAAGAAATGAGTTATTTTTATTTACATACAAATGAGAATATGTATGATTCTCTTCTAAATGAATATTTGATTATTCGTAAGAGCGATGGTGAAGTTGTTGATTATCGTAAATGGAATGGCGAAGAATATAAACCTATCTCATACAAACAAATTTCAAACAGATTTTTAGGCAAGATTAAGCCACGTAATCCAGAACAGGTTTTGGCTTTTGATATGCTACAAAATAAAGATATTACGATTAAAGTTTTATCAGGTAGATTTGGTAGTGGAAAATCAATGCTAATGATTTCTAACGCTCTTAAACTGATTGAGGAAGGTAAATTTGAACGGTTGGTATTTATTAGAAATCCTATAACAGTTCATAATATTACAGAAATTGGTTTTATTCCTGGAACGATTGAAGAAAAAATGAAGCCAGGTGCAATGGTTCTAGCGGATCACTTAGGTGGTGAAACAGGACTTGATATGCAAATCATGGCAGGAAATATTTCAATTGAATTTATCGGAAATATTCGTGGTCGAGATTATAAGAACTGTATTCTATATTGTACAGAATCAGAAAACTTAACAAAAGAACATATCCAATTATTAATTGGTCGTATCGGAGAGAATTCTGAATTATGGCTAGACGGGGACGTAAAACAAGTGGATAGTCCTTTATTTAGAAATAACAATGGATTATTATGCTCCGTTCAAAAACTTTCTGGACACAAAAAATTCGGATATGTACAACTTAATAAAACTGAACGTAGTGAAACGGCTGCAATGGCAGATTTGTTAGATTAAAAATATTACGAAAATCGAGGAATTATAGCCTATGAAATATAAAAATGAAGCAAATACCACTATGAATATCTGTTATACGGATATTTATGATATGGAAGAACTTGATAATCGAAGACTTTATATTAATAACGATATTGATAATGAAATTATTGATACAATTGTATATCATATTTTGCGTTTTAATAGAATTGATAAAGATAAGAAACCAGAAGAAAGGAAGCCAATCTTATTATACATTAACTCACCAGGGGGGGATGTTTACTCTGGCTATGGACTTATCTCTGCCATGCAAGATAGTATTACACCAATTTATACGATTAATCAAGGTATGTGTGCATCAATGGCATTTCTTATTTTCTTAGCAGGATCTAAGCGATATTCTATGAGAAATTCTACATTTCTTATGCATGATGGCTCAAATGGTGCATTTATTGAAAGTGCATCTAAACTTAGAGACAGAATTGAGTATGAAACTGGTCAGCTAGAACAATTAACAAAGAAATTTGTGCTAGAACATACAACTATTGATGATAAATTTTATGATGAAAAGTATCGTGTAGAATGGTATATGCTTCCAGAAGAAGCAAAATCTCATAGAATTTGTGATTATATTATTGGAAAAGATTGCACTTTAGACGAAATCATCTAAGAAGAGTTATTAATACTCTTCTATTTTTTATGAAAATATATAAATTTAAGGAGAAGAAAACATGATCAAGATCAACGAAACACCAGAAAAATTAAATCCACGCAAAATTAATATCCAGCTTAAAAATATTTCTTTAAAAGATCTTCACTTAATCGACACTGATACAGGTGAAGATGTGACTCAGGAAGTAATTGATACTCTTCCAGAAGGAACAGAGACAATTGATTTTAAAATCACTAAAGAACTTCCAGAAGAAGAATAAGTTGGGCGGTGAATGATATACATAACTATAAAAGAATAGATGGTGAATCAGAACAGGAATTAATTTATAGAATTTGTTCCGAAAAAGATAAAATTGGTACTTGGTCTGATGTACAGAATGTTTTAAATTCAATTTTAGGTAAACACTATCAAGAGTCGACTTATCGAAAGTCCTATCAATCATTTAATAAAATGATGGAAGCGAATAGAAAGAAATTTGTTGACTCAGATGGACAACTAAAAGAGATAGATAGAAAAATCGAAGAACTAAAGCGAGAACGTATTAAAACACAAACATGTAATATCGAAAGAAATCGTATTGATCGTAGTATATCAAGACAAGAAATGTACTACGAGTATGTTGGAAAAGCTATTACTTCTCTTCCACTTCCAGAATTTAATCCTATTCATGTTAAAGATGAAGATGATGGAACTATTGAATATTTAGTAGCTCTTAGCGATTTGCATTACGGTGCTACGTTCAAAAGTGAAAATAATGAATATTCACCTGAGATTGCACAAGATAGATTGTCATATCTTACAGAAGAATTGATTCAATTTATACGTAATAATAAATTAACAAAACTTAATATCGCATGTCTTGGTAATGTATTACAGGGTCTTATTCATTTAACTGATTTAAAAATTAATGATAGTGCTGTTGTAAAATCATGTGTGGAAATTTGTAGATTAATTGCAATGATGTTAAATACGCTTTCTACATATACACAAATTGAATATTATCATGTTCCATCAGCAAATCATACTCAAATTCGTGCATTAGGAGCTAAAGCAAATGAACTAATGGATGAAGATTTAGAGTATCTGATTGGAAATTATATCAAAGATTTATGCAAAAATAATAAACGTATTAACGTACATCTTGCGGATGAAGGAAAACAATATATTGTCGTTTCTATAAATGGATATGATGTTATTGCAATGCATGGACATCAGATTAAAAATATTGAAAATTCTATTAAAGATATTTCTATGATGAGAAGAGAATTTGTTGACTATCTTTTATTAGGACACTTTCATGCAGGAAAACAAATCGTTGCTCATGAAGGATGTTGTAATGATTCAGAAGTTTTAGTTGCTGGTTCATTTGTTGGTAGTGATCCGTATTCTGATTCATTGTTTAAAGGAAGTAAATCATCTGTAAGTATATATGGATTTGATTATGTTTATGGACATACAGAAACACATAAAATTATTTTAAATTAACGTTATGGAGAGTACACCGCTACTCTCCTATTTTAGTAGAAATATAGAAGAAAGAGGTTTTTATAAATGACAAAAACAGATTTTATTAATAGATTCGCAGAAGAAACAACATGGACAAAAAAAGACTCTGAATTTGCTATTAATTCTGCAATTAAAGTTATCAGTGATTTTCTTGTAGAAGGAGAAAAACTTACTCTAGTAGGATTTGGAACGTTTGAAGTTGTTGAAAGAGCAGCAAGAGAAGGTCGCAATCCTCAAACCGGCGAATCACTTATGATCAAAGCGTGTAAAACACCAAAATTTAAACCAGCAAAAGCACTTAAAGAACTTGTTGATGGCAAATAAGAGGAATTATATATGAACAGTAAAACAATTTGTTATGATGATATTTTTGAATTTTGCGAAGATGTAGATTCTAGTTTTTTGAGAAAATATTACGCTGCGATGAAAGATAATTCTACTGTAGATATTACTATTGCAGCAAAGTACGACACATCAAGAAAGATCATTAATATTCTTACTGATTATGGATTTGAAATTGCAAATATTGATTTTCATGATGCGATATGTGACGGGTATAAAGATGAGTTTGTTATCTCTCTATGTTATGGACTAAATCACAGCAATGCAATGGAGATTTGGTGTAAACCTGCAAAACGTGAAAATGGATATATTATTTTTGACGGTGATGAAATTTATATCTTTGACGAATGTAATAGTAAGATTATGAATAAAGTTGAATCAAATGATGTATATATCGTAGAACTACATGATGAAATTGAAAAAGAATACGATGACTTTACAGATGATCTTGAACTTGGAAATTGCAATGGTGATTGTGAAAGTTGTCATGAGTACAATGTAAATGATGATACGGATGATGAGTATGTAAATCTGAAACTTACTAAAGATGAAGCAGAAACACTTCATAAACTTTATCATGTATTTGGACTACTTGATCTCGTTATTTGATGTTTATTATCATAGTTTAGCCTTTCTTTAGGGTGCGTAGGTGTCATAGCTTACGCACTCTTTTTGTTTCCATTGGATTGTTTTGTTCAATGGAGAATTAATTATTAGGTGGGATTGATAATCCATTAAAGAGTAAACGTAGGATGGTTGGTACTCTCCTATCTCTGAACCTCTGTAAATATTAACTGGTTGGTCAGTTAGACCAATAAAGAGAATTACAAGCGTATGCTTATCTCTACCTTCAATTTTATTATTGGAGGAATTTTTAAAATGGATGAAATTATTTTAAGAAATGAAAACGGACAAATTTTAGCAAGTAGTCGTGAAGTTGCTGATAGATTCGGTAAAAATCACAAAGACGTGCTTGAATCAGTTAGAAATCTCACTGCGGAAAATTCCGCCGTGAAAGATATGTTTCAAATTTCTCAATATACAAATTCAAGAGGAAGAAATTATGATCAGTATCTTATGAATCGTGATGGATTCTCACTTCTTGCAATGGGATTCACTGGTAAAAAAGCATTGGAATGGAAATTAAAATATATTAATGCTTTTAATATGATGGAAGAAAAATTAAATCATCCTTATAAATTACCATCTACATATAAAGAAGCTCTAATACAGCTAGTTGAAAAAGTTGAAGAAAACGAAAGATTGCTAGAAGACAATGAACATAAACAAGAAATTATTAATGGATTTACAGATGATATTGATATTTATAAGAAGAAAGATATTATCAATAGAATTTGTAGACATAGACATGAAAATTATGCAAATAGATATACAGAATTATATCGTTGCTTTAGAGAAATTAATCATATAGATCTTGAAGCAAGATGCGAAGGATATAATTTAAAACAAACAAAAAAGAAAGATAAACTATCAGTAATTAGATATGCTGAACAGTTTGGTCATATTGATGATTTATATTCTTGTTGTGTTAAGTTATATGAATCGGAAGTGAAAGCAATTATTGAGCAATTAAACGAGTTGCAAAATTAAAAACGTGGAGAGTTTAGTGAATAATTATCACCCACTCTCCTTTTATTATATAAAAATTGAAAGGAAGTGAGTAAGTGGCAGAACGAAGTAAACGTGTATATTTATATGATAAAGATAAAATGGAACATATCAACCCAGAGACATTAAAATTATTTCAAAAATATCAAGTTGATATGTCTATTAGAGATTTATCAAAAAATACCGTGGAACAATATAATGCGGATTTAAAACAGTGGTTCATCTTCATGTATATTAATCAATATAATTTATCTGTATTAGAAGCAACAGAGGATGATATTACTGAATATTATTATTGGCGAAAACAACAAGGAAACAATGTAAATAGACAAAAACGAGTTATGGCATCTATATCTGCTTTTTACAAATTCCTTAGAAAAAAGAAAATCATTAAAGAATCACCCGTAGAATTTATTGATAGACCTAAACAGGGACAGCCAATTGCTGTTCAAACTTATTTAACAAAAGAGCAAGTACAATTGATGAGAGAAAAACTTGAAGAATATGGTGATATTCAATTGCAAGTATACGCTTTTATGTCATTAACTACTATGGCTAGGGTACATGCAATTGCAAATCTTAAATGGGATCAGATTGATTTAGAACAACGTATTTGCGAAAATGTTCTTGAAAAAGAAGGAAAGATTGTAGAATTAAGTTTTTCAGAAGAAACAAAAGGTTATCTTGAAAAATTAATTGAATATAGAAAAGAAAATAATATCAATGATTACGGATGGTTATTTGCAACTCCATTTGTAAATGCTGATAATCCAATTCAAGATAGTACATTAAATAGTTGGTGTAAAAAAATTGGAAGCATGATTGGAGTACCAACGTTCCATCCTCATGATTTTCGTCATAGCTATGCGACTCTGCTTCGCAACGCTGGTGTGAGTTTGGAGGATGTATCTACTATGCTGAATCACTCTGGAACGGATGTTACGAAGAAATTTTATATTAAAGTAGATACTACAAAAGTAAGGAAATTAAAAGATAGTGTAATAATTTAATCCGTCCCAAATCCCAACTCCCCAAAAAGCCCGTAGTGTAGACCAAACACACCTATATAGAAACAAGCGCACGACATCGGACTGTCAAACCGCTTCGGGCAAATACCTATCTTTCTATATATTTTCTTGTTTCATATAATCTCTTCTCTTGAAAAGGGCAGCTCACTACTGCCCTATCTTAAAGCAAACTTGTCCTTTACAATATTTTCCAATTGTGATAATGTAAAAATATCAAATATTGGAGGTGTTGTATATGGAGTTTAACAGAAAGACACAAACTGTCAAATCATTTGCACGAGATATGAAAAATGGGAAATACAATATGTTCCATAAACTACAGCGAAAAGAAGGACAATGGAAAAATTATGAGCAGAGTCTATTAATCGATTCAATGCTTCGCAATTATCCTGTTGATCCTATTCGTTCAGAAGAAAAAGAAGATAAAATTAGATATGTATTTGACGGTGTTCAGCGTAGCACAACTATCAGGGATTTCTTAAATGATGGATTCAAATTAAGCAAAAAGCTGAAACAAGTATCAATTGAAAATACTGTATATGATATTGCCGGAAAGAAATTCTCACAGTTAGATGAAGTTGTCCAGGATAAAATCACAGATTATGAAATTGTACATTATATCTTTTCTGATTGTACAGATGAAGATATTCGTGAGATGTTCCGCAGACAGAATGGTGGTAAACCATTATCTAATACTCAGAAGAGAAAATCATTAGAGAGTGATGAAGTTAGTGCAATTATCTTTGATGTTGCAAATCATCCATTCTTTGCAAAAGTATTATCTCCAACACAGTTAAAGAAAGATGTAGCAAATGATGTTGTACGTCAGACACTTATGTTGATCAACACTACAGATGATAATGACTTTACATCGTTTAGAGCAAAAGATATTGATATATTTGTAGAATGGTATAATGAACATGTTGATGAAAAAGATATTATTATATTAAAATCTGCTCTGTCATTCTTAGATGAAAAATTTGAAGAAAAACTCAATCTCAAGTCTACTTCTCTTCCGATGATGTTATATGCCGCATATACATGTGTGAAGAACGAGAAAGACTTTGATAAGTTTACAAACATTGTGCAGACATTTGTAGATAGCTATGGTAATGATATAGATTATGTTCAGTATTGCACCAGTGGTACATCTTCTGCTCAGTCTGTTCAAGGAAGATGTAACTATTGGAAGAATCTTTGCAAAGGATTATAAATATATAGAAACTTAATATTGAAATTTATGAGAAGTCGCCTTATTGGTGGCTTCTTTTATTATGCAAAAAAATATGCGAGTAACATGATGTCGAAAGCTACTAATGGGATGCATACTGTTTTTAGCTCTGGTTGGCTCACTACCTCCACTCGCTCTATAATAAAGGAGAAAATAAAATGTATAATATTCTAATTAAATACAATGATAGCAAAAAACTATGGCAACTATATGGCACTACCACTTCTGCTACATCAAGTGAAGAAACATTTGTCCCATTTGAGACAGATGATTTGGAAAAATTAAAAACAGAAATTAAAACTCTTGATGAAAAATATGGTCATGAAAACATTAAAGTTGTAAAAGATGTTGCGTATGTAATAGATGTAAATATTATTGATAATAAAGAATGAAAATGTAAGTCAAATTAGTATAAATATTATATATGAAGGAGTCATTCACGATGGCGTGGGTGGCTCTTTTATTATGCAAAAAATATAAATTAAATTTATATTCAGGTAATTCCTTACCTGTAAAGTGAGGTTATTACACTCACTAGATATCATATGGATATGATAATGGAAACAAGATAACAATGCTACTCTCCTATTTTAATTGGAGAAATCCACAGTAGATTTCGCCACTGGATAGTGAGAATAATATTACTCACTAAACATTACTTATGTAATGACGAAAAGGTATAGTAGATACTCACAATATAGAAAAATATCATAAAGTCGATTGTCATTAAAGCAATCGGCTTAATTTTATGCAAAAATAAAGGAGGTGATGTTCTTGGCTAATAGAAAACCTAGACAATCAAGAGAAGAAGCGATTCGTGAGTCAATGAACTCACCAATAAAACTTGATCCAACGATCACATTTAGTATTCCAAGAGCCAATGTGCAATTCGATCCAGAAAAACATAAATATAAATGCTCATGTTGTGGAAAAGGATTTAATAATTTAAAACAGAATTTTCAAAAGTCTAGTAGTCCATTATTCCAGGCAAACGATGGATATTTACCTTGGTGTAAGGAATGTACTGACAAATACATGAATACGTTAGTTGCTTTCTATTGTGGTAATGAAGAACATGCAATTAAACACTTTTGTCAACAAGTGGATTGGGTATATAATATTGAACCTTTAAAAGCAGCTAGGGAAATATCTTCTGATAGAAGCAGAATTTCTCATTATGCAGCAAAGAAAAATTTGAATGTTGGAAGTATGAAAACATATTTTGATTCTATGGTAAATGATTATGAAGAAAAACAAGGACAACTTATTCTATCCAGAGAACAAGCAAAACAGGATGATGTTAATATCTCTGCTTCTGCTGTTGATAGATGGGGTGTTGGTTTTACGGAAGCTGATTATAAAAACCTTGACGATCATTACCGTATGTTGAAAAAGAATAATCCAAATGCTGATAATAATCAGGAGATTTTTATTAAATCATTATGTAATATAAATATGCTAATGGTTAGAGCTTTAACAAAAGGTGATGCGAAAGAATATAGTAGTCTTGTTGAACAATATAGTAAGACATTTAAGCAAGCAGGATTGAGAACCATTGAAGAAAAAGATTCAAGTAATGATGAAGTTTTTGGTGTGACTCTTGCTACTATTTCTCAATACACGCCAGAAGAATTTTATAAAGATAAAGATTTATATAGTGATTGGGATGAAATTGGAGATTATTTTGAACGTCATGTATGTAGACCAATGGAAAACATTATGACAGGAAGTGATATAAGAGACAAAGAGTTCTTTGTTCCAGAGGAAGATGAAGATGAATAATTTGAATCAATATCCTGCGGATGATAATCAAAAAGAACTATATAAGAAATTTCCTTCTACTCACTATTTGAGTAATCCTATGAATGTAATACATAGCTTGGCATGGTGTACATTTTGGCGTAGAAATATGCATAGATTTGTAAGAGATTATTTAAAACTTTCATTATATGTTTATCAAGAATTAGCAATATACTTAATGGGTATATCTAACTTCATTTGTATAATTGCTAGTCGTAATGATGCTAAATCATTCATTATAGCATTATATGCTTGTTGCAGATGTATTCTGTACCCAGGAACAAAATTTCGTATAGGATCAGCTACAAAAAAGCAGGCTAAATTAATTGTGTCTGATAAAATACTTGACGAATTGTGCGAATGGAGTAAACCATTAAAAGCTGAGATAGCTGATTGGAGTACAAGTGAAAATAATATTTTTGTAAAATTTAAGAATGGATCAAAGATTACTGTATTTGTAGCAAATGACAATGCTCGTGGTTTGAGATCAAATGCTATTTGTCGAGAAGAATTTAGACAAATTGATAAAAAAATCGAAGATTCTGTTATTTCTCCATTCCAGACAGTTAGAAATCAGCCATATATGCTTAATTCATATTATGGTGAAAATCCTGTTTTACAAGAAGATCCAGTAGATGTTTATATCAGTTCAAGTTGGATTGATAACGGAGCGTGGATTTGGGATATTGTAGATCAAGCATATACTGGTATGCAAAAGCATAATGGTTCAGTGCTTTTGACATTTGATGAAAGTATTACATTGAAGCATCATTTAAAAACATTAAAACAGCTCATTAAGGAAAAGAAAAAACAAGACCCGATTACATGGAAAATTGAGTTTTTAAATCTTCGTGTAAAAGATTCTATGTCTTCTTATTTTACTTATTCAATGTTAATGAATAGACAAATCTCAAAACATGTCTTTTATCCTCGTGAAACAATCGACTTTAAAACCAATAAAAGAAATAAATATGCTATTCCTAAAATTGACAATGAGGTAAGAGTAATATCAAATGATATTGCATTTGTTGCAGGTGCACAGAATGATAATTCTGTATACGCTTGTATACGAGGTATTCCAGAATCCTCTACTTATCTTTCAAATGATAATGAAATTGAAATCAAACAAGGTTATCGAAGACAATATCCATATATTGAATCAAATCAGATTGGTGATACTACTTTACAAGCAATTCGTATCAGACAATTATATGAAGATTTTGATGCTGATTATATTGTCATAGATGCTAGAAATGGTGGGTTACAGATAATTTATTCATTACAAAAAGTGTTATTCGATGAAGAAAGAGGCGTAGAATATTCACCATTACGTTGCATGAATGTCGATGATTATGCAAAAGTGTGTCCTGATCCAAATGCTCCTGCTTGTATATACGCTATTAATGCTACTCAATCATTAAATAGTGATATTGCTACAGCATTTAGAAAAAATCTTATTGAAAATAAAATAGATTTTCTTGTAAATTACAATACTGCCAAAGAAGAAATATTATCAAATAATAATGATTATAAGAATGAAATTGATACAAATAAACAGATAGAATATGAACGACCATTCCTTGAAACACAAGCTATGATTAGTGAATGTGCAGAACTTCAATATGAAAAAATGCCACAAACAGGCATAATTAAAATTTATGAGCAAGGTAAAAATCGTAAGGATAGATATACTGCTTGTTCATATGGTTCATATTTCTTTGACCAATTAGAACTTGATATGATGGGAAATTCAAGCGATTACGAATATTGCACCTTAATAAACTGAAAGGAGGCGACACATGCCAGAAGAAGTAAAACGCAAGAGGGGTCGCCCTCCAAAACAAAAACTCATAGAACAATCATCTGCACAGAAACAAGAGCCTGTAAAACAAGAACCTATAAATGAAATTAATAGTTTTTCTGCTTCTATTTCATTTGATGCATCACAATTCTTGTTTTCGTGTGGAGTATATAATTATTTCAAAAAACAAGATATTGATAACATTCTTCGCAACCCTGTGTTGTATCATGAAGAAGCTATACGATTATCCGATTTTATATATACTAAAAATGGTATTGTCTCTAATTCAATTGATTATATGACCTCTCTTCCATGTCTTGACAAAGTAATCATATCATCTAAGAATTCCACTAAATCTAAGAAGAAAAAGAATAAAGAATTAATGCAATCAGCGTTAAAAATGATTGATGATAAAATGTTTATTCGTGATGCATTGCATACAGAAATGCGTGAAGGAACTGCATTTTATTATTTTGATATTCGACAAGGAACTCAAGATCGTAATAAATTTATGACTGATTATGATGTGGAGAATATAGTTGAAATTAATGAAATTGGAATCAATGCAAGAATTATTACTCTTCCATGGCGATATACTAAAATCGTAGGGAAAAAGAATGGCAGGTATGTTTTAGCTTTTAATCTGAGATATTTTGATGATTTTACAGGTGAACAACTTGACCGTAAGCTAAAGAAATATCCCCCTGAAATTACAGAAGGATATGATAAGAAGCACAATGGATTGGTTAATGGAGATTGGATGATTCTTGATAACAACAAGACTATGGCAAGAAAAATCAAATGTAAGGATTCTGAGCCGTGGGGTCGGAGTCTTATTATCGCAGCTCTCGAAGACGTTCTATATAAAGATTATTTTACAGATACAAAACGAAATGTATTGGATGAAATTAATTCACGTATTATATACGAAACATTTCCAGAGGGCAAAGACAAAGGCACTTGTGCATTAAGTAAAAAACAGCAAGAAGATCAACATAATACTGTAAGACAAGCAGTTATGAATAAAAATACTCGTGGTGGAATTAGTTTCTTTTCAGTCGCAGCAGGTACAAAACTTGATTCTATCAAAGTAGATACTGATTTATTTGATTCTAAAAATGAGTCAGATCTGAATAATAATATCTCTCAAGATTTAGGTATCTGTGCTTCTCTTATCGGAGCAATGACTACGGGAAATTTTGCCGCAGGACAATCAAATCTGGAAATGATTACTGCTCAATTATACTCATGGGTATATGAATGGCAACAAGAATTAAATTATGTTATTAATAAAAATATAATCAAAGATGAAAAGAATAAAGTAGAAATTTACTACTTCCCCACTTCATTTGTAAATAAACAGACATTTTTTAATTTCTGTAAGGATTTATATATGTCTGCTGGTGGGTCTTTATCATTCTTAATTGCATCAGCGGGTATTGATCCAGATGCTTACTTTAGCGTTCTTGATCAAGAGATTGAGGATGGAATATTTGAGCGATACAAACCGCATGAAACCAGTTATACACTAAGTAAGAATCAAGAAAATTCTGGAACTTCTGTTGATGATTTGGTTGGTGGTAGACCACAAATAGATAATCCGACAAATGAAAATACAATTACTAGCAAGGGAAATAATGCAAATGCACTTCCCTCTCCTAGTGACAATAAATAAATTAGGTTAATCCTATTTTATATAAACAACTCAATAAGGAGGATAAATATATGTTAAACAATATCCTCGAAATTTCTAAGCGAGTCAATAAAAATGGTCGTGTTCCAATTAAGATTGCTCTTCTCAAAATTCATAATAATCCCAATGAAACAAATAAAAATGGATTGCATTGGAAAAAAGAATATGTAGAAAAAGCGATGGATACTGCTATCGGAATGCCTTTTTGTGCAGAATTTGTCGATGAGGAAAAGAAAGAAATTCCATTGGGGCATGGACTTACAGGTGAAATAACTAATTCAGATGGAATCCAAGAACCTATTTTTGAAAATTCAGAAGTTGTAGGAACTTGTGAAAAAGTTAGTATTGAAACAATTAAAGATGAATCTGGTGATGATATAGAAGTTCTATGTGGAGAAGGTTTTCTTTATGCACAGCGTTATCCAAGATTTGTTAAATGGGTAAGAAAAAATTATGCACTAGGAAATGTTTTTACTTCTATTGAAATTATGGGAACTGTCGAAAATGACAATAAAATTATTTATGAAGAATCAAATCCAACTAATAATTTTAGAACTCCAATGGAGATGGCATTTTCGGGTAGTTGCATCTTAAATATCTCACCAGCGGATGATGATGCTGTTATTATTGAGGTCGCTCAAAAGAAAGAAAAAAAGGAGGAAAACTCAAAAATGGAATTCGATATGAATGAAATTAAAAGCGCCATCAAAGAAACTATTTCTGAGATGAACGAAAAATCTGAGGCTTATGAAACACAGATTTCAGAGCTTAATACTCAGATTGAAAACAAGAACACAGAACTTGCAGAAAAAACTAGTATGATTGAAGAAAAAGATACTAAGATTTCTGAACTAAACGCTTCTATTGCAGATATGCAGAAACTTCTTGATGATATGAAAAAAGATCAAGAAACTACATGGGCTGAAATGGATATTCTTCAAAAAGAAATTGCAAAAGCAAAAGTCGCAGAAAAGCTTGGTGAACTTGATTCCGCTCTAGCAGAATTTAGTGCAGAGGAAAAAGAAGTTGCGAAGGATGATATTGAAAAGCTAAAATCTGAAATTAGTGCATGTGAAAAGAAAGAAGAGCTTAATAGTATTGATGAAAAAATCACAGCTATTAAATCTGAAATCTGTATGAGTATTGTTGCAGAACAAAAGAAAGCTGCCGCTGATGCTAAGATCGCAGAGCAAAATTCTGCTCGTAACGATGATGTAGAGGATATCTTCTCAGAGATGTGTGAAGATATTGACGCAGAAGAAAAAGAAGAAGACACAAATATTTTTTAAAGAACATTTAATTTAAAGTCCGAAAATTCGGGCTTATTTTATTGCAAAAATTAAGGAGGACAAAATGGTTAAATTTGCTTATATTTCACAAATTGAACATGGAGATTATCCATTCGTAGATGCTGTAGCATCCGCAGATACATTTAATGGTGCGTATGGTGATGTTGCAGATGGAAAATTTACAGTAGGTGCAAAAAAGGGAAAAGTTATCATGCAGATTGAGCGTGGTGATGACGAGTATATGCCTACTTATAAAATTGTAAAAGGTGAGCATGTAAGAGTTCTTGATCTTGCGAAAGTTGACGGAAAAGCTATTGAAGTTTATGGTGATGAACTTCCTGCTGATGTAGCAAAAGGTGACAAGCTTGAATCTGATGCTAGCGGAAAGCTTGTAAAAGGTGCTACAGTTGCTCCATATCTGGAAGTAACTGGAATTGTAGGAAATCATCTTGGTGTTGAGGTAAAAGTTGTAGCTACAGCTACAGAATAATTTTGATAAGGAGGATAAAATATAATGTCTTATACATTTGAATTAAACAATGAAAGAAAAGACGCTAACTATGTTAGTGGAAAAATTAATGGTAAGTCCGCAGTTGTAGAGATTTTCTCTGCTATGACAAACGGAAAATCTCTTGATAAATTTGGAAAGAAAGCAGATATTGCTGCAAATTATATCATGGAACTTAATCAAAAGGCTTCTGTTGGAGATGTAACTGCTATTTCTGAGCTTAATGAGCTTCGTAGATTTGCAATGGAACCAGTTCTTCTTCAAGAAATTAAGCTTCTTGGTATCTATGGAACATACAAGCCACTTGGATACAATGAATCTTGCGAAGTTGAAATTACAGATTTTGCAAATCTTCCAGCAAATGAACAAGCTCTTGGTCAGGATGTGAAATTCCCAGTAATCAGAAAGAAACGTGTTCCAATTACAACAACTACTATCTCTGGTGGTTATGCTGTAGATTACAGAAAAGCTGCTCTTGGTGACATGTCTGATGAGAACACACTTCAAGATCAGGTACGTGTACAAATTAGAAACAAAGCGGCTCTTTATGTTATGAGAACAGTTTACAATGCACTCAAGAACGCAACTGGCGTTAAATATGTATTTGAAGGCGCAGGACTTACAAAAACAGGTGTTGATAAAGTTATTTCTGACGTTAGACGTTTTGGTAAACCAACTGTAGCTGGTGATTATGCACTTATTTCTCAGTTCAACGCATTTGCAGGATATCAAGGAACGACTCCTACCGTTACAGGTATTTCTGAGGCTGTTATGAAGGAAATCCATGATACTGGACTTATGGGAATGTACAACGGAACAATTCTTACAGAGATTCCAAATCAGTATGATCTTACGACTCTTACAGATGATGGTGAAAACTTTAAGACTCTTATTCCAGCAGGTATTGGATTTGTTATGCCAGCTGGTGGTAGAAGCCCAATTCATACTGTTACAAGAGGTGGGCTAACTTCTATCTCTGGTACAGATATCACAACTGGACAGCTGATTTCCAGAATGGATCTCGAAATTGGTGCAATGGTTGAAGAAGGACATGAATATATGGTTGGTCTTATCAGCGATACAAAGCTTGGATCTTTTGATAAATAATATTCTTTAAAATAAATATAAATGGAGCCATACATTAATTTGTGTGGCTCTAATTTAATGGAGCGAATATGAGCGAATATTTTTATTGCTATTCAAAAAGAATGGCATATTTTATTATGGCTTTTGGTATTCGCTATGTTACATATTCCGTAAACAAGCGTACAAATACGCCATATTACACTTTTGAAAAATCAAAACGTTTGGATCAAATTATAGTTTTGTATAAATCTGTAATCCATTCTGTTTGAAGTTATTAATTAGTCAATTAGTGAAATAGTCGAAATCGAAAAAGTAATTGAAAGGAAATATAATGGCAGTTAGTAAAAAAGTTGAAAATAATACAAAACCAGTAACACAAAGAAAACCCTCTTCTACTACTTCTACTGATGAGAAGAAAGAAGTTGAGAAAAAGGTTGAACCAAAAATTGTAAAATATAATCCAGAAAAGAAAGTAACCGTAAGAAGTATTGCAAACTGGACTACAGGATTCCAAAGAATTGAATCTAATGGTGATGTTACTATTCCTGCTAATGGATCAGTAAGACTTTTAGCAAGTGAAATTATCACACAGGTTCAAAATGGAAATCTTCTCTTTACAGGAATTGATGGACAAGGTACACATGCAACTCTATACATCGAAGATAAACCAACTAGAATTGAGGCTGATTTTGAAACCGAAACAACAAATCAAGTTGTAATTTGTGAGGAAATTGTAAAAAATCTTTTCGCAAAGAACAAAAAAGATTTTGAATCAGAACTTATAGAACTTGTAAAAACACGTGCAGAGGAATTTGCAATTATTGGGATTATTCGTAATCTAAAAATTAACGATTATGAAAAAGTTAGAGCAGTTGAAAATCTAACTGGACTTAGAGTATAAGGATGGTGAATTGATGGAGAAAAACACAACTTATACAGAAGTTATAGATAGCTTTCATAGTACATTTCAAGATAAAGTTGTTATACCAGAAGGACTTGAAAAAGTATGGTTTTTAAAAGCAGTTGGAAAATATTCTTTTGAGATTGACTCCATCAATTTTGATGAAGAATTAAATGAGTTTGATTCTAAATTAAAAAGATACACAATAGATACTCTTGGTCTTATGATGAAGAAATTTTATCAAGAACGTGAGCTATCAAAAGTTAATAAACGTATCAGTATTGTTTCTAAAGATTTATCTATTGATGGTTCTAATGGAAGTAAATCTGCTACGCTAAATGAACTTGCAAAAGTATCCGAAGAATTAAACGAAATGATATATAAGCAAACTCCTTCTGCTTATGACTAGGAGGTGTCTAAATGCAAGAATGGTATTTAATGACACCAGAAACTAGACCTAATATCACAGGTGGTTTTGAAAATGAATCACATGTAAATTATAAAAAAGATGCTTTTGATGAATCATTACAAACAGATATTGCTACTACTGTTACACTATTTAAAAGTGATTTAACAGATGGAAAATTAGTAAGATGTATTATTCAAGGGAATATAGCTGATACACAGCTTAAATCATTTGAACGTATTGGGTTATTTCAAATAGGAACTGTTTTAGCAGGAATGTATATTCTTTACGAAGATAGATACTGGCTTATTACAGGGTATCCAGGGAATAATGGAATCTATGAAAAAGTTACTCTTTCATTATGTCAATTTAAAATCAAGTGGCAAGATGATAATGGTAAAGTTATAGAACGTTGGTGTAATGGCGCATCAGCCAGCAAATATGATACAGGTAGAACTGGGAATCAATATGTAATTTTGACTTCAAATAACTTTACAGTATTACTTCCTGATGATAACGATTCAGCAAGTTTAGATGGTAAACGTGTGTTTATTGATAGAAATATTAATAATCCACGTAAAGTATTTAAAATCACTAGGTCTGATGATATTTTATATCTCTTTGGTGAAACTCATGGTGGAATTTTAAGTTTTATTGCAGATAAGAATGAATTTGATCCTAATTGCGATAGACCAGATTTAGGAATTTGTAATTATATTGATCCAAATATTTTTAAAAATCCAGAACTACCAAAAGATAATTCTTCTATAGATAATATATCCGCCACAATCACGGGAAATACTAACTTAAAAATTGGAATATCTCGTACCTATACTGTATCTTTTATGAACGGTAATTCAAAAATTGAAGCTTCATCTATTGATTTTAAATGGTATATAAAGTCTAAATTTCCAATAGAACAAAAAGTATCTGGTGAATATAATGAAAATATTACATTAAAGGTTTCAGACGAGGATTATATTGATGATATTTTTGAACTTCAAATTATTGTCAATGAATCTATTTTATCCAAAAAAGAAATCACTATCGTTGATGTTATTTAGGAGGTGCTATGAACAATTCAAACATTTTGCATATTGTAACAGAATATAAGAACAAAATCATGCAACTTCTAATCAGCAACGAAAATTATCGAAAATTATTATCTCCTGAAAAAAGTAAATGTGAAGAACTTGATGAAGTTGATGTTATTCGTGGTGGAGAATGGATTATAAATGAAAAGAAATGGACAGAGCAAGGACATGTTTTTGATCATGACTTTGTTGACGATGCTATAAAAGAAAAGAAAGTTTTTACGTTTGTTGACGCTAATATTTCTAGCATTACAAATAATATGTTTATTGATTTTGATTTATATATATTTCCATTTGTAGATAAAGATTTAATCCGATTATCTAAATACTCATCTCCTACCGCTAAAGAAGTGAAAGAAATGGGATATTATGCGACAAGCACATACGCAAATCGAATAGATGCTATGTGTGAATGTATTGAAAGCATTATGTCAAATACAGATAAAATCAAAGGATTAGGGGAAGTAAAACCTGCATATAGAAATTTTCTACAAACATATAGACCAAACAATCAATACTATGGTAAATGCTTATGTTATCAAATCAAAAATTATAATGTTGGTGGTGATAATTGTGAAATTTACTAAAGATAGTATGCAGGATTATTTACTATATGATACTCCATATAAATATAATGATGTATTAACTATACATCCTATTACGATGGCAAATATATTATCTTTTAATAAATATCAGAAAGCATTTATGATTCGCAAAAATGCAATTTTTACAGAAAAGAAATTTATTAAAATGTCGTATTATAATTTTATCAAATATGCTTCAAAAGATTTTTCTGTAGCAGAAAAATATAATATGCCGATATTACCATTTTGCTTTAAAATGAGTTGTTATCTTTTAACTCTTATGTGCGGAGATGGTTCACAATTAACATATGATCCAGAAACATTAGATGTGTGGATTAATGATTTTTTGATTACAGATGATGTTTTTGATGATTTACGCAGAATATTTATTATTCAAAATGATGTTGATTTTGACATTGATGAATTTATGAATATTGATGCGATAAATGCATTAGAAAAAGCACGAGAACATGAAGCAAAAAAGCACAAGAGTGATGCAAGTACCGAGGATTATATTGATTCTCTAGCCGTAGCACTTCATGTTACAAATGATTATATTGAGAATTTAACAATTAGAAAATTTTGGAGATATATTAGAAGAATACAGAAACATGAAGAATATCAAGCTTGTCATACTGGCGAAATGGGTGGATTTGTAAAATTCAAAGAACCACTTCAACATTGGATGACCAGTATGGAAGTTGTAGATAAATATGAAAATTTAAAAACAAACGAGGATGATCTTAGAAGCAAAATCGAAGGATAATGCTTCTTTTTTTATTGCTCAAATATAAGAAAGGAGTCATTAAAATGGCAAAGAATTCTAAAGACTTTTTAGTATCTGTAGCGGATGTTGCATTTTATGTTGATGGCGCACTTGCATTTACAGGTACAACCGCACTCAATACATCCATTTCCGTATCAATGGAAGACCAAGAAGTAACTGGTGGTAAAGGTGCTAAGACATTATTTAAATATAAATATGGTAGAAAACTTTCTCCAACAATTGAAATGGCAGATTGGAATCTTTCATATATCGCAGCAAATACAGGTTCTCAAATTGCTACTGCTCTTAGAGATGTTTGTGCTATCGCTGAATGTGTAACACTTACAAAGGGTGTTGGTACACTTGCTCATGAGCCAGTTGCAGGTGGAAAAGCTTATGTAGAAAAAGAAGATGGAACAATCGTAGAAGCTAGTGTAAAAGGAAGTACTATTACTGTTGGCTCTGCTGACGCTACAGTTAAAGCTACATATAAATTTAAGAAGAGTGCAAAATTCATTACAATTGATGCAGATTCCGCACCTCTTATCGGTACTCTTATTCTATCCGCAGATAGATATAATAATAAGAAAGGTAAAGTAGGACAGGTTCAGATTGAAATTCCTTCTTTCCAACCAAACGGTACATTCGATATTTCTCTTGAAGCAGAAGGTGTATCTTCTTTCTCCATTGAAGGTGACGCTCTCGCTGTTGACGGAGATAGCTGTGCAGATGGTACTGTATACGCTTACGTAACAGAAGTAAATGATGGTGATGCTGATGTAGCTATTACTGATATTGCTGTAACTCCTGCGGAAGTTGCAATTAAAGGTAAAGGTACTGCTGATCTTTCCGTCATCGGACTTCGAGGTGGACTCTATTCTAATGTATCTATTGATGCATCTGAATGTGAATTTGCTTCCGAGGCTATCGCAACAGCAACCGTTAAAGACGGAACAATCACAGGCGTAGCTGCTGGTACAACATATGTAACAGTAACACATAAAGCATCTGGTTGTAAAGATATCGTTAAGGTAGTTGTATCTTAATTGATTTAAAAAATTAGGGGGAGGAAATTTCTTCCCCCTTCTATTAAAGGTAAGTAAAAATGTGTAAAAATTGTTCAGAAAAACTTGTAGAAAGAACTGGGCGAATCATGCTTTTTTGTAAATTAAAAGGTGATATTACAGATGAAGATTTGTCTAAACTTTGTACATGTCAAAGATATTGTAATGAAAAAGATAGATATATCCCATATAAACAAAGGGAGAACTGTAAAAATTTTGAGAATATATGTTAGTGTTAAATATTATAGGGTTAGTAGAGATAAAAACACTAATATGTCTTTTATTTGTACTAACCCTATTTTTTACGCTAAAAAAGAAAGGTGTGATACTTAATTGAAAATAGATCGTGAATATAGCACGAATTGGTCAGAAGAATGTAAATATCTCCTGGAACACGGAATTAGATATGTTTTTGTTAAAAATATTGATGGTGTGACTACATGGAAATATAAAAAGAATGAAGAATTATTTCTAACACTTGCGGAATTTTATGCAAATGTATACACGAGGTAAATATGGCAAGAAGTGTAGGCAAACAATTTGAAGATAATATAAAGGCATCTTGTCCAAAAAGGCTTTTGGTTTATAGACCACCAGACGCAGCTCAATCATTTAATATGACTTCAAAATTACGATTCAGTCAGCACTCTCCCGCTGATTTTTTCTTTTTTAATGGAGAAAACGGATTTTTTTATGTGATTGAATGTAAAACATTTCAAGGATCGTGTAGTTTTGAAAGAGACAAAAATGACAAAGGAATAATTCATTATTATCAAGTAGAATCTCTGAAAAAGTTCTCTTCCTATGAAAGAGTGATTTCAGGGTTCTTTTTAGATTTTAGAAAAACTGACAATACGTATTTTTTATCAATACAGGATTTTATTAAAATGGAGAATAATTTAAATAAGAAGAGTTTTAATGAACAAGATATGTTTAACTACTGTTCTCCCATTGTAATTGAAAAAAAGAAATTAAAAGTAAACTATAGATATAATATAGAAAAATTTCTATTGGATAGTTTAAATTAGTTGAAAAGTGAGGAATTAATTTATGATCAAAAATAATTTACGTATCAAAGAAAATATTACACTTATGGATCAAGTAAATGCTATTGAATTTATTTCTGAATATTATTTTCAGAATGGTAGATATACACCATATTATGCAAAAACGGCTGAAACTATCGCTATTGCTACATATTTCATCACAGGGTATACACTTGAAAAAGATGAAAATGGAAATACCGAAAATCTTCTAAAATTGTGCTATGAAGATGAAGATATGCAAAATGCAATTGAAACTTTTAGAGAAGATAGATTTGTTTATAAGAATATCAGAGAATTTATAAATGAACAAGTTGCTGATAAAGTAGATTTTATGAAAAATAAAATCATTCATGCAAATCCAGATCTCGATATTATTGTAGAAGCCGCAAATGTAATTATTGAATCTTTAGCTAATTTTGCAAATATGAATGTTGAGTTAATGAACCCAGAAAATATGCAAACAGTGATTCAAGTTGCACAAAAACTAAAAGATTCTAATATTCCAATCACAAAGGAGTTTATTACACAGGTTATTTGTGATGCAGCCGCATTTGATTTTGATAATGCTACAAAAGAAATTCTTGATGGTAAAAATGAGCAAATTAAAAATTTGTCAGACGAAAACAAAGAATTAAGAAAATATAAAATGTTATGGGATTCTCGTAATACAAATAAATAAGGAGAAATATTATGGGTGGATCATTTGATTCATGGGGTGCGTTAGAAGCTGCTTTGCAAGCAGAATTGGAAAGTGCAATGAATGAAACAGAATCTTTGTGTTATTTGGATGCCGTAAAAAACACAAGTGATTATCGACAAGTTCAACCGAAAGTATATGAAGTAACTGGACAGCTTGAAAACTCTGGAAGATCCACGGGTGTTGTAGGTGGAGGAAATAGTTACTCATTTGATATTTATGATGATATGATGTTTGATTACGACACAGGTACATGGTCTACCCCCAAAGTATTCACTGTTGCAGAAGCAGGTGGATTAATTAACCCAGGAGGATTTTGGGAAAAGACCGAAGCAGATATACAAAAAAATATAGATGCTGTTTTTAGTGCACATTTTGGATAATAAAATATGATTTTTGGAGAGATTATATTCTCTCCTTTTTTGTTACAAAAAATATGAATAAAGGAGGGAATAAACTTGAGTGATTTTAGAGCGCATATAGTTGGTAACTTGGACTTATCAGAAGCTAGAAGTCAAATGGAAAGCTTCTTGAATGAATATAAAGATAAAAAACTTAAAATAACACCTGAGATAAATACTTCTCAAGCTCAAAAAGCAGGTGAACAAGTAGCTCAAGCCGTTTCTAAGGGCATGGAAAAAAGCGCACAAAGTACAGGTGCTCAATTTGCACAGGCTGTTTCTAAAGGTGCTTCAAAGAGCAAAAAAGGAAAAGATCTATTTGGATTCTCAGAAGAACAACAAAAAGTACGTAAAAAAATAGCGAAAGATGCAGAATTATTACAGGAGTCATATCCTGGATTAAATAAAAAAGACGCTAAAAAGGATGCTCGTGGATATTATACAGCGCAAGAATCTGAACGTAAAAAAGCTGATCAGGCGGCTCAAAAAGCTTCTGAACAAAAAATGAAGGATTCTATCTCTGCTATTAATGAAGAATCCAAAGCAAGAGAAAGAGCGGAAAAACAAAATTATCAGACACGTAAGAAAAATGCCGATGCAATAATGAAAGAATCTCTTGCTAATATTGAAAAACAAAGCAAGAATAAAGCAGATATTATTAAAGCACAAGCATCTGGAAAAGATTCTACAGTTGATGTACTAAAAGAGCAAAGAAAGCAACTAAGATCAGAAGGAAGAAAGCTACAAAAAGAAATGCGTAGCTATAATGATATATACTCTCCATCGGAACGTTCTCAGATTCTTCGTAATAAGAGAATGGAAAGTTCATATGATGTTGATATGGCTCGTGCGGCTGTATCAGATAAAGTAGCTGCTTCTTTGAAAGTAAGTTCTTCTGGAAGTGCATCATCTTCTAATTCTACAAAGTCTGGAAATAACAAAATCAGATATAATGTTGAAACAGGTAACTATGCTGCAAGATCTTCAAAAATGGAAAAGCAACTTTCTGTGTATAGTGGTCAAGATACCGAAAATGTAGCAAAAGCTACTATTGCTCTTAAAACATACAATGAAGAATTAGGAAATTTACAGAATCATTTTAACGGAAGTAAACGCATGAATGGTTCAGAACTTGCCGCAAGCTTTGAAAGAATGACTAAGGCAGGGGACACATTTAAAAACACTCTTTCTCAGATTAATGATACTCAATCGAAAAATTTAGCAACGGGTGTTGCTGAACGAGGTGCGAATAAAATTGCAGCTTATTACGAAGCAAATAGTAAAGCTGTAAAAAAATATGGAGCATCTTTAAAAGAGCTTGAAAGTCAATATCGAAATGCCAAAACCGTTGAAGATAAAGGTAATATAGAAAATGAATTTTCTACTCTTAAATCAAGAATTTCAGCTGAAGGATTGACTGGAAAATCTGGATTAGATGAAGCGAAAAGAGCTTTTAAGCAGATTGGACAATTTGCAATGACATATGGATTAATCCAAAATACTGTTATGCAAATTCCATCTCAAATGATTAGTGCTGTTAAAGACTATGATTCTGCTATGACCAATATGCAGATGGCAACAGGTATATCAAATAATCAAGCACAAGAACTTATGAATACTTATTCAGATATGGGTAAACAATTAAAAGTTACTGGTGTAGATGTTGCCACTTCTGCTACAGAATGGATGAAACAAGGTAAAACAATTGAAGAATCAAACAAACTTGCACAAGATTCTATTGTTTTATCCAAGATTGGTGATTTGTCTTCCGATGATGCTACAAGAACCATTACCGCTGCTATGAAATCATATGATTTGAATGAGTCTCAAGTTATGGATTTCGTTGATCAGATTTCTGCAATTGATATGGCTTCTGGTACTGATGTTGGTGGATTAGCAAATGCTTTTAACGAGGTTGCAGCCAATGCAAATCAGGCAGGTATTAGTACAAAACAACTTTTATCTTATGCTGCTGTAATTGGTGAAACTACACAGGAAGGAATGTCTTCTGTTGGCACATCTCTTAATGCAATTTTCTCTCGTATGGGTAATATCAAACTTTCACGTTTAAAAGATTATCAAAATGGTGGAGAAGATTTATCTAATGTAGAAACTGTATTAAAAGGTGTTGGAATCTCTCTTAGAGATACGGATGGAGAATTTAAAAATTTTGGTGATGTATTAGATGATACTGCGGCTAGATGGTCTGATTTTGGCACAGTTCAGCAAAGGGCGGTTGCACAGGCATTTGCAGGCACAAACCATATGAATGATTTCATGGTGTTGATGCAACAATATTCAAAAGCTCAAGAATATATGCAGACAGCGAGTGATGCATCTGGCACATCAATGGAAAAATATGGTGCTTATACAGATTCTTTTGAAGGTAAACTTGAAGGACTTGAAAGTACATTTGAATCCTTATCAAATACAGTAGTAAATTCTGATTTCTTAAAGGGTACTATAGATACAGGAACTCAAGCACTTGAGATATTTGATAAAGTAACTAATTCTTTAGGTGTGATAAACACAGCAGCAATCGGACTAGGTATATTCCAAGGCAAAAACAACAGCGGTGAGAGTACATGGGATTCGCCCCATGCGTTCTTCAAAACGACTTATGCCGCTTGAGAGTTTAGCAGTAATGTGTACGAGTTTATTTATAAACAAGGACTCTCTGGTAACTTTCTTAAATGGAGTGGGTGGTAATGCCCCACTCTCCTGTTATGAATGACAGGACGGGAAACTTTCACAGTTCAAAAGGCTGTGTCACATGAGTTTGATACTAAACTTATATTTAATAGGTATAAGTGGCAAATCTGAAAGGATGAGGTATAGTAACAATTCAAACTACGAAGTGATCCGCAGGCAAGGCTTCATTGCTATACAATGGATGCCAACCTCAACGAGTATCATGAAAGGGTGGTTTTATCAAATGATAAAATCATTAAGGTGTACTCTAGCGATAGGGAAGATGGATGCCCGAAAAACAGCGTTGATATTTTATATTGACGTAAATTCACGGATAGTTTCTATATACTACCGTTCCATCAGCGTTTGGGAAATTATTATGTATATGTAAATACTTCATATATGTGATAATCCAAATATAGAAAAATTTTAAGTATATGTTCTGAATATATGTTCGGAATTGTATCGTGTCATACTCTGTCGTATAATGAATGATGAAGGACATTTATTATATGGAGATGAAAAATATGTTAGCATCATTATGCTTTTGTTCTATAGGAGTTTTGTTTGGAATTATTTTTACTCTTTTATTTATAAATTTTGATTCACAATGGAAGATATGGTTAGAAATGTTGTTTGGGACAGGTGGTTCAGCAGGAGGATTGTTATACTTTTTTAAAGTATTTAATGTTAAGAATCAGAATCAAATGTTTTTAACCACTCTTTGTTTTGTTGGAAGCATGGTGTTGTCTATTATTATTTCTTTGTTTATAATGTGTATTTTAATAAAAGATAAAGATGATACAGATATATTAAGAATTAGAGATATTTTACTTGGTCAAAAATCTTATATAGAAAAATATTATCAAAGTAGACAACAGGAAATTGATGATAAATTAAATATTAAAAAACTTCAAGAACGAGAAAAGGAATTATCTGAAAATGAACGTAAAATAAATGAAGAAAAGATATTTTTGGAATCAGAAGAAGCTCGAATATTAGATTTAGGAAAATCTAAATTATATATGGAATTACCGATAAACAGAAGAATAACAATAACAAAAGAATTTATGAAGATTATGCCATCGTATACTAAAGATATATGTAATTGTATGAATACTATAAATAATCAAACTCTTTTATTTCTTGACAGATATAAAAATGATATAAACGAAGCCAATTTACTTGATTTAAAAGCATATTTATCTTCTATTTCTACATATATTTTAAATGGGATATTTGGATCAGGTGATGGTGTGAGAATACATTTTAGATATTATTCATATGAAGATAATGGATATCAAATGTTAGTTGCTGTGTCTAACGGTTCTAATCTTATAACATCTATGACGATAATACCTTATGACAGTGATAATATGATTAAACAATCATGTAAAGTAAAAAGAGGATTAATTAAAAGTATTAATGCTCAACATGATTACCAATCAAATAACTGTGTAACATGGCAAGATTATTTTACTTATTCATTTTATAATTTGAAAATATTAAATGATATTCCTTATTTATCGTTTGGAATTTCTGTTAAAAATTCTGAAAGATACAAAAAGACATTTTATTTTATGAATTATTGTATGTTCGAAGAATGTCTGAAAGATAATATAGAAATGATAAATAATTCGATGGATTTATCAAAGATTATATATGGAGGTGATGTACAATGAAAGTATCTCGTCTCACAATATTTGAATTAATTGTAGTTGCTGACGAAAAAGGAGATTATGATCTTAAATCTAAAATCATGCAAATTATAGCTAAATGTATGAAAGAAAACAAAAACAATTTGCTTTTTACACCATATTTTGAAATCAAGCAAAGAAAAGATGTACATACGATAAGAAATGCGATGAAAAAATATAATTTAGATGTAGAATATAAGGAAAAGAAACAAGCATAAATTAAGGAGAGTATTTACTACTCTCCTTTTATGGTTCCCATTTATAACCGTAATTACCACATTTGAAATTTTTATTAATTTTTTACTGAACAATCCAAATAACCAAATAGAAACAGTTCTTTCTGTTGGAGATATTTTCTTAATATTAACACTACCGCAAGTAGGGTAATGAGGAACATTATTTAGGATTTTTATGACGTGTGTATTTTAATACAATTTTATCAACATCTATTTTCTTAATGAATTTTTCATTATCAAAATTTTGTACAAATTCCTTATCTTCTTTCCATTTTGATATGGCATTGTCCCAACTTTTTGCAGAATCTTTTCTTAATTCTCCATTATGAATATTTGAATCAATATAACAAATAATTTCGGCTTTTGTCATACCATTATATATCTGTACTCCTAGAATGGTTTGTCTTTGTTCTTTAGTGAGATTATCAGAAACATTAACATTATATCCATATTGCGTGAGCTTTGATCCAGTTTTATCATAGTTTGAAGAATCATATGTAGTGTGTTTATTGGATTGATTTTCTTCTTTTGTTTTGTCTATAACTTTGCAAAGAGGAATACCTTTTAATTCATTGTATTCTAATATTGTAGCAATATATTGATCACAATTTCTGCAATATGATATATTAATAGTTTCAGGTGATATAAGTCCATTTGGTAAAACAGTCATAATGATAGCTTCAACATCTTCTAATTTATGATCTTTAGATGAGCATTGCTTTAATGAATTTAATACAATAATTTCATGGGTGGATAATCTGTTATAATAAGAAGTATCAAGCCTAATATTGCTATTATCAAAATTGTCTTTATTTGAATCAAGAATAAAATCTTTGTTACATCTTTTACATGTAAATCCATTGGATCTTACGTTAGCTATGTGATTATGATATTTTTTTATTATGGATATCTTTTTTGTGATTAAAGTACGATTACATATTGGACAAATTTGATTAGCCAACACATATACTGTTTGTGTGTTAGAAGCGTTTTCAACAATATTTGAATTAAAATTTTCTTCAACTATTTGACGTTCTTCGTCATTTAATGGTGAAAACGTTTCAATTTGACGCAATGTATTGGCGTATGTTCTTAAATCTTGAGATTGTTTAAGACATTTATTTTCAAATTCTTTATTAACATCCTTATTATTTGCTTCACTTAAAAGTTTTTGAAGAATTATCCCACTTGCTGTTTTTAATGCATCTTCTATTCTTATAATAGATTTATTAATAGAATCAATTTCTTCTGTTATAAGTTTTTGATTGTCTAAAAGTATTTCAATTATGTTTTCTGGTATCATACGAATGTTCCTCTTTAATATTTTACTTGCTTGGTTTTCATTTGTAGCCACATTTTCATAAGATTTGTAATACTCTGATTAATATTCCAATCATAGTTACTACACATAATCCAATGTATATAGTTCCTTTTCTTTTGTTATATGTCATCTTACTAGCAAAATATTTATCATAAAATTCTTTTATTGCAATTATAAGTTCAATCATAACAACAAAAGTAGTAAATTGAAGAGAATGTTGATCAATAATATTTCCTTCTGGATTAGTTAAAAAATCATTTCCTGTAATGAGTACAATACTTAACATTATTGAGTATAATGTACCAACAAGAAAAACTATTATAAGAGAAATTGCTTCTTTTTTAGATTCTGCCATTTCCTTTATAACTTGAGGTATAATAATTATTAGAAATAAAACAAATGCTCCCATAATTCATCTCCTATTCTTTGCTATATTATCACATATTATATTAAATGTATATAGATAGCCCAAGTCTATAAATCATAATTTCGTAGATATTCAACTCAATTGGTAATTATAAATCAAAGAAAAAGACTTATAATGAGTTAGATGGTATTCTTGGTCAAATGAATGAGAAATCTTCAAATCGTGAAAAAATTGACAAGAATTTCCTTGAAAATAGTGGAGCGTCCGCAAGTACCATTGATGCTTATGGTAAAAGTCTAAAAGGTTTTAGAAAAGAATTAAATAAGACAACAAAGGATGGAAAAGAAGCTTCTGCTACAATGAAGGATTATAATGAATATCTTTCTAAAAATGGGGAAGAAACTATTCGATCCACTAGCGTGACAAAAGATTTAGGTGCAGGTTTAAAGAATATCGGTAAAACCGCTCTTTCAATTGGTGGGAATATTCTTATTGATACAGCGATTTCTTATGGTCTTACTAAAGCCGGAGAAGCATGGAATAACTATTCCAACAAACAGGAAAATGCTATTGAGAAAGGTAACGAAGCACTTAGCAAGTATAAGCAAACAAATAGCACCATGCAAGAAGCAACTTCCTGGATTAAAGACAATGCGGAAAGATATACTGAACTTGCTAAAGGTGCTACTTCTTTAGGTGAACAAGGTTCTCTTACAGATTCTGAATTTAAAGAATATAATGAGCTTTCTGCTCAGATGGCAACTTATCTTCCATCTCAAATCAAAGGTTATAACTCGCTTGGTACAGCTATTCTTTCTGTAGGTGATAGTACAAAACAAGTAAATAATGCTTTACAATCTGAGAAATTAACTCAGTATGCGAAATCTGCAAACGAAGCAAGCGATGTTATTGATAAATTCAAAGCAGAAATGTATCAAAATGCAGGTCTTACAAAAGAAATCGGTCTTACTAATCAACAAAAAGCCATTGAAAATTTCCTTGCTGATTATGATGATAAAGATTATGGTGGTCATGGTAATAAAATTAAAGAAGCTTTTCTGCATCGTGGGGACGGAATGACCACTGGTATGTATGCTTATTTAAATAATGCAAATCTCATAGAAACTTTTAAAAAAGCTGGAATTAAAGGTTCTTCGTGGTTTGGTCAACAGTATACACAAAATGATTTCTTAAATAAGGATAATATTAATACTCTCCGAAATTATCAACAGCAGTTATCTACAGAAGCGCAAACATCTGTTGATGCTATCAAAGAAATTATGCCAGCGTTTTTACAGTCGAATAAAGATTATTTAAAATTGACTGATAATTTGCCTGAAATGGATTCTATGATATCAAGCATCTACTCTAACTTTGATAAAAATGGCGTAGAGTCTATTCTTGGTGGCAATCTAAATGATCTTTCATCGGAAGAAGCTGAAAAAGGCATTAGAGATTGGACAAGTAATTTAGTAAAAGATTTACAGAAAAAAGACACTCAAGATGCTCTTACGTCTTTATTTGCATTAGATGATAAGAAAACTAAAATGTCATTTAATGAATACGAAAAGCAAGCAGATGACGCTGTTAAAAAAGTACGTAAGCAAACAGACGCATTCACCGATGAACAATTAAGAAACAGTTCTGGAATCCATGATACATTAGATCAACTACAAACAGATGTTGATAATATCACAAGCAAGTTCAGTGGAGATAAAGGATTTTCTGCGGATAAATTAAAATCTGACTATACATCTTCTCAATTAGATGCACTCTCTTCCATCGCTACAGATAAGACGTTCACAGGAAATTGGAAAGCTGCTCTTAATCAGATGAACTCTGTAGAACGTGCAGCACAATTATCTGCTGATAAGATGCAGAAAATTGTAACTACTGCTACTTCTAATCTTTCTACAATGCAGACAGCAATTTCTGAATCTATGTCTAATACTGGTGTTACGGCAGATACATTAAAATCATTAGCTAGTGCCGTATCAGATAATGTCGAAGGTTATGATTTCACAAAGAAGAATCTTTTTGCTGAATCCGCAAAAGGTATTAAAGTAAATAAAGATGCTCTTTCTCAATTATTGGAAGTTCAACATAAAGCAAAATCAACAGATTTCTCAGATGCCATTGATAAGCAGACAAAGGCTATTCAAGATCAAAACAAAGCTGTTGAGAAAGCTAAAAATACAGAATCATATGATACTGAAAAAGCAAAACTTCAAGACATGTTTGATGACCTTGCGAAGATTCGTCAAGCACGCTCACAATATAATGCTCTATATCAGCAACAACAAGAAGCTCTTACAGATTATGCCGATTGGGTAAATGCACAGAGAACAGAAAACGCTGGTGATAAGTACACGAATATGGTTACAGGTTTGAAAAACGCCCAAGAACTATATAATAAGGGACTTGTCGGAGAAGATGATTTTAAAAGTTTTGCAAAAATGATTTCTCCAACGGGTGCGACAGACGTTGCAAACTTTGAAGAAAATTATAATAAAGCAAAAAGATATCTCACTGACAATGATAAAGGTGTTAAGAATTTTCTTAATGACTTAAAATCTAAGGGATTAGCTACATATAGTGATTCTGATGGTTGGAACATTGGGGATATTGACCTTAAACGTGATTCTCGTGCTATGGGAATCGGAAAAGATTTCATGTCAAATATGTTTGGTCGTCTTGAAGATTATGGATTTCACAATAATGTATTCTCAACGACTGAGGAAGGTGTACAAAAACTTTCCGAAGCATATAAGAATCTTTTTGATTCTCAATCCAGAGTTAAAGATCTCGAAAAAAATGATAGCGGAAATGCTACTGCTATTCAAGGGGCAAAAGACGATGTAGAAGCGTATAAAGCAGATATTGAGCAAATTAAAAATGGATTCTCAAATGTAACTGAGGATACCGCAGACCAATATTCTGCTGAGATTGACGCAGCACATGATCAAGCTGAGTTTCTTGAAAAACAAAGAGAAGAAGTCCTTTTAGATAAAGATGGAAAATATGGAGATAAGGCAAAACAAATTGCTTCTATGATGGAAGCAGATATTGATGAGCTTAAATCAAAATATGAAGATTCTCTTGATGACATAGATGTAAAAACCGAAAAGCAGATTAAAAAAGAAGCGAAAGATAAAGAGAACGCAAATAAAGATGCTACTTCTGACAATTCTTCTACTCCTGATTTCGGAAACGATGAACAATCAAAAAAGACATATGATGATGTCTTTAAACAGATTAAGGATGCAAAAGATAATAATGATAAAGATGTTCAACAAGCTATTGATACTTTATCTAATTTTACAGCAGATCAAGTAAATGGTGTCGATTTATTTGATGGTAAATATGACAGTGATGAATTAAAACCTGCGGAACAGGCTCTTGACTCTTTGAAAGAGAAATTTCAACTGACAGATGAACAGGCTCAAATGCTAGGAAAAGTATTTGAATCTATGGGAGTTCTGAAACCCGAAACAGATACATCCGATGTTGACAAAGTAAAAGACGATGCTAAAGAAGCTGTCGATGATCTCAATGAGATTACAGGTAAACAATATAAGATTGATTTTGATACAACAGATCCAGATAAGATTCAGCAACAACTAAATGAGATTTCATCAGAAGTAGATAAACACGTTACTACTGATAGTGAAGGAAATCCTCATTACGATGAATCACAAGAGGGAGCTGTTGAAGCAGAAAAGGCTTATAAGGCGGAAGTACAACATCAGCAACAGAATGAGTATGAAACCTCTGCTATGGGTCAATATGAGTCTGACAATAATCTTGTTCAAGCAATGCAAAATTTCATGCAAGCTAAGAATGAAATGGACACTCAGACGCAGTATGCTCAGAAGGGAATGGATAATACTCTTCAAACGGCTACAGATAATGCAACTAAAGCTTATGAAAGTCTAAAACAAGCAGCACAAGAATCAGGAAATTCATCCATTGACTTATCGGATATTCAAACTGCCGAAGATAGTATTTTAGCTTTGAATAATAAAGACATTAAAGAAAAGGTAGATGTCGATACATCTCAAGCCGAATCCGATATTCAAAATTTACAGAATCTTGAGGGAAGTTCTATCACTATCAATGCGGATGTTTCTACAAATGGTGGTGTTGAAGAACTAGAAAACTCTCTCGCTTCCATTCCACAAGGAGTTTCTACAACTGTAACATGTGACGTAGAGGGTGAATCTGATGTAGATAATCTGGAATCTTCTATGGAGTCTATCCCAGATAATACCCCTGTTACGATTGATTGTCATGTTGAAAATCAAGATCAATTGGATCAGATTAATCAAAAAGCTGATCAATTAAATGCCAGTGGAAAACAAATAAAGATTAATGCTACCGTTGGTGAAGTAAAGACTGATGGTGCTGCGTCAAGCACTCCTATTGATGTAAAAGGTAATGTCACAAGCGTAACTGGTACACCATCTGGCACAGTAGATGTAAAAGGTAAAGTTACATCTGTTACTGGGAATCCATCTGGTACAGTTAACGTTAAAGGTAAACTATCTGGAAACTTAGAAGGAACTTCTGGAAAATCTGGAAAAGTTAAATTTACAGCTGATACTTCTCAAGTAAGTGGATACAAACCAGCTAACAAGAACGCAAAAGTTATTTTTGGCAAAAATTCTTCTATTCCAGATAATTATCAACCAGCAGATAAAAGTGCTAAAGTAAATTACACTTTAGGTTCTACTCCTTCATATAACCCTCCAAACTATGATAGAACTGTTACATATACAATAAAAACCGTTGGATCAGCACCTACTGGCAAGGGCAATCAAGCATCAGGCACAATGACTTCATTAGGTCACGCACGTGCATTTGCAAGTGGTTCATTAACAGACTTCTCTCCTGCTTTTGCAAAAGGAAATGTTTCTATTCCTCATGATCAACAAGCCCTGGTTAATGAAGTGTCCATTAATGGTCATTCTGAATCTATAGTCCGTGATGGAGTATGGAGTATGATTCCAGGTGGCGCTCATTTAGCAAATCTTAAAAAAGGAGATATTATCTTCTCTGCTTCTCAAACAGAAGCACTTTTGAAGAATGGAAGTATTCCTGGACATGCTAGGGCTTATGCTTCTGGAACCGTAGATGATGTTGGCGATATTGATTTATCTAATGCATTTGCAGGCGGTATGCATGGAAACTTTGCAGGTGGAGCTGCTGGTAGAAAATTAGGTTCTTCCAACAAAAAAACTAATACCACCCCAACATCTTCTGGCGGCAGTGGAAACTCTGGTGGAGGTAACGGTGGTGGTGGAGGTGGAAATAATTCTTCAACCACTTCCAAACAAAAGCACGCAGAGCAAGTATTTGACTGGGTGGCAAGAACCCTAACAAAATTCAAAGATACTGTAGAAAACATATCTAATCGTATCAATGATTATGTATCTTCTGCATTTAAGAAAACAATGCTTAATCGTCAAGAGAAAGCTATTGTAGAAGAAATTAATGCGAATAAACATGGCGCACAATCTTATACCAATAAAGCTAATTCTATCGCATCTGGATATACATATTATTACACACCAGAAGGTTCTGACACTGAACAAAAAATGAATATTGTTATTCCAGATTCTTATAAGAAAGCGGTTCAAGGTGGATACTGGAATATTGAAGATATGGATACTACTACAGACTTTGGAAAAGGTCTTGCAGAAGCGATTCAGAAATATCAGGATTATTATGATAAGGCAAAAGACTGTACACAAGAAGCTCAGAATTTGTATAATGAGCAATTAAAAGTATTTGAACAGTGGGCGAATATGCCAACTGAGGATGCAGGTAAAAAGATTGATACATTAACAAATAAAGTCAATGGGCTTAAAAGTGCTATCTCTTCTTTATCTACAGGTAAATCTGGACTTGCTTCTATTGCTAGACAAATCAAAGTAGATAATCCTAATATAACAAAAGCAGAACAAAGATTAAACAGTGCAAAGAAAACTCAAACATCTGCTAAAAAATCATATAATAATAGTGTTAAAGCTAAAAAACAATCGGCAAAAAAGGTTACATCTGCAAAATCTAATTTGCAATCGGTATTAAAGAAATCAAAAGTTTCTTCTACTAGGAAATCACAAATCCAAAAAGATTTAAAATCAGGACATGTTATTAGTACAAAGGGACTGAAAGGATCAACTCTTAAAGCGGCACAACAGTATAATTCTGCTGTAAAGTCCAATAATCAAAATGCTAATAAGGTTAAACTGACACGGAAAAATCTCACAACTGCAAATAAAAATGTAAAAACTCAGCAGACAAATCTTACTAACGCTAAGAAAAATCTTACTGCAACACAAAGAGCGATTCTTAGTACCCAGAAATCAAAGAAAACTTTTGTTGCACAAAACAAATTATTGGATTATCAGACATCAGCATCAAAACAAGAAAATGCATATCGTCAATCTGCTTTGAAATCAGCCAAAAAGAATATGCAGACTTATAAGAATAATGTTGCTAATCGTAACAAATCTAAAAAAGCATTGTTGGCTACAAAAGGGAAAATCACGACTGCACAGAGAAATGCTATAAAGAAGAATCAAAAGGTTGATACTTCTAATATAAAAAATCCTAAGTTAAAGAAACAACTGGAAGCATATAACAAATATGTAACTGGTTCAAATCCAGATAAAGGACGTATTCTCTCAAATGCTTTAAGTACGGCTCAGAGTAATGCTGACCAGGCTCAAGCTGAATACGCTGCTATGCGTGTTACAAATGAACAAGAGAAATTCAAGAATGTCCAGAACTATTATAGCGGATGGAATGATAGATATTCCAATTATACAGAACAACATCAGAAGAAATATGAAAAATCAGAAGCACATGGAAATTATACAAATAGTAAGAAATATGATACACAAATCAATGACTTACAAAAACAAAGGAAGTATAAACAAAATGAAGTAACTGATTTACAAAAACAACTGAATGCATCTGTAAAAAGTGGAATTATTAAAAAGGGTTCAGAAGAATGGTTGGAAATGACCAATCAAATTCTTGAAGCCCAAAATGCGGTAAGTGATTTTGATACACAGATTGAGCAAGCAAAACAGGATAAAATTACAACTGTTTATGAAGAAATGTTTGATCGTGCAATCGAAAAAGCAAATCGGCTAAAAGATAAGATTAGTTCTATTAATGATCTTATCACAGAAGATATGATGATTGACAAAGACACCGGAAATCTGACAGAAATGGGTGCGTTATCCATTACGATGAACTCTCAACAGTTAGATACAGAACTGAACAATCTTCAAACATATGTGAAGAAGCGTCAGCAAATCATGGATGATTTTGCAAACGGTTCTAGCAAATCAAAATATGGTGAAAAGACATATGATGAATTAATGTCTGAGAATGATTCAGCTATGCAGGAATCTTTGAAGAATGCAAATAATTATAGGCAGTCTATTATCAGTATTGTTATCAATCAGGCTAAAACTGTACAGGATGCAATGTTCAAAGAAATTGATGCCCGTAAAAAGGCACTCAAGAAAAAGAAAGAGTATTACGATTATGACAAAACCATTAAGAAGAAAACGGATGAGATTGAACTTATCAAGCAACAGATTCGTGGTCTTGAAGGACTGACAGATGCAGAATCTAATGCACAGAAAGCACGACTTGAAGCATCACTCAAGGATAAACAGGATAATTTAGATGATACTGTACGTGACCATGTATATGACATTACAGTGAATGGTCTGGATGATCTTGAAACTCAGTTGAGTGAAGATTTTGAGAAGTGGTCTAATCAGCTAAGTTCAGACCTTGCAAAAATGTCAGATGCTATCAGTAATGCTATTAGTGGTGCTGGTGAAAATTACAGTGACATGATGGCAGGTATTGATTATATCTTGAATAATATTGGCGGTATAACTTCTGGTCAATATTTTACTAGCCAGGATAAATCCAATATGAAAAAATCTAATTCCTTTGATACTGGATATAATTCTGGACATCTAAAGGGATATGCAAATGGAACGAAACATGTAGGTTCAAATCGTATTGCTATGACAAATGAAAATGGTCGTGAAATCATCGTGACAAAAGATGGTTGGATTACCCCATTAGAAGCTTCTGATATGGTAATTCCAAATGATATTACAGAAACTTTAATTGATATGGCAGAACGTCAACAGAATTACGCAATGAATGGCAACTTTAAAATGCCAGAACTTAAAGTTAAGGATGCTTCTGGAAACAGTGTAAACAATGTATACAATACATTTACTGTACAAGGTGATCTAACACGTGATACTCTTCCAGAATTGAATAAGATTCTTGATCTTGCAAGTAGTAAAACACAAAATGATATCCGTAAGAATAAGCGGAGATTTGGATGATTACATTGTAACACGTAAATAAATTAGGTGGCTACTCTTTCATCGGAGTAGTCACTTTTCTTATATTAAAAATTGGAAAGGAGGAATAAATATGCCAGGATTTATTTACAATGGAAAATCAACAAAAAATGTGATAAATAGTTCAGAATTAATACTGGCAAGTTTTGACTCAGTAGATTCTGTGACTGGTATGACACGTGATGATGTTTCAGGTGAATCTACTATTGCACATCCCATAACAAATGAATATGGGACTACATACAATAATCTTGAAATTGAATATGGATTAATCAAAAAGAATAAAAAGCCATTTACAGAAGCAGAACAACAAATAATTGAAACGTGGCTCACATCACCAAAAATATCACAAGATATTCAAATTTATGATTGTGAAAATAATATAACAGATATTTATTGTGGAAAATTCACAGAAACAGAATGGAAACCTATGAGTGGTGGATTTGCAGGATTAACATTTAAATTTACATGCAATTCAGCATATGGGAAAAAGAAATTTAGTCAAACCTATTCTATTAATGGCAGTAAAATAAATATAACAATAAATAATCTCACAGATGAATTAGAAGAATATGTTTATCCTGTTCTGGATATTTACCAAACCTCAACTACCAATGCTAATATTACTATAAAAAATAAAACCGACAATAACAATTCTATGAGTTTTTTAACACGTAGAAATAATCATATGATAATAGATTGTAAAAATTGTATTCCATATGATCAAACTACATCTGGAATAATTACATACAAAGATTTAGGATGGCAAGATGTAGGAAATATTTATTGGCTCAGACTTCTTCCAGGAGAAAATCAAATTGAAATTGATTGTTCTGCGACTGTCAGTGTAAAGGTAGAATTTGACTACACATGTAAAAGGGTAGGTGGATGGATATGATACCTACTTGTAAGAAAATATATTTGTGCGATTTTAATTTACATCCGTTAATGGTACTTAATGGCGTAGATACTAATTCTGTAGAATATAGTTGTCATGTGAAAGACTACGATGAACTTACATTTGATGTTGATGAATACATTATTATTAATGGTAAAAAGGTAAAATCTTTAGGTTATGATCTCCTACTTCCATACATGACTATATATTTGGAAGATTTAGGCATGCTCCAAATACAGAATCCTAAAACAAGCAATGATGGAAATAGTGAAAAGAAATCAATTATTGCATATTCTCTTGAAAAAGAATTTGAAGATAAAAACTGGTTAAATTTTAAATGTAACACAGGTGATAAAGATTCACTTGAACAAGTTGCGGAAAACAATCTAAATGAACTCGGATATGCTAAAGAGTTTGTTACTTTTTATAATAAAAATAAACATGATTTATCATTTATTCATCTTCTATTAGAAAAACTTCCTGGATGGTCAGTAGATGACGATGATATTGATCCCGTGTTATGGACACGAAAGCTTCCTGCTATTACACAAGACAATACAAATCTATATGCTCTTTGTTGTTCTTATATTGCTCCACGCATGGAAATTCTATTTTTATTCGATACAATTCATCGAAAAATCAAAGCTATTGCAAAAGAAAATCTGAATGATAAAAAATATGAATCAACTGTTTTTATCAGTTATAGAAATCTTGCTCAATCTATTGATATTGATGTAGATGAAGATTCTATCTTTACAAGATTCAATGTACGTGGAGATAATGATTTAAATGTAATTAATTGCAATTATGGCGATTATTATGTTATGAATCTGGACTATTTTTTATGTTCTCCATATATATCCGATGAATTACTTATAAAAGTAAATAAATGGATTAAATATAGAGATGATAACCGTAATAAGTATATTGAAGTTGCTAAAAACGCAGCGGATGCAAGTCAAAAAGTAAATGATATTGTTTATAGAAATCCCGCAGATGATTTAGATATCAAACAATGGGATGATATGAACGAAGATGGTTTAAATGAAAGTCTTAAATATTATAATTCTCTATTAACAAGTTTACAAGTTTCTGTAGACCCAAATTGGGATGCATCGAATAATGATTTTTCAACTTATAAACCGTGGACTAAAGCAGATGGCAGTGTTGACCATGACAAGTATCTTGAGAAATTAAAAGCTCAAGAAAATGGATATGGTGGATATTATACCTATTATGATATTCTTCATTATATTATTCCAAATATTGAAATTGCTATCCGAAATCTCAAAAAAGTAGATGAGAAAAAAGAAGATTATGTCAAAGACTGGGAAACCAATTGGGATTTATATGGAACATCTGAATTAGATGCTTTAAATAAAAAATACACAGAAGAACTTGAAAAAGTTCAAGATTATGCAAAACCTTGGAGCGAATTAACAGATGAAGAAAAACGAGCTAATAGTGGTAATGAAGATAGTTATAATATCTATCATAATAAATATGTAGAAATTTATGGATATATAAGTGCAAATGGTACTCTTACCGCTGCTATTGCAAAAAGAAATCAAGAAAAAGAAAAAGCACAGAAAATTCTTGATGGATATAATTCTCAAATGTCGAGTATGAAAATATCTGCAAGTATTAACAATGCAGATTATGGATTTACTGATGAAGATAAAACTGTTATATATTCACTCTTCCACGATCAAGATTATCAAAATAATAATATTGTTTCTACTTCTGTTGATACATCTGTTACAGAAATTGACAGAGAAAAGGAATTGTATGATGATGCTGTTGAGAAACTTTCAGAGGTAGCACAACCTCAATTCAAGTTTACTGTATCTTTAGACAATCTTTATAGAATCGAAGCTTTCAAGCATTGGCAAGGAGAACTTGAATTACTTAAATTTATTCGTCTAGGTATTCGTGATGATTATAGTGTAAAACTTCGTGTTACTGGAATTACATGGAATCCTTGTGATGTTACAGAAGATCTCACACTTGAATTTTCAAATATGATCACATCTCGCTCTGGAAGAACTGACCTTACGGAATTACTCGATACTGAAAATAATCGTGGTTCAAAAAATAGCATATCTTTTGGTACTGGTAATTCAGATAGTGAAAAAGAATATCTATCTTCTATGCTACAACAATTAGTCAAAATGGGAGCATTTAAAACGGCTGTTGGAAATATAGCAGGAAGCACAACAGCTAATCTCGATGAAGCTAGAATCAATACTTTAGTTTCTAACTTTATTAATGCTTCAAAAATTAAAGTTGATAACATTGAAGGTGATAAAGGTAGTTTCAATGAGTTCTTTACAAAGTATCTTGATTCAGAAGTAATCTCTACTAATCTTATCAATGGATCAAATGGGGATTTCATTGACTTCGTAAACTCTCATTTGAATATGAAACACATTACCACAGAACTTTTACAGGGCGAAACTGGTACTACTTTTATTGATTTTGTCCATAATGAGATGAAAACTGGTACGATTACGGCAGATCAAATCCGTAGTGAAGATGGAAAAACATTTGTTGATTTAGTAAATGGACAGATTCAAGCGGCAAAAATCACAACAGATCAAATCTCTGGTGGAGATGGAACTACGTTTATTGATTTTTTAAAGAATCAGATTTCTACTTCTGATATCACAGCAAATCAAATTAAAGGATGGGGTGATTCACAAACTTTAATTGACTTTGTAAATAATAAAATCACTACATCTGATATATCAGCAAATAAAATCACAGGTCTAAATGATTCTAAAACATTTATCGACTTTGTAAATAATCAGATTAATACCAGTGTTATTAACTCTGATTTGGAGAATGTAAAGAATATCCTTGCAGGAAATGCAGGTGTTGGTAATTTACAATCAATTCATCTTACATCCGCAAATGCTGTTATTGATGAAGCGGTTATTAAACAGATTATTGCTGCAAAAATTTCTGTAGCTGATTTAATGATTCATGAGGCTACAGCAGAGATGATAACTCTCATATCTCAGGATGGAAAACCTTCTATTGCTTTTAAAAATAGTACGCAACAATTTTATGACAATAATGGAAACGTCAGAGTTCAAATTGGACAAGATGCTACAGGAGCATTTACTTTTTCTTTATTTGATGAAACTGGAAAAGGTGTTTTGATTGACAGTAAGGATGGTGTTCATTCTGGTGCTATTGCTAACGGCTTAATTGTAAACGATATGATTCAAAGCGGAACTGTGTCAAAAGATAAGCTCAATTTTCCTATTGTTGAAACAGATGAGAATGGCAAGATTTCTATTACGAATATTCTTGACGGAAAAGGAAATGAATTTGGCGTATCCTATACAGAATATCAAGAAAGCGTTGCAACTGAATTATCAAGTATAAATAGCAATTTAAGCGGAGTATCTTCTACTGTAAGCAAAATAGATAAATCTATTACAGACAAAATTTGGGAATCGGATATTACGACAAAGATAAATGACTATGATCAAACAACCGTTAAAGATATTAGAGATAGAACTACTTCTGTTGAAAAGAATATTACGGGCATAAATTCTACCGTTAAAGATATGCAGACGACACTTGAAAGTAAAGCTGACGGAACTACTGTCCAGTCACTTACAATTCGTGTATCAAAGGCAGAACAAGATATGAGTGGATTCAAACAAACCGTTGAATCAACTTATTCTACAAAATCGGAAACAGAATCGGTAAACAATTACGCTAAAACATCTTTTGAACAGCTATCAGATAAATTCTCATGGTTAGTGGATGGAACATCATCTTCTACTTCTCTCACACTTACGGATAGTTTGGTATCTGCAATCACGAATCAGTTTGTTATCAAATCGCCAGATGGCACTTCTACCATTATTGAAGGTGGAAAAATCAAAACAAGTGCAATTACAACCGATATGCTCTCTTCTTCTGTAATCAAATCAAAGAATTACAAAGAAGGTACATATGTTGACGGTGCAGGTTATTCTATTTTAGGAACATTCCTTGATTTAGACAACGGTATGATTCATACACCTGGATTCTATACAGATACAATTGGAAATGCATATTTCAATGGTACAATCAACGCATTAGATGGATGGTTTGGAACAGAACAACATAATTGGTATATTGGAACAACTATCATTACAGACATAATGAACAATGATGGTGCGTTGACAGGCGATGAATATTCTTATTTGAAAGCTACTGAAAATGCTGCGATTGTAGTAAATGAATGGCATTTACAAAGCCAGAACGATAATATGAGCCTTCAATCTGGCTTGACTACTCTTAACAACGGTAAGTTTGTACTCAATCCACAGGATAATAAATATTATGATTTTGGTATCGTAAAACCAGATATGAGTAAAGATGCAAAATCGTATAATAAAAAATTTTTATATATCAGACGAGCAGATACACCTACTACTCACCCTCAAGATTGGGAATATTTATTTCACGTGGATTATGATGGTTCTATTTGGTATAAAAATCAAAGTATTGCTGGTGGAAATGTTTTTCTATCTACTACAGGTGGAACTATTAAAGGTGATTTGACAGTCACAGGAACATTAAATGCAACGGCAAATCAAGCGAAAAAAGTAGTAAATGCTTTGAGCATCAATGGAAAAGCTTATGATGGTTCAGCAGCAATTAATGTTGGTTCTATATCTATTGCATATGGTGGAACAGGTGGAACTACTGTCAACGAAGCAAGAGCAAATTTAGGAGTACTAGGAGCAAATAATAAAAATGGTTATTATGGATTGGCTCGTCCAGATGGAAATGATACAGATTGGATAAGATCAACTGTAAATGGTTTGATTCCTTATCAGTCTGGAATTGCTGGTGATGGTCATAGTTCTCTTGGTACTAGCACATGGTATTTTTCAGAGGCTTATATTGATTTTGTTCATGGTTCTTTAAAAGGGACTGCTGACAGAGCTATTTGTGATGATGAAGGAAATAAGATTTCTTCAACATATTTAAAAGCAACATCTACAGAATTTGATTCGATTACTGTTGGTAATATGATCGTAAATGGTACAGCAAGATTTGTAAATGGTTTAATGGGAACATTAACAGGTAATGTTATTGGTAATGTTTCAGGTAGCGCAAGTTATGCGACATCTTCTGATACTGCAAATTATATTAATCTTGTTGCAACTAATGAGATTCGTTTTTATAAAAACCAATTCAAAGGAGGTACTGTACATTTTGGATATAGATGGGCAGATGGTTCTACTTCTCCTTTGATTACAGAATACAGATTCAACAATGGTAATGGATCTCCAACTCAAGTTACGGCATCTCAGTTTAATGGTAATTTAAATGGTATTGCGACTAGAACTACTCTGTTAAATCCTGTTACAACATCTGATACTTTTACAACTGGCACTAGCACATGGCGTAATGGAATAACTGATGGATATGTAGTATGGGGACAATGGTGGAAAGACACTAGCTTAACAAATGATACTGGTGATTTAACTATTTGGATTAGAAAAGAAGGTGCTGTTACTACTGCAAATATGACTATTGATGGTACTATTTATGCAGTAGGAGGATTCAATGGTAACGCCACATCCGCAACAAAACTTCAAACAGCACGTAAAATTGGCAATGCTTCTTTTGATGGCACAACGGATATTAGCTTATCTTCCATAGGTGCAGCTTCAAGTGGACATACTCATAATTATGCTTCAACATTAAGTTTGAATGGAACGAATTTTACTGTTGCATCAAATAAAATCACAGTAAGTAGAGAACAACTATTAACTGCTATTGGTGAAGTAACTAAAACAGCAAACGGATATATGTCTGCTGCGGATAAAGCTAAACTTGATAATATCAATGTTTCTGACATTGGTACAGTTGGAGCAAATAGTATCAAAGGTACTGGATATATTAATGTATCTATTTTAAAAGGTGTTGCTACTATTTCACATGGTATTTCTGGTGTTACAGCAGGAACTTATGGTGCTGATTCTACAAACTATCTTACGATCCCTAAAATTACTGTTGATTCTACTGGTCACATTACAAGTGCAAGTGCTTATAGTGTTACAGCGGCTAATATTGTATCTAAATTAGGAACTACAGCAGTAAACAGAGCTACAGCAGATTCAGACGGAAATGCAATTAATACTACTTATCTGAAACAATCTGGTGGAACGATGGGAGGAACAGCATTCATTGAATGGGCTGATTCTGGTAATTGGAACAATAGTAATAAAGGTGTTACATTTCCTGTAACTCGTGGAGGATTACAATGGAATGGACAGAGTGATTATGTTAAATTATTTTCTCAAGAAACAGCCTATGATAATCTTGAATTAGTATTGCAATTTGGTGATGATGATTCAAATGGATTGAGCATCAGAAATGCTGCTGGAAATGAGACTGCGAGAATCACTGCTAGTGGTGGATTTACAGGAACTTTTTCTGGAAATGCTAGTTCAGCAACTCAATTAGAAACTAGCAGAAATATTTTCGGTAAATCGTTTAATGGAACAGGTGATGTAGCAGGACAGGCATTAGTTTATGGTAGCTACACTACTTCTGGAAGTAGATTTTCTCATTCAGGATTACAAATTCGTGAAAACGATTGTGTTAAATCTAAACAATCTGACATAGCATATGCTCCATCAATAGGATTCCATTGGGCTGATAGAATTGCTGCAACATTATTGTTCCACTCAGACGGAAACTTCTATTTTAGAAAACAAAATTTCACCGATAGAGCAACAATAGATGCAAACTTGAATGCCGGAAGTATTTCAACCACCACAGCCAATATTTATGGTACAGCAACATTTTCTTTAATGTCTGTTCATAATGGTGGAATAAAATCTGGTTTACTTCATCTTCAAGGCACTACATCTGCATCTATTGCTTATGGCGCAAACAATCCGAAGATTAAGTTTGTAAATTCAGATGGAAGTCAGATAGTTGAACTAATGTACACTGATTATGATTCCGTAAGATGGCCTGCGGGATTAGCAATGAGAGGAAATCAAGGTAATGAATATTTTGACGTACCTCATTTATATGCTAGTCAAGTACATGTTGATAATCACTGTGCTTTACAATATGACAATTCAAATCAATGTTTGAACTTCGTATTCTCATAATACAGGGAAGATAGGTGTCATAGCTTATCTTCTCTCTCAAAAAACAAGAAAGGAGGGGTTGTTTGGGATTACAAGTATGGATGCCTATGATTGGAAATATTAATAATCAAGGGCTAAGTAATTTATCAAATCTTTCGGGAAATTATGTGCAAGGAACATGTAGCACTTTTGGAAAGTGTTTAAATGTACCAAATTCTTCACCTATTAGTTTTACAGCAGATGGATTAGTTAACGCTAAAAAATTCAGTGTGTGTTTCTGGACATTAGCTGATAATAGTACAAAAGCTGACTGGAATCAAATGTTGCAGTTAGGTGATAAAAAGACCGATGGTTCTTATGGAAGTAATTTTCGTTTTGAATCGTGTACAACTTATCCTCGTGCATGTTCTTTTCATAATAATGAGATATATGCAATCACTGGTGGAAGTAGAATTTTAGGTTCTTCAAATAGTACATGGTATCATGTTTGTGTTACGTATAACGGTACAGAACTTAAATCATATACTAATGGAAATTTAATTGGAACGGACGTAGGTAATGGTGGTTATCTCACAGGTTATGTTCAAATTGGTAGTGCAAATTATTTTGGTTTAATGAACGATCTTCGTATATATGATGAAGTTATTTCACAAAAGCAAATAAGAAGTATTTATAATTTGCAAATCATTCATTATCCATTGAACAATATTTATGAAGTCGGAATTACAAATAAATATTTTGGTGATGCTGCGGAAGGTGCTTTGAATTATAGTAGTTATATTACCAGAACAAAGCTTTCAAATGAACGTGGATACAAATACAAATTATCATATACAGGCACAGGAAAAGATATGTATAAATGTTTGATAATAGGAAGTCACTTCTCTTTTACCGCAGGAAAAAAATATTATTATTCATGTAAAGTTCGATGCAATTCTAAATTACATACTCAATTATTTTTAAGAGCTGCTAGATGTGATAATGATTGGGTAACAACTATGGTAGATACTTTAAATGCGGATGGACAATGGCATGAATATACTGTTTCTCAAACTATAAACGCGAGTTTTGATAGGTCAGGTACTACTGTTACATGTAATCCGTGGGTTGAATTTTACACTAATGATATGAGTACCAATGGTATGTCTTACACTTTTGACGTAGATATAAAAGATATCCAAGTAACAGAAGGACAAAAATATTCGTTTATCGCAAATGAAATGGTAACTTCATCTGTATCGGATATCTCTGGATATTCCAACAACGCATCGGTAGATGTTGGTATTGGTATTGGCGTGCAATCTCCACGTTATGATGCATGTTATTATTTTTCTGCAAAATCATATCTTAAATTTCCAAATCCAATTTATGCTAAAAAGACAATTTGGGGACTAACTATTAATATGTGGGTAAGGCTCGATAGCGGATGTGGTGGATATGCTACTATCTTATCAGGTTTAAATAATCCTCCAAGTAATTTCCCGTGGATATGTGTAAATACAGAAGGTTCAGGTCTTTGGAGCTATATATGGAGTAATACACCTCAATATGGAAAAGGTATGCCAAATCAATCTTTATCATTAAATACATGGTATATGATCACATATGTTTTTAATAGTGGAAGTGTTTATTGGTATCTTAATGGTACAAGAAAAGGTGATATTACAAAATATACTACATTAAATTATATCAATGCAGATATGGAATATTTAGCATTGGGAAACTCTTATTCGGGAACACAATGGAATACAAATTTCTGTGGATGGATTTCTGATTTTAGAATGTTTACTACGGTACTTAGCGCAGACGATGTTAAGGCATTGTATCAAAATTCAGCATCTATCACTTCGACTGGACAAGTTATGTTAGCAGGTGAGGTGGTTGAATCATGACAACGGTTAAAAAGAATGGAAATGCTATTGTTCCAAATTTGTATGAGTGTAAAGCAATGTCTATTTTTGTCGATGGAAATGGAATGGATTTACAAAATAGTGTTACTTATACACCAAACACAGGATCAAATTCGTGTATGCCTGAACGTGTCGTAACAGTAACTCCAAATGTAAAATATTACATTGAATGTACTCTTACATGGAATGGATTTACAAAAACAAACTCTGGTGGAACTTTTGATATGCGGTTTCAAGGTACTCAAAATGATGGATGGACAACAGGAAATCCTATCACAGGTGCGCTAAATGATGTAAAACGACCACGTGATGTTGTATTAAGTAAGACTACTGGTGTTTATACATATAAAACTACATTTACATCTACAAACACAGCTATAACAAAATTCGGAATTAGTATGAGAAGTGATTATTCAAATGGAACTGCATGGGTAACTCTCAGTGATATATTGATTGTTCCAGAGAAATATTATATTGACCTCTTATCTTCCAATTCTGTAAAGACAAAATTTCATAATACTTATATAAGTTGCAACGAAATTATAGAAAATTAAAGGAGAAATTTATGGCTCTATTTAAAGTAAAAGTAACAAAAAAAGAAAGTGGTGAGGAAGTTGAATATCGACTTTATGAATGGAATCCTTCTATGTTTCAAACAAATGCCACTTTGAAACTTATTACATCGGACTATCAATCTGTAAAAACAGATTTTAATGATATTGAAAAATTAGATATTTATGCAGGAGAAAACTTCTTAGCTGCATTTACAGTATATGATAGCTTCTCTTCTGCTATGGCTTTTAGTTCACAATTTTATGAGCCTGAAAGTCGTTTTGTTGATGTTATCGAAATCAATCTAACAAAAGCTGATTTGGTGAATCAAGTGCAAAAACTTGATGCTAAAATCAATCCTGTAATAAATCCAGATGAGATGGATTTAGAAGAATATAAAACATATATCCATAATCAAGTATCTCAATCTGCTCAAGCGGATATTTTTAATGGACAGGATATTGTTATGTCAGATGGAAGCACAGGACATTTCACGTTCACTCTCGAAGATCAAAGTAATACTGCTTCTGCAATGGCATCAGTTAGAGAATTGTTAGGACAGGGAGTTCCTATTGAACAACTTTCAGTTCCGTATCATTCATCTGGAAATCCATGCGAAATGTATTCAGTAATAGATTTTACAAATATCTATACGACATTATATCTTCATTCTACTTATGTACAAACATATTGTAATGCCATCAATATGCTAATCAAAGTATGTGAATCTAAAGAAGAACTTACAAAAATTACATATGGAATGGAACTTCCAGAAGAATCTATGAATCGTGTAAATGAAATCGTAGCATCTTCCAAAGCGTTTATGATGAAGATTGTAGAACCATACCTTCCAAAAGTCGATACAAATACAACTGGCAAGGATGAATCTAGCAAAGATGATACTACAAAAGATAATGTAAATACAGATTCTTCAACGGAATCATCATCTGAAACAAAGAACAACTAATCAAAAGAATGAATTAATTTAAAGGAGATTTTTAATATGAGCAATTTCAAGAAAATGACACTAAAGAATGTAGAGCTTATCAATATTTATGCGTATATCAATCGTACAGAAAAAGTAATTGATAAAAAAGGAAATGTTGAAAAAGATGAAAATGGCAATGAGAAAACATACTCCCCTACTTTTGAGCTTATTAAGAATTTTAACACAAAAGCAAAGTGGGCGTTTCGTGTAAATCTCAAAAAGATTGAAGAAGCTAATAAACTTTATGAAGAGGCACTCAGAGAATTTCAATCCGAATATGCTGATGATGAACACTCTACAGAAGAGGTTATGAAAGATGAAAAAGGTAATCCTGTAAAAAATGAACAAGGTGAAGAGATTAAAACAAGAACTGTTAAAAAGGAATTTTTTGATGAGTTCCAGAATAAATACCAGGAACTTTTAGTACAAGAAAATGAGATTAATTTCAAGCTTATCACTATTGATGATATTGAAGATGCAAACCCATCTTTTGCAGACCTTGAAATGCTATCATTTATGATTGATGATGAGGACGAATAATATCGTCCTCTTTTTTGAAAGGAGGCACGATTTATTTGGCTCAATTAAATAATTTGATCGTGACAGGTAGTTCACGATTTTTGAATAAGGTTTATTTTAGTAATGGTGGTACATTTAATGGAAATTTAAATGTTAATAATGGAAACATAAACATAAATAATGGCAATCTACAATTATATGGTAAAGTTGCTTTGCAAGGATTTGATAATTGGCTTCGTATAAATGATGGTGGTAATAATAATCCATTTGCATACGGTATTTATTGTGGTAATGGAACATTGAGAACTGATGGAGAATTTCAAGTTGGAGATGGTGAACATTGCTTTATAGCAAACAGTTCTGCTATTACTTGCAATAGATCATTGATAGTAAATGCGGGCGTTGATTTTGAATATGGTGCTACAATTAAAAACGCAGGTTTGGAATTATATTTCACAAGTCCATTTATAGATTTCCATTTTAATAACAGCAATAATGATTACACTTCAAGAATTATAGAATGGAATCAAGGTGTTTTAGATATCAATGGAGTAACTTGCTCAAGTTCAAATTTAGCTGCAAACAATGTTAGTGCAACAAACGTCAATGTTTCATCACGTATCAATGCGGATGCTGCAACAGCTATATTCAATAATGTCTATGTTAAAGATGAACTTCGCAGTACAACATGGGCGATTGATAATATCACAAATCTAGGTTCTACATTCTATGTATCTCCATGCATTATTTTTACAAATCCAAGTGTTTATATTAATTCAAAATCTGGCACTACTGTTACTCTTACTATTACAGATAACAATATTATCAGTTCTAGTATTGGTGGTCAAACATGGACTTCTGGCAGTAAGATTAAACTTATGGGACGTATCAATACATCAGTTCTTGGTGTTGTAAATGGTACAATGGCAAGACAATTAAATACTACTACTGCTAAAACAGCATATATCACATTAAATTTTGCAACTACTAATGATTGTGCAGGAATTGAGCAAGGTAAGACTTATTCTGGTTCAGCCGTTGGTGATTTAAAAATGATGATGTATGAGGTCAATCTTAATGTTAATGGTACAACTAAGAACAGACCTGTAGGAATCAGAATGTCATCTTATAATGAAGATAAGAAATCTAGTATTGATATTTATAATGGTACTGTTGATGATGGTAAGCCTATTGTGCGAATGGGATATTTAGGTGAACTTCCTGCTGTTAATGGAGAAAATCCTACTGGATATGGATTCTATGCTGTAGGCAATGCTTTCTTTAGTGGTAGAATTCTAAGTGGTTCTGGTAAGATTGGTAACTGGAATATTGGTACTGACTCTCTTTATATTCCTAATAGAACTGGTATATCTTCAAATACTAATAAATTTGCATTTTGGGCAGGTGAAAGTAACAGTAAGAATGGCGCAAATGGTTCAGATGCTGTATTTAGAGTTGGACATAATGGTGTATTAATTGCTACAAACGCCACAATTACTGGTAGTATTACAGCTACGAGTGGTAGGATTGGTAACTGTAGTATTGAAAATGGAACGCTAAATATTACTAACGCTAGTTCTAATTATGCAGTATTTGAAGGCAATGGAAAAACTAATGGTTATTTTCATATCGCAACTATAAAAATTATTGGCAATTACATTGATAGAGCTATGGTAATTGGAGCGCAATCAAGAGGATATGGATATTCTGAAATTAATTTACAATTTATAAATGCAAATAATACTGATCCAGGACTAAACTTCTTTAATCAAACTGGACGTGGCGATTGGTATATAAAGAAAACTGCTACAAGTACATGGAATATATATTGTAAAAAATCGGAAGTTTGGGGATATACAAGGATTCTTAAATATATAGATTCTCCAAGTGTAACATTAACATGGGGTTCTGGAAATGCAGATTTACCTGCAAGTTCTACTAGAGCAACGCAATTGGCTGGATCTTCTGCTTGGTGTTATAACAATGACTCTACATATATTAATGGTGGAAATATTTATACAGGTACAGTCACAGCAAATGCTATTGCTGCAAATGCGATTACATCTGATAAGATTAGTGCAGGTGCGATTACATCTGATAAGATTAGTGCAGGTGCGATTACAGCAGCTAAAATTACAACAGATAATATTTCTGGTACTAATGGATGGATTAATTTGAGAAGTGGTACTTTTAAGTATAATGACGGTGCGTTAGCGTGGGATGGAAGTACGATGACAATTGGTGGATTTAAAATTTCAAAATATAAAATTACTAATGATGCAATTGGAATATGTAGTACTTCTGGTCAAGAATGGGCTTTCTGGGCTGGTGCTTCAAGCGGTGGTAATGCTCCTTTTCATGTAGGACATGATGGAAGTTTATATGCTTCTAAAGCTACTATTACAGGTACTATTAATGCAAGTAGTTTAACCGCAAAGCAATATTACAAGATATATGATAGTAATGGTAAAAACGAAAGAACATTTGTATCATGGAGTGGAAGTATGTTGTCTTTTGGACTTGTTTCTCAAAATGGTTCAAATGAAGCAGAAATTCAAATACTACCTGGAAGTCAAACCGTAACTTTTAACGGAGATATAGGAGCTACGCAAGGAACAATATATGCTGGTTCAATTGATGCCACTGGCTCATTGTCTGTTAGGAAAACAGCAAGGATGGACATTTTAACGTTCTATGATTACCAACAAGACACTTTACCAACAGCATCGGACATGATATACAGAAGACCTATAGCATCAGCGGCATCAAATAATGGTAGAGTTGCATTTTTACAAGGAGCATCTGGAAATAAAATAAGTATTCGTGCGCAATATGGAAAATCCGATTTTTCAAGTGCAACATTTACAGCATCATCATCAGACATAAGATTAAAAGAAGATGTAAAAGATTCTTCCGTTAATGCTTTATCAAAAATTATGCAAATGCAAATTAGAGAATTTAATTGGAAACAAACAGGAGTACATCAAGAATTAGGATGCGTTGCGGATGAATTAGAGTTAATTGATCCTCTTCTTACAGTTGGTGGTGGATATGATGATGATGGTACTATGAATATAAAATCCATTGATACTCTATTATTGAGTAAATATGCAATTAAAGGTATACAAGAATTATACAAGCAAAACAAACATCAACAAAAAAGAATTGAATATCTGGAATCACAACTAAAGAATAAATAAAAATAAAAGGCAATAGACTATATTAAATCTATCACCTTTAGAAATTTATTTTACAGTTATCTTACATTTCACATATTTAGAACCGCTTTTGATTATAATATATGCAGTTCCTTTCTTTCTTGCTGTAATTATACCTTTGCTATTTACCGTTACAACTTTTTTGTTGTTAGAAAAATAGCTTATTTTGTCTTTGCTATATGACGGAGAAATCTTTGGTTTTAACGTATATTTTTTACCTTGTTTTATTATAATATTCTTTTTTACTCCGTAGATTTTTTGTGTTTTTGCAGGTTTAACAGTAATATTTATTTTTGCTTTTAATCCACTCTTTAACTTTAATATTAACTCAACCGTTTCTTTTCCGATTTTATTATATGGCTGAATTGTAATTGTATCAGATTTATCTCCTTTTTTAAGACATATGTTTCTTATATAAATACTTCCATTTAAATGAGTTCTGTCAACTACATTATCACCTTTTGCATGTTTAATTTGAAACTTTTTAATTTGATTAGCATACATTGTAACATTAGTAGTTGATGGCTTACAATATGGTTTGATAGGATTTAATACTTTTCCACTTATTACAGTTCCACAAATTCTACATTTTTGACAATTTGAATAACCATAATCTTTATATGTTGGTTCTTTATATTTTATAGTATCAATTCGATGTTTTCCATTTTTGCAATCTTCACAGAATGTTATGGTGGTATTCGATATTTTTAATATGCTTTTATTTTTAGTGGAATCAGCATATTCATAACTATTTGTTAAATTATCATAAAAATATTCAAAATGATATACTCCCTCTGGTCTGGCTGATGAAAATGCATCATTTAATATATCACTTTGTTCACTCTCTATTCTGTCAGTTTTTGGATTATAAAATAAGTGAGTTGTCATATATGAATTGCTAATATTTGAGTTACCATATTTATAAATAATTCTACCAACATATGTTTTCTTATCTGGATCAGAATTATCATATGTCCTATTAGCAATTTTAAAACTAATGTTCAATTTATCTCCATATCCCAAAATTGAATCATTATTGATTTTAAAATCTGTGATAACAGGAGGTTGCGGTTTTACTTGATCTTCTTCAATATATTTTCCCTCTTCTGAGTTTCCGTCAGAAAAATCGCTAGCTGAAACTTTTCCTGCTGTCAATGTCATGCACAATAATAGAACTGCCATTAATACAATACATGGTATAAAATGAATACCTATTTTCTTTTTCATTCTCTGTACCTCCCATAGTTTGATAACTTCATTTTACTCTCTTATGTCTAATGTTGCAATCAAAATCGAGATATAGAGAAAAGTTAGGAGGTGAAAAATGAAATCATTACGTAGTTTTATGAAATACCTACTACTCTTTACATTCTCTGGATATGTTTACGTATGCTTAGAGCTTATCTTTCGAGGACGTTCCGACATTACTATGATGTTCTGTGCGTCCATTTGTGCCATTCCAATGATTATTTTGAACAATGTTTTTTCATATGAAACTGATATTTCATTACAAATAGGAATCTGTGCTGTTTTTGCAACTTTAATTGAATATATGTTTGGATTGATTTTTAATCAAGATTATCACATTTGGGATTATAGAAATATGCCTTTTAATATTGACGGTCAAATCTGTTTGCCGTTTACTTTTCTATGGGCGTTTATCGCTGCTATTATCATTCCATTAATGGACTGGATTGATCATTACGTATTTGATTATCTTCCAGATACAAAACCTTATTATAAATTGTTTGGTCGAGTTATTTGGAAAATGAAATAATTAACCTTGATTGATAATGAACCATTTGTGTTTATCTGTCTTATAAAGTAATCCTATTGTTCTAACAGCATTATCATATTCAATCATGTATTCGCAAGAAAATATAATATCGTGCATTTGAGAAATGCACATTTTTGTTGACACCTGTATTTTTTCGTTTTTGTATCTGAAATAAAGAGGTTTGATATTTCCCTCTGAATCAAAAGATGCAATTACAGCTACAGGTGTTAATTTTTTGTAACTCATAAAAATCTCCTATCCTAAACTTATGTTCGATATTATATACTATTTTAATCAGAACGTCAATTTGGGATAGGTTATCAATATAAAATAGGAGGTCTACATATGGCTGTTATTGATCATATTACAACGAATAATTCAGCAACATATGAAGTTCAAGATACTGTTGCTCGTATAAAAGCAAACAATTTAGAATCAGCAAACTATACAGATATCGGGGGGGTTCGCAGATGGCAATACTCTTCTAGTCAAAACTAATGATGGAATGAAAAAAGGATATCTTAACAATTTTGCAAATTGGATTTTAGACAAACTTGCTACAAAAGTATACAATCAGTTAGCCACATCAAATAAAACTATGATTGGGGCACTTAATGAATTATATAGTAAGAGGTTATGTATGCAACAAGTATACAGAAATGGGGTATGGAATGATTGTAATAACATCCCTATAGGCGAAACAGCAATGGTATTTAGTTCCGCGAAAAACAAACCTCTCGGAAATACTACATGGTTTATTTTCTGTATGGGTTCAGAAGAAGATAAGATAAAGTATCAATTAGCTATAAGCTACACGACGCCATTTAGCGTAAAGACTAGAATCTACGACAGTACTAATGGTAATTGGCTGGATTGGAAATAAAATAGTAATTTCATTCTTACTACTTGGAGCTAATTTTCCTCTTCCCATTTAAAGTATATTCTTTATTGAATAGTGGTCAAGTATTAACTGATGCAATTATCGTAAGGCGTGAAAATATTACCGCTTCTGTAAATGGAAGATTAATATTGAAAATATTGTCGCAAACAATCATTTACAATTAATTACAGATTACATGCCGAAAAAATATAATATTGACATGAATGGAGCTGATTTTATTGGTTACATTTTAGCTGGTAGTCAGAGTGGTTCACCAAAAGACTATGCTAAGTCTAGCGGTGCTAGTTATGCAACACTATTTGAGGGTATAAACAAATTTCCTAATGAAACAAGTGAGTATTCAAGTAACGTTCAAGAATACAACGAAGAATTAATTGTCAATTTTATAAGCGAATTTTTAAGAATTTATATTAACTAAAGGAAGCTTTAGTTAATCAACAAAACGGGCAGGAGAACTTTCTCCCGCCCTACTCTCTTACTTACCCAAGTCTAACAACCTATGCAAGTATGAATCTGTCTGCAACGCATCAGGACTCTCACTGTCATTGACAACTACGAGTTTATTTGCTTCATTTTCAATAATTTGTCTAATGTAATCAAATACATGTAGTGTATGTATGAAGCTTTGCATTTGCTCATATGTAATCATATGGGCTTCATCTGCCATCTCGAATATAAGAATCTTTAGACCTTTTCGATGTTTATACATTTTGACGAACTCATTAATCTTTTGTTCGTCAGACGTATTTAACTCATCTACTACATAACTTTCTATATGATCAATCCTTATACAGAGCAATTTGATGTAATTTTTAATTTCATATAATGCCATATTTGTCACCTCCTTTCTGGGTAGGAAAATTATACCTGATTGAAGGGTACATTTCATTGATAAAAATTTTACAAATATGGAAGTATTTGGATGCTATTTTGGATATATTATATAAAATATTACAAATTTTTCATTTATATTGAAATATTTTCATGCAATTATCTAAAATTTTATTTATGTTTTTAATGTTCTGTCATTTTATGTTATACTATCAGAAAAATAATATAAGGAGGGATCTATATGAGAAAGAGTGTTGGAAAGATTTTGCGAAAATGTCACCTTAATTCAAAATATAAAGGATATCTTTATATTCAAGACAGCGTAGATATTATAATCAGTTGTATTGAAAATGATAAAACAACATACATAACAAAAGATATCTATCCTGTCATCGCACATAGGTATAATTCAACCATATCTAGCGTTGAAGCTTCAATTCGTCATACAATATACAGATGTTGGGATGGCAATAAATCATATGTGTGTGAAATCCTGGGATATGATGCTTCAAAATGTCCTAGCAATGCAGAGTTCCTAAATGCTCTTGCGTTGTATTCTAACTATGATGATTAAACGAAATATTTTCTCTATAATATGAAAGTAAAATGTAAAACAAAATAAGATTTTTTAAGAGAGTCTTGAGTTATTTCAAGGCTCTCTATTTTTATGTAAAGGAGGTTGCCTTAATATATGGCTGAAATTAAAGGAATTGATGTTTCTGCAAATCAAGGAAATATAAATTGGAAAACAGTAGCTAATTATGGAATGGGTTTTGCTATTCTTAGAATTACAGAAAAAGGGAATGTGATTGATCCTACTTTTGAAAGAAATTATAAAGGATGCATTGATAACAAAATTCCTGTTGGAGTTTATAAATATAGCTATGCTACTTCTATCGGGCAGATTAAAACAGAGGCAAATATAGTTATAAAAACTCTTAATAAAAGAAAGCTTGATTATCCTGTTTTTCTTGACATCGAAGATAAATGTCAACGAAACATTTCTAAAAATATAATGATGCAAATGATCAATGCATTTAGAGCAATTATTGTTAAAGCTGGATATAAGTTTGGAATTTATTGTGGTTATTCTTGGTATCAAAATAAGTTGCCAGATGGTGCTAAAAAATACGATTGTTGGGTGGCAAGATATAGTTCTAACGATGATGGGTTTTTACCAGAAAGATTAAGAATCCCTGCTTCTACTGGTATTGTCGGATGGCAATATAGCTCGAAGAGTACCATAAATGGTATCCCTACCAAAGTAGATCGTAGTGTTTTCTATAAAGACTATTCTAAAACTTCCACAAACACATCTAATAACAATTCAAATAAAACACCACAAGGAGGTGATAATATGTCAAATAATATTGTACAAAATGTAATTAATGATGCAGTTTCTTTTGCTATAGGAATCGCAAATGATAATTCTCATGGTTATAGTCAAGCAGTAAGAAGTCTATATAATATCACAGTTCCTAAGTCATTCGACTGCTCTTCTCTTTGCTGTACATCCTATTATTATGCGTTCCTAAAAAATGGATTAACAGAGCAAGCCAACTATCTTAAATCACATTGTTCTTATACGGGAAACATGCTTAATATGCTTAATGTAGGATTTGAGATTGTAGCAAGAAATCAAACTGCTCATGCTCAAATGCAGAAAGGCGATCTTGAGTTAAATGTTACTCATCACGTTGCTATGGCAATAGATAAAGATAACATCGTACACGCAAGATCATCAGAAGGAACAACAAATACCATTGATGATTCTGGTAACGAGATTAGAACTCAACCTTGGTACAACTATTCTCATGGATGGACACATCGCCTTCGTTTTACAGGCAAAGGGCTTAATCTTAATTCTTCTACAAATACTTCCACAACTGTCACAAAAAACTGGATTGAGTACGGAGATAGAGGCAATAATGTCAAAACTCTTCAAACAAAACTCAACAAAGTTGGATATAAACTTGAAATCAATGGTATTTGTGGTAATGCAACTGTAACTGCAATTAAAGATTTCCAGACGAAATATGATCTTGCTGTTGATGGACAGGCAGGTAAGAACACTATTACTAAGCTTGATTCTGTAATTTCTGCAAAGGAAAATAAGAACTTTAAAGCATTTGTTGGTGCATGTACAACAGATGGAACATCCGTATATCAGAAAGCAACTGGTGCTACTGCTCTTGCTACATATCCAATGCTTAATCGAGGAAATCTTGTTGATGTTATTGGAGTGTCTGGATCACGGTATAAGATTAAAATTGCAAATGCTTACACAGGTTATATTGATAAAGCAAAGATTACAACACCTGATAAATTGACTAAATCTGAATATCCATATGTCGGAAAATGTACAGGAAACGATGTGGCTGTACGTAAAGATGCAGGAACTTCTTATGCAAAAATTTCTGGCTACCCAACACTCAATAAAGATAATAAAGTTGATGTTCTTGGAGTTAAAAAAGACAGTTCTGGAAACGAATGGAAACAGGTAAAAATCGCAAATAAATATGTTGGTTATGTATTCGGTAAATACATTACTAGAGTGTAGAAAGGATGAGTGTAGTTGGAAAATGGGGGCTGTAGATGCTTTAAAAGGGATTCATGAGATTGGAGTATATAACGCTCTAATCTCTTTTATTTTGGTAATAATTCTTTTCATTACGTTTTTAGAATTATTGCAAAAAATTAAATCTATTATGGGTATTAAATTCAAAGGAGATTTAGAAAAAGAAACGTTAGATAATAAGATGATAGAATTTGAAACAAGGCTCAAGATGCAAGAAGAAAAGATTCAAAAATATAATGATGATTTATTTGAAAAACAAAAAAAATATCATGCTGAATCTATTGAAATTCGTAATGGTTTAAAACAAGATCAAGATAATTTGAGTGACCAAATTTCAGAGTTAAATCAAATGATGAATAAGCTTAATAATAATTTTGTCAAAAAAGAAATATCTGATATGCGGACAACCCTATTAGATTTTGCAAATGCCATAATGAATGATAGGGATTATAATCGTGAGCAATATGAACATATTCTCGATGTGTATCAAGATTACGAAAATGTCTTAGAAGAAAACCATATGGATAATGGACGTGTTACACGTTCAATGGAGTACGTAAAGAAAAACTATGATTATTTAATAGAACATGGTTTTAAAAAATAATTTAAAGGAGGATTTTCATTATGAGTAAAATTAACTGGACTGTAAGAGCAAAAAACAAAGCATTTTGGGTAGCACTTATTCCTGCCGTATTACTTTTAGTACAGGTTGTTGCTGCTGTATTTGGATTTACTATTGATCTTGGTGATCTTGGAAACAAACTACTTGCTGTAGTTAATGCACTTTTCGCAGTGCTTGCAATTCTTGGTGTAGTAACTGATCCAACAACAGATGGAGTATCTGATAGTACACAAGCTCTTGAATATACTGAGCCAAAGAAAGATAATATTGAATGATATAATTTTAGGGTATAGCATTTTAGCTATACCCTATTTTTTACGCTTTAAAATTGTATAGTTCCTTAATTTTTTGAGCAGTATTTACATCTCTAAGTTTTTCAATATATGGAATACTTTTTAGTACTTTATCGTTATCAAAATTTTTAGATAATTGATTTATCCTTGATTTATTTATTGGAGTTTGAGTAGATTCTAAATTTAAAAATGCCCATATGATTTTTCGTGCTAAAAACATTTCGTAGGGTTCTATATTATCTCTTACTAATCCATACGATTTTGGCAATCTCATAAACGTGACATTAGTAACATTTATGGCTCGTGCAATTGATGAAAATGTAAGTCTTTGCGGATATTCATCTCTTTGTGATATATACCAATTTTTTACAATGGATTTTACTATATAATAATATTTTTTATCCATTTCAGAATATTTTGTTCCTGTATTTTTATTTGTAATTCTTACTGTATGGATTGGCATACTATTTATTTCTGTTCCATCAATAACAAGATCTTCTGGACTAATATTTAAGTATATGGCAATATAAATTATTAATGCAGTATTTGAATTATTTCCACAAATGATATTTGTAATTTCTGATTCTGTAAATTGATATATTCCATTATAATATTTATTTATATCATTTAATATTGATGATTTTTTACAATATTCTTTTTCATCTATTTTCTTTTTTAAGATATTGCTGACATTAATATCTTCAAAACAAAAATATCTAATTATACTATTTGTGTAAGAAGATATTTTAGCTGTTAAATCAGATGAAGATTTTACTTCTATTTTTTTATTGGAAATAGTTTCTAAAGGAACCAACTGATACGCTCTATTTCTTGATATAGATAAATCGACTTGTACTAAGTTACAAAAATGTAGTGGACATACATCTATTATAGGAATTTGATGAATTCTATGCCAATATGAGACTCCATATTTGTTCTTATCCTCTTTTACGCACAAAGGACAATATTTGAGTTTAATGTTATATTTCGATCCTACTCTCAAGTCACCTTCTACTTTTGTGTTGCGATTATACATTTTTTTATATACATTTTTTTTAAACGATGTTTTTTTGAAAAATATATAAAATGGAAGCAATGTATTTCCTAGTATTATATCCTTATAATCTTTCTTATTTTTTATCGAATTATAGAAGTTATCATTTATATCCCCAATAAATGATATATCGAAATAATTTCTTATTTTTGAATAAACCTGAGATTGTGTTTGTCGTAAAGAAATATTCCCGCTTTCATGATGATATCTGGCAACATAACTATAAAATAATTCATCAGGAAGAAAATCTGGCAAATATGTGATCATATTTTAATCTCCTCAACTTTGCAAACGGTTTTTAACAATGCTATCATATCTTTGTTTTTGTTTTTAGATTCTTGTAATAGTATTTCTAATATATTATCTTTATACTTCGTATCATTAGTATTTTCTATTTCTTTTTTTCTCGTTTTATTTTTATTGAAATTAATAATATATTCATTGTTTATATGTGGCTTGATAAATGAAAATCTTTCAGAATACACTTTATCTAATATGTTAATTGTTAAAGACTCAATATTATTAATAATACAAAATTCCTGAGAATCATGTACAAGCTGAATAAGAATTGCAACGATACCATCTGTATAATAATATAACCAATCTATTATGTCTTTATTTAATTCTGTAATATTTGTTGTAAATTGATATTTCCATATTACACAACATATCTCCTTAAAATTTTCATATGATAGTTTATTATATTTTAGTCCTGTACATCTTCTAGCTAAATACATTTCTTGTGTAAAAAAATCTTCACACTCAGAGATACCAACCATGCATATACTAACTCCACTATTATTAATAAGTTGAGTTAGTGATCGTATCAACATTTTTCCATTTTTAGATATTGCAATATTTTGTATCTCATCTATTATAAGTACCCCAATGTGATTCAAACATAATTGCGCTACTTTACCTATAAGAACATCTATTGTTAATCTTTGTTTTATTGCATGACTATAATTGTCTGTTTTAAAAACTTCATCTATTTGTCTAAGAATCTCTAAAAGCATTGATCTTACAGAAGAATCATACGGACATTGCACTGTTAAAAACGGAATAACTTTAGAATACGGATGTTGTATTTCAATAATTTGCGAATTAATTATTTGCTTTATAGCAACATTAATTGCTGTACTTTTACCGATTCCAGAATCTCCTAAGATTGTAAAACTATCAGCTCCACCAATAACCCCATTTTGTAAACTACAATATCTTTGTTTTTGTGCTGCCATTGTACATTTCTTATTTAAAGACTTAATTAATGATAAATATAATTGAACGTAAATTTCAATAGTCATTTTGGTTGGAACATATATGTCATAAATTTTTGATAACTCATTTAATCGAATACATGGATCAAATTTTTTTATATATAAATAATTATATTCAGGATAAATTGACATTTTATGAAGTAAGTAATCACCTGTTAACATTTTATTAAGCCCATCATACATTTTCATTATCTATCTCCTTGTATCATTAGATAATTCTTTTTTTATTTCAAGTGTACGTGTATCCCTTATATATTTTGTATTTACGGGTACAGAATTTCTTTGCTTGACAAGGTTTTTTACATTGTCTATTTCGGAGATTAAATTGATTCTGCTTTGATATTCATTTTCTTGATATGCTTTTAATATTTGTTTTTTCTTTTTTCGCAATTCTTCAATTTCATTTAATGTCTTCCCAGAGTATTCTAATTCAATTAAATTAAATTTCACGTAATCACCATTTTCTATTAACCAAATAGAATCTATATTGTTAGGATCATATGCTACATTTACTATTTTTCCAGATAAATAATATTCTTTATATGTGTCATTTTTATATCTTATGTTGTTTACTATAAGACCATTTCGTCTAAAAACCCCATTAGCCCTTGGTAGTAATGTTAATTTTAATTTATCTCGCTTTACTGGTATTAAGCTAAAATCTTTTTGCGAATTAACAATCCAATTCCATATATCGTTTGAATATGGTGGAACATTATTCCTTATCATATCCTCTGTATAGCTAAAATTTTTTATTATATACTTGGTATTATAATATAAAATACAATGAAGAATAATTTTTTCAAAATCATCCAATGTTAATTTAGCATCTTTTTTATAATCGTGAGTTCCTCTTTGCAGGTAATCAGTCTCTATGACACCCATTCCTTTCAATTGTGATTTATATAAATTTTGTATTATATCAAAAAATTTTTCTACTCTACCTTTAAGCTCTGGTCTATATGCTGGAAGGTTGATAATCTTAATTCCTAACTCTGTTAATTGTTCAAATGAAGCCGATACATATTCTTTTCCTTTATCTGTTACCATTGTTCCTGGAATTAATCTATTAATCCATTCATGTTTACCTATGTCAATGCTGAATTTTTTGCATAATACATGTTTATCTGAAACAATGTTTTCCATTAGCCCAGATATAGAATGGATACCTCCTTTCCATGACAAGTTATATCCATAACATAATCCACAATAAGCATCTATGCAAACTGTTAAAATTGGTCTACCTATAATGTTTCCATCTGTATTAATAAGATAGATATCGCAGATAGTTGAATCTAACATACCAGTTCCTATCGTTGGAGCAAATTCTTTAATTCCATTTCCTAGTAACGGACGATGATTTTTTTGATAATCTTTAATTCCATTTCTGGAAATATAATATGTTTGTAATTTTTTTGTTTTTCTGTAAAAATATCGAAACTGATAAAAAGAGGGATGACTTTCCTGTAACTTATCGTTAATAGTATATTTTTCTTTAAGCATAAATAAATATGCTGTGTATAGACTATTTTTTCTTTTGGTATAAAAGAATTTATTTAAAGCCCATCGTATATTCTTTTCATCTTTACTAAGGGTTTTATTTGATATATTTTTTTTAGGTGCTAAAATTGTTTTGTCTTGAAATGCTAAATAATCACATAAATACTTTCTTAAAGTTTGTCCACTAATATTATTTTGGATGGATATGTTTTTTATTAAAATATTTCTTTTTTTCTTGTTATCTATTTCATAAATTAAAGGTTCTATAATGCCGTATCTAAAATAAATAATGCTTTGTGATCTTGCATCTAACTCATCAATATTATATAAAGTTTTATGACTTATGATAAGTAATTCTTGATCATTACATGGGATATATGATTCTAGCAATTCTATGTTTATCCAATATGGCATGTTGCGTTTAATACAATCAATCACAAGAGCTTGATTATTTTTGATTGTAATAATTCTAATTATTTCACCATCATTTTTTAATAAATCATTCTTCAACATTTGTTACGATCCCCCAATCTTCTATTCCATGATTCAACCAATAATTCCTGCTTATATCTAACAATTTAATCGTCATAGGTTTATTGAGAAACCTTCTTTCAACACACTCTCGTATAAAAACATCTCCATTTTTTCTTGTGCATAAAAAGTCGCTCATATATTCAGTATTACATAAATATACATTACAATGGATCTGTTTAATGCCGTTATCGGAATCTAATTTATCTGCATATTTTGATTGCAAATCACTGTAAAATCTACATACTTCATCCGATTTTGAAAGTATCCTCTTTTCGCATCGTCCCTTATATTTTTGTTTTCGCATATTTTACACCTCTTTTCATTTTCCCAAAAACAAATAAATTTTCCCAAAAACGTTCCCAAAAATAAATTATTTTCCCAAAAACGTAGAAATGGGGGAAATCATAAAAGCCTGTAACCCTATTAAAATCAACCTTTATAAAACATTTGGAGCGATTTTCCCAAAAACGTTCCCAAAAACACTCTATATTATAGGGCAAAATAAATAAGGCTAATTTCTTTGCCCTATTTCATCCTTCTAATATGATAGAATGTTGCTTCCCATATTTTGTGTCTTTCTTTTAAAACAGATATTAAGAGATTTTCACTCATTTTATATATTATTTGATTTTCCCTTGAAATTTTGTACTATATGACACGTTGAAATCACAATTTCATGGCAAAAATCATGTCAAAAATGCCTTTATATTTGCAAATTATGCCACTTTTTGATATAACTTCTCATCCAATTAACAAAAAAATAGATCCTGACAATGCTTTGCATTAATCAAGATCTATTTTATATTTGGGGCAATATTTTCAAGCTAATTGGTGTTGCCCTATAACATAGTAAAAATCTCGATCGACTACATTATAATAGAACTACACGACTTTAGCAAGTGAAAATTTCAACGACTTCTTATTTATTCTTATCTGTGCTGCCAAATCCACCATTACGAAAGGTTTCTACACGATCATCTTCCGTGATTCCATACTCCATAAAGATTCCTTGAGCAAATGCATCACCTAAATTAATATGTACTGATTTATCACCTCTATTAACAAGCTTAACAAAGATATGTCCTTCGTTATTACTAAAGTAATAATCTGCGTCCACCACACCAATTGTATTTGCTAGACAGATTTGATACTTAAATCCAAGTCCACTTCTAGGATAGATCATAAGTACCCAATCTGTATTCATTCCGCAACGGATTCCAGTTGGAATTTTAATAGTTTCGCCAGGGTTAAGTGTGAATGTCAGAGGACTTACGAAGTCATATCCTGCACTAAATTTTGTTGCTCTTGCTGGAAGATTAATTACTTCATAAATGCTTTCAATTTCTCTCTTAGTTGCTGTATCAAGTTCTGGTACATTAAATGTATCAATCCAATCTTTTTCAAACTGTCCGTATGTAATTTTCTCAAATTTTGCAACTCTCTTTGCCATATTAGAAATCTCCTTTGTATATGTAATTTGTTATAATTATTTCATTAATGAATTTGTGTTAAGTCCACGCTCAACAAGATATTGAATAGCTTTATCACCATCACGAAAGTTTAAAAGTTCATTAATTGTAGGTTTATATTCTTGCCAAGTAGTTTTAATTTCTATGTCTAAATCATCTTTCCATTGCTTAATATTTGTAAACATATCATCCCAAAAGAACAATTGTAATCCTTTTCTTCGCTTTGTAATTCCAAACGGAAATATAAACCATGGATCAAATTTATAAATTTCTTTTTCTATATTCTCCCAATTGATTTTGATTACATCTGTGTTCGGATGATTCTCACATATTTTATGTGCATACAAATTTATATGAAATGGCTCAATAGTATTGATATGCACTTCCGTTGTTGGTATATAATATTTAAGCATTTTAATATTCCTCATAGTATGTTTCTCCACTTACTTGTGGATATTTTTGTTCTGCATTATGAATCCTTTTAAGAGCAATTTTACGATCCTCAAAAACATTTTCATCAATCTCATTGAAGCTTATGAGATAAGCACGTTTATCTTTTTTGTCTACTCCACAGAACCAATTATCCATAACTGTTCTAACTCTTAATTCGCACAAATCATATGTACCTGTGTTCGGGAACACTCTTGTATAATAAACAACGCTACCGTTTTCAATAGTTTTCATCTTCAATTTCCTCAAAGATATCTTTCATGTTGCTCATGAGTTTGTTATATGCTTTAACTACTTTTTTATAAAGATTGTTATTACCTCTGTCATCTGGATTATGGAATGATGCAAATACTGTTCCATTAGCATAATTCACGTTGATAGATACAAAATTATCTTCTTTATCTACTGATAAATGCAGTATGATTTCTTCTTTATAAAGAGGTTTGTCTAACAAGTAATAACCGTATGAATTTTTAAAGTTATTTGCTAAAAAATCTCTTTCTCTCACAAAGGATTTTATACGATAATTCTTTGGCTCAACCATAGTTTATTTTCTCCTTTAAGGTGTGGGAATCGGTTAAGACTCCCACAATTTTTATATATTAATTAATCACATTTGCTCCATCCACAGGCTTTACAAACATTGCATCCACCTTCAAAAGTAAGTTCTTCTCCGCATACAGGACACGGATTTTTTACGTTAACAGATTGTTCTTTATCTTCTGTATTTTTCTTAATTACTTTTGATTTCACATTAGACGTTTCAATATCGTCACTAAAAATGCTATTTTTCATTTCTTTATACATATCAATTAGTGCATTGGCAATAGCATCAGGACAACATTTTCCTTTGCTTGTATCATGTTTAGTCATTGTTCTTCCAACATATGAAGGGCAAGCAGGACAACTTTTTAATTGATCTGCAATTGTATATACATCAACTCCTGCTCTTGCGCTTAAAGAAATTAAACGAGATACAGCAGCTAAATTTGATTGACATCCACCTGTAGAACCTTTTGAAATGTAGGTTTCAAGTAATTCGCCAGTGATAGGATCAAACATTGCTACAATATGTAAACTTCCACATCCAGACATAACTTTACGTTTTAATCCAATTACGTTATCATCTGCAACGACAATATATCCTCTTGGAAGAGTTTTCTTTTCTTTATCATCATTAATATCTGATACACTTGAAGTTGTCGTAAGAATACCTGATCTTTTACATCCATCTCTAAAAATAGTCACGCCTTTGAGTCCAGATTCCCACGCACTCATATACAGACTTTCTACCTGCTCAATAGTAAAATCATTCGGGACATTTACTGTAGAACTAATAGAAGCATCAATATGAGATTGCCAAATACTTTGCATATAAATTCTATTTTTGTAATCCAGCGTTTGAGCAGTTACGAAATAATCTGGTAACTCTGAATCATCTTTTAGATTATGTTCATCAATATATTTCTTTACAATAGGAGTATAAACTTTATAATACTCATCATGTCCTTTAAGAGATTCTGTTTTACGAGTATAATAATTTGCAAAGATTGGTTCAATGCCACCAGATACACCAAGCATTGTAGATAAGCTACCAGTTGGTGCAATAGTAAGTAATTGTGAATTTCTAAGACCGAATGAAGAAACTAATTCTTTTGTTTCCCCTAAAGCATTTTTGCTATAAAACGCAGATTGTTCAATAGCTTCTGGTTTGTACTTTGGGTACACACCATGATCTTTTGCTAGTAAGGCTGATGTTTTAATTGCTGTATCTGACATAATATGTCCGATCATATCACATAAATCAATCGCTTCTGGACTTCCATATTTAATACCTAATTTAATAAGTAAATCAGCAAGTCCAAAGATTCCAAGTCCAATCTGTCTCCAATCATATACAGATTCTCTTTGTTCTTTCAGCGGGTGAAGCGGTAGCCCTTCATCTAATACTTCGTTCAATGCGATAACAGATTCTTTTACACAATATTTAAAATCATCAAAGTCAAATCCAGTATCACAAACAAATTCAGACAAATTAATACTACCTAACAAACACGATCCGCCCGCTGGAAGAGGTTCTTCGGCACAAGGATTTGTTCCTGCATATTCAAATTCATCATCACAACTAAGTAAATTCCAATTATTAATTCTATCCCAGAAAAGCATTCCAGGTTCAGCATAATCCCAGTTCATTTCACACATTTTATGGAACATTTCATATGCATCTACTTCTTTAGTGATTGTTTCTCCTGTTTCTAGTCTAGTAAACGATAGAGTAAATGAAGTTCTATTCTTTACAGCAACCATAAATTTATCTGTAATTCTAATAGAGATATTTGCTTTGGTAACTCTATCAAGGTCTGATTTAATTCCAATAAATTCTTCCAAATCTGGATGATCGCAAGATAAACTGAGCATCAAAGCCCCTCTACGTCCAGATTGTCCGATCAGTCCAGTAACCATAGAATATAAATCCATAAATGATACTGAACCAGTTGTTTCTTTTGCTGCATTATTTACTTTAGCACCTCTAGGAGATAATTTACTGATATCTACGCCACAACCGCCACCATAGCTATATGTACGAGCCAGTTTTTTAGCACAATCAAAAATACTTTCAATATTATCTTCTGGTGGTTCAATAACATAACAATTACTAAGACTAATTTTTCGTCCCTTATTCTCTAGTCCTCTATTCGCAAGGATTCTACCACCAAATAAGAATTTTTTATCAACAATTAGTTGAGCAATAGTTAGATTTCCACCCGAAATTCGTTCAACCCATTCATCAAAAGATTCATTGTCGCATCTATATTTTCTTTCCCAAATATCTTGTCCTAATTTATTCTCTTTTCCTAACCATTCTTGTACTGTCATTCCTTATCTCCTTTATCCTTATTAAATTTTTCATTAAATAATCTTCTTTCAACTTCATCTGCATCTTTACTTGAAGTCATAAGACACAGACACACATATGCAACTACAAGTACGCATATGATAACAAATAACGCAATTACAGCAATTGCCACACTCATATAGCACCACCTCACATGTCTTTGATTTTCACTTTTAGCTTCTCCAAAAGCTGATATTTACGTAACGTATAACACATTGGATCTTTAATGATCTTTTGTGTTTGCTTTTCACAAATTAGTTCGATGAGAATTTTTCTTTCATCATCAGAAAAAATATGTGCTGGTTGAATAGTATCAGCATTTACACCTAAAATTTCTCCATCTTTTTTCATCTTCTTATCTCTCCTGTTCCACCATTACGACACTTTAAACATAAATGTGATGTTGCCGCTTCGGTGTAATTTTTTCTTCGTGTAATCATATCTATTACATATTCTTTCCCCTCAATTTCTACGGTGATAAAATCATCCATTTCTCTCCGTAGCTCTCTAATTAGTTCTCCGCTACTTATAATCACTTCTTCAAATTTCCATCCTTTCTTCTAACAAATATTGTTGAATTTCGTACCAATTATTCATTCTTTTACCTGTCCATTCTTTATTCCAACTATATATCTCCCCAAAGCAAATATTTTCTTTTGCGTTTGATGTAATAAGATTTTTTGCACTATCATCAATGAATAAACCATCACTCATATCTATATGTGCTTTATCAGAGTATTCTTTAAGATTTACACCAATAAATTCTGCAAATGGAAACCATTCTTTAATATATGATTCTTTCTGTTTAAGATTTGGTGAATATCCATGAGAAACAATCTTGATAGTGTAATATTGAGATAATTTCTTAACCGCCCATTGCGCCCATTGCATAAATTTCAATTTTTCAAAGAATCTAGGCTGATTGAAATATAAATCAATATATCCAGGTGGCGCACAATTACATTCTTCAAACCCCCAAGTATCAATATCCCACCATCTTATATAATTAAAATTTTTATAATACTTAAAATCCTCATTATATAAACCAACAATAGATTCAATTGTATTAACCAATGTTCCATCAAAATCAATATAAAGAGTTTTAATATCAGTTCT